TGAAAATTTTTAGTTCCTTACTTATAGCTTCCACGCTGTTTACAATGAGTTTCACTGGGGGTACTACCCCAGAAGTTAACCATCGGCCTTATATCTCAACAAGGTTGGCTAAAGTTATAATGTCCGAAGACGAAGAAGTAATTGAAGAAAAATGTGACGGCTCTGGGTGGATAACACACGGAGACGGTCACAAGACTGAATGTCCCGGCTGCTCTGCTTGTCAAGATAAAATTAAGCCAGAACCAGATCCCGATATAAAGCCATCATCCGTATGTCAATGTGGATGTGAGAGAGAAGGATGTAATTGTCAGCAGACCGGCAAGTGCTTTCCACTACCAGAACAGGAGCCGTTAAAAAAAAACGATTCAAATTCCTTCCAAGAATCTTTGAACTCTTTAGAGGAAGAACAAGAGTACAACATCTACCACTTCGGGGCGAAATGGTGTGCCCCCTGCGAACAGATGAAGAAACAGACTTGGGCCAGTTCGAGAGTCAAAAAAGCAATAGAAGACACGGAAGCCAAGCTTTTTATCTTTGATGAAGCCAACCCAGAACACAAGAAGTTCTTTTTTTATTACAAGGTAAAAAGATATCCGACCGTAATTTTTGTAGATAAAGACGATTTAAACAACCCGATACACCGTGTTTCGGGATTTGTTGACGCAACCAAAATGACCGAAACCATAAAAGAGAAGTTAAATGATGAACAATGAAATACCAAATATACAAAACAAAATCGCTCAAAGAATAATAGCTCACGCACAAGCGAAAGATGTAGACTTTTCTTTTGATCCCTTTACTATTATGGCAATTTGTAATTGCATTATATCTGTTATCAAGCTATTATATATGTGTTACTCAAAAGAGGCCATAGCCTCTGCTATAAAGAAAAGAAGCTATCTTCATACCATTCTCCTGAAAAGAGAAGTCAGGAAGAATTTCAAAGACAAAAAACAAAGAAAGGTTTTGTATAGAAGTTTTGCGGAGGTAGGAGCCTCCCTGTCAGAGATGGAACTGTTTGAATTAATGGAAAGTATACAGGAGTAAAAAATGAATCCTTTTCAAATGATTATGCTTGGTATAGCCGCCGTCTTGATGTTAAGCGTTTTCTGGGACAAGATCCTAGAATTTGCTTCATCGTTCCAGCCAACGGAACGCAAAATAGACTCACCCGACGAACTGATTATAGATCAATTAGTCGAGGTTAGCAGTGACAAAGACTCAACTTTGGTTGACATCATAAGATGCTGGGAACAGCTAAAGGTGGGCTGCGACAAAGCAAACCTAAAAGAGGCTTGCAGCGAACTCGATAAAATTTTTCCGCTGTTCGTTGTAAAAGACACCAAGGGGGTGAAGAATGTCTAAGAAAATCAGGCTTATACTGGCGCTGATCTTAGTGGGAGCGTCTCTCTTCGGAGAGAAAATTATAGAGATAGTTAAAAACAATGTTGAGATCGTCAATGTTCCATCAGTTAATGTAGATGAACCCACATTAGAATACAAAACTCTTGTGAAAAACATAACTGATATGAGCATAGAGAAAGATGATGCAAAGCAAATATCAGACTTTTTCTTAGAGCTTTCTGATGTTGTCTGGTCAGATCCGGGATTCCTTGATTCGACCGGGAAATTTAGAGAGTTCAACATAAAATCAGGAGGTCTAAACTTTGCAGGTCTTGAACTTAAAGATAAATACCCAGCACTAGGCGAAGAAATAGACAAGGTAGTAATAAATACTATAGGCTTAGAAGATTCTGAACTAACGGATGAAAAGAGAAAAAACCTTCGTGACTGCTTAAACGCTGTTGCTTGGGGAGTTCATCAATAATGGGCATAACTGAATCCATCATCGGAACCATCCTCGACAAGCTAGACATCAAAGAAGAACACATTGAAAAAGCTACAGAGATCCTAGACATGGTTCATTTTACAAAGGAGAACGGCAAAGACGTTATTATTGTGCAAGTAGGAGAAAATGTACAATTAAAAATTACCAAGTGAACATTACCCCGCTTTAATGAAAATTATTGCGGGGTTTTTATATTTACACACTTGAAATCCAGAACAAATACGTTATAATAACCAGTGTATCTTAACACTGATATAATACAAGGGAATATATTAATGCAAGTCACCAAGAGTAACGGAGAACAAGAAGCCTTCTCTGTCGAAAAGATTCATAAAGTTGTGATGTGGGCAACTAAAAATATTAACGGCGTCTCCTTCTCAGATATCGAAATGAATGCAAATCTGTCGCTTTACGACGGAATCAGCAGCGCCGAGATACACAACATTCTAATAAAATCTGCTAACGATTTAATATCAACCAGCTCTCCGAACTACCAATACGTGGCGGCCAGACTGTTGAACATGCAGCTGAGGAAACAGGTTTGGGGGTATGGAGATCAGCCAACAGACTTTCTAATGTTCCTAGAGAGAAACGTTGATAACGGGATATATGACCCAAGAATACTGGAAAAATGGAATAGCGACCAAGTTGATCTTTTTGGAAAATACATAGACCATTCAAGAGATGACAAGTTTACCTTTGCGGGACTACAACAACTTATTGATAAGTACCTAGTAAAAAATAGAAGCAATGGCTCTATCTACGAGACACCACAGTTTGCCTACATGTCTATCGCAATGTGCCTTTTTGAAACTATGGAGGAGGTTAAAAAAGCCTATGACTGTTATTCTACATTCAAAATTAATCTTCCTACTCCTATTATGGCTGGTGTTAGGACTAATATACGCCAGTTCGCCAGCTGCGTTTTGGTTGACGTTGACGATAATCTCGATGGTATATTTTCTTCTATTCATGCGGTTGGCAAGTATACTGCAAGACGTGCAGGAATCGGACTCAACATCGGACGAATGAGGCCAATCAACTCCCCAATACGAGGAGGGGAAGTTATTCACACCGGACTAATTCCATACCTTAAGAATTTTGAATCTGCCGTAAAGTCAACCAGCCAAAACGGGCTTCGTGGCGGTTCCGCAACGGTACACATACCGTTCTGGCACTATGAGATCGAAGACATAATGGTACTAAAAAACAACGCCGGAACAGATGACAACAGGGTTCGTAAACTAGATTACTCTGTTCAGTTTTGCAAAATATTTTACGACCGTTTGATCGCCAACGAAGACATTACCCTATTCAGTCCTTATGAGGCAAGCGGTTTGTACGAAGCGTTTGGTGATAACGAAAAATTTGAAGAGCTATACCTTAAGTATGAAAGGGCTACTTCTTTAAAGTTTAAGAAAAAAATACCCGCACGTAAACTGGCAGAAATATTTGCTAGAGAGAGACTGGAAACGGGTCGTATTTACAGTATGAATATTGACTCAGCTAATGCACACGGATCGTGGTCTGTCCCTGTCTATATGAGTAATCTATGTCAAGAAATTATCCATCCAACCAAACCCATCAAGTCAATAGATGATCCAGATGGAGAGATAGGAATTTGTATTCTATCTGCATTAAACCTCTTGGAGTTAGGAAACGAGAAGGATATAGAAGATGCGTGCAGAATGGCGGTCAGAACCTTAGAATCTGTTATCGACTATCAAGACTACCCAGTCTTAGCTGGTGAAAACTTTACTAAAAATAGACGCTCTCTAGGCGTCGGAATCACAAACCTTGCTGGATTCTTGGCGAAAAATAAGTTGAAGTATGACGATCCTTCCGCCCTAGAATTAGTACACGAGACTATGGAGCAGATCCAATGGAATTTAATAAACGCGAGTTGCGAACTCGCTGAAGAAAAGGGTGCTTGCGAGAAGTTTGCAGATACAAAATACGCCGATGGTCTACTGCCAGTTGACTGGTACAAAAAGGAAGTTGACGAACTAATTAAACCTGAATACAATATGGACTGGGAGGGGCTTAGAAAACGAATTAAAAAACATGGCCTCCGACATTCGACCTTATCCGCAATCATGCCCTGTGAATCCTCCAGTGTAATACAAAACAGCACTAATGGGATTGAACCAGTACGTAGTCTACTAATACATAAGAAGGCAAAGAACGGAATTCTAAAACAATTAGTCCCGAATTACCGTATGAGAAAAAATTATTACACAATGGCTTGGGATATGACCGATAATACAGCTATTATGAATATAGCAGCAGTTATACAAAAATTCACAGATATGAGTATGAGTACCAATCTTTACTACAACTATGACCATTACGAGGGGGGAAACATTCCTCTCAGCGTGTTGATCAAAGATCAAATATACGGCTATAAATATGGCCTAAAGAACTTTTACTATGCCAATACGCCCGATGGAGACGGCGACACAGAGAAGGGCATGAATTGTGAATCCGGAGCTTGTGCGATATGAAAAAGGGTTTTGTCTGCTCGGCTTTTGACCTCTGTCACGCTGGGCACTTATTAATGTTGGAGGAGTGTGCAAAACACTGCGACAAACTTACGGTTGGACTACATACCGACCCAACAATAGATAGGCCAAATAAGAACAAGCCAATAGAAACGGTCTACCAAAGATATTTAAGACTTCAATCAAATTTGTTTATTGATGAAATAATCCCGTACGAAACCGAAGAAGACCTATTAGTCATACTAAAGAGTGGTGACTACGATGTCAGGTTCTTAGGTGACGACTATGTAACAAAAATGGATTATACTGGCGATGAGCTAGACATAGAGATCCATTATTGCAAAAGGTATGGGTATTCATCGTCCGGTTTAAGACAAAAAATCAAAGAGGCCACCAAATGAAGACTATTTTTAACACCAAAAATATAGACCCAATGAGTCAGCCGTTGTTTTTAGGTAAAGACCTTGGGGTTCAGCGTTACGACATCCTTAAGTATCCTGTGTTCAAAGATCTCGATAGCAAACAAATGATGAACTTCTGGCGTCCAGAGGAAATAGAGCTTAAGAAAGACAGAGGGGATTTTAAGGAGATGTCTGACAACGAGAAGTTTATTTTCACGTCTAACCTTAAATACCAGACCATGTTGGATAGCGTCATCTGTAGAGGCGTACCCACCCTTCTTGAATTCGTTACCAATACAGAGCTTGAAGCATGTTTGATGACTTGGCAATTCTTTGAAAAAATACACAGCCAATCTTACTCTTATATTATCCAAAACGTATATGCCGATAGCTCAGAAGTGTTTGGAGGCATTTATACCGACAAGGAGATAATAAAAAGAGCCAATAGCGCGATTACTGACTATAATAACCTAATGGGAATGGCGTGCGATAAAAACAAACTATCGGACATTAAAAAACAGATATACATGACGGTCATGAGTATCAATATACTTGAGGCTGTAAGATTCTATGTTTCGTTTATATGTTCCTTCGCCTTTGCGGAAAATAAAAAGATGGTAGGCAATGCCGATATAATCAAGTTGATCAAAAGGGACGAGGCTCTACATCTAACAAACACAAAAGAAATACTAAAGATTCTGCAAACAGAGGAAAGTGAGGGCTTTGTTAAGATTGCGGAACAATGCCAAGATTCAGCGATAGAAATGTTTGAAAGCGCAGCTCACGAAGAAAAGCAATGGGCCTCTTACCTGTTCAAGGACGGCTCCATGCTTGGCCTAAACGAAACGGTACTGCATCAGTATATAGACTGGTTATGTATGAGCAGAAGAAAAATGATAGGATTACCATACGAAAACGTGGGTAAAAACCCAATAGCCGGATGGACTCAGGCTTGGATGCACAGTGAGAGTGTTCAGGTTGCACCTCAAGAACATGAAATCACTAGCTATAAAATAGGTGCAAGTAAAAATGACTTAGAAGATATGGACTTTGGAGATATAGAACTATGAATGAGGATTCAAACAACTGTATTGCCGATCAAAAAGCTAGGATGGCACAGTTAGCTAAGAGACGTACCGATACGGTGCCAGAAGAACAAAGCGATCTATATACATTGATAGGTAGAGTTATATCATGGCACTATGACAGAAACCTTATTGAGGGCAGTAGCGACAAGGATCAAGTTCTTAAGCTAGCCCAAGAGCTTGGAGAGCTTTCAGACAGCGTCTGTAAGGGGAAGGATGTCAGGGATGACATTGGTGACATGCTAGTCGTAATGTTAAACATTGCAGAGCGAAACGGCGTTATTCTAGCCGAATGCCTGCAACAGGCATGGAACGATATCAAAAACAGGAAAGGCCGAATGATCGACGGAATTTTCGTAAAAGAAACTGATCTTTAAATGAACGAGAGTTACAACTAAATGTCAAAATCCAGAAGAAACAAAAGAGATTCAAAACCTAAAATTCAACACCTTGAGGCAAAAACAGAAAACCAAAGAGAATATGTAAGATCAATTATAGAAAATGACATCGTATTCTGCTCTGGCCCTTCGGGATCAGGCAAGTCTTTTATAGCAGCCGGTATAGCAGCGGAGCACTTACATAGAAAAAATATAGAGCAGATCATAGTAACTAGACCTCTTGTTTGCACAGGTAAGGACATAGGGTCTTTGCCGGGAGAGCTTGGAGAAAAAATAGCCCCATACCTACTGCCGATGAAGGAAAACCTAAAATTCTTCTTAGGACAAGGGTACTACGGATTCTATGAAAACGAGGGACAAATACATTATAAACCCTTAGAGATCATGAGGGGTTCTACTTTTCACAACTCCTACATGATATTAGACGAGGCGCAGAACTGCACTGTCGAGCAAATCAAAATGTTTATAACTAGAATGGGCCAAAACAGCAAAGTTCTAATAAACGGAGACATTAATCAGGATGACTTAAGGGGGAGAAGTGGCTTAGACTACTGCATTGGTAAGCTCGGAAATATAAAAGGTGTAGGCATATGCGAACTGAGCTACGAAGACATACAAAGAAACGATATCATTGGACACGTTTTACACGCACTGGAGACATAAATGCCACTATATGATTATGAATGCGAAGCATGTACACATAAAATATTTGACGTAAAACAATCATTTGACGAAGACCCGCTATCTTTTTGTCCAGAGTGCAACCAGCCGAAGCTCTATAGAGTCATAACGGGTGGGATACATGTGTCCGTGAAGAACACAAACACGATAGGACAACTAGCCGACAAGAACGCAAAAGAAAACAAGAGCAGGATTAATGAATTACAAGCGAAGAAAAATGAACAGTCAGCAAAACCAGATAAACCAGCCTATCACGGCGAAGCATCAAACAGGGAGATAACACAAATGACCGCCAAGCAGAAACAGAGATATATTATGGAGGGGAAAAAATGAGCTTAGGAGAAAATATGGAATACGTAGACTCAGGAGATCATATACAACCGGACGACAAAACGGAGTATTTCTTTAATAAGTCTGGCCGAAATTTAGAATCATCAAAGGAGAAAGTTTTCGGAAAAGTCATTGCAAAAAACGAGAGGAGCTACTACTATATAAGAGTACATCAAAGTGTCCCTTACGATCCGATGGGAACATATGCAAAAAGAGAAGAGTATGTACGAACTAAGATGGAGCAGGTATCAAAAACAACGTTCGATTTTTACATGTTATACTTACAAACCAAAAATTCTATTTACATGACAAAGGCTAGAAGAGGACTGACGAATGACTAAAAAAGGACCACTATCTAAAAAAGATAAAGAATACATTGAATCTCATTCAGACGCTAAACCTAAAGATCTAGCAAAAAAACTGGATAGAGCAGAGGGCACGGTAGAGAAGTACCTTAACTCAATCAAGAAAACAAAGGCTTCCCGCTCTCTAGATCAGTTCGCTAGAAATGACAGAGGCTCTACGGTGATGACACAGTCTGCTTCGGAAATGGGAGATGAGTTTAGAAAACCGAAGTCGCCCTCATCAAGAACAAGACAATGTATAACCAGCATAAGAGAGGTTCACAATCCAAGATGAGTAACGAAGATTGGCTATCAAAATATCGTACAAACAAAGAGGCTGTGTGGATCAGATGCAAGCTTACCGATGGTTCGCAGCATTACCACGACAAGTTTAAGGGTTGGTTAGAAATAAAAAAGCTGTGTGAGGAAAACGGATGTTTTGTCGAGGAACTAAAACTATCTTATAGATCTCACGAGGTCAATATCGACTTAAGTGGAGCCGAAGCGGTCTATCTAATCAAAGCGGTGATGGGGCAAATTGGGGCTAGAACAAAACAATACCTCACAACGGGGGTGCTAAGGAAGGGAACAGTCTACAAGCAAATGTGGCTGATTCCAGAACTAATAGTTGATAAAGAACTTGAAGATGACCTCAGTGAATGTTTTGAACAGGCTTTAATATACAATGAAGAAAAGAAACAGAAGTGACAAGAGTAAATATAAACATGAGTCCACAGGGGATTACTGCACCTGCGCAGCGTATGTAGCGGAGATTATGTGTAAGAGAAACGCAGAAAATAAAAATCAAGGATCATTGCCATATAAATTCTGGAATAAGAAACCTTGGAATTGGACTTTTAAGCGTCAACTTATAGCCGCCAACAATCTTCTTAAAACCTTCTCGGAAGAAGCCTTAGTGAAGGCAATACACTCTAAAGAATTTAAGGGTGTATTTTCTCTGAATCACCCAAAAGTTATTGGTGTAATAAAGAGATGTGAGCTATTATTAGATGAGCAGCGCGCCAAACCGAAACAAGAAATAAACGTCAATAAGAATGCCAAGAAGCGTAAGAAGAATTACGGAAAGAAAAGTAACATTTTGAATAAACTTAGGAAGATTGAAAATGGCCAAGAAGAAGAAATTTAGTGCGTCGGACGGAGATCAAATAACCTCCCTTCTCTCAAAAAAATATGGCAAAATTATCCAGTCTGGAACTGAAGTTTTGCATAGTCTGGAGACCTATAGAACTATCAGCCTTGCTCCGGCTTTAGATATCGCTCTAGGGGGAGGTATTAGAGAGGGTCAATGTGTCGTAATGACAGGTGACCCCAAGACAGGTAAAACAACTACGGCTCTATACTTTGCGTCTAAAGCTCAGGCCGAAGGAAAAAAGGTATATTACCTAAACACAGAGGGGCGGCTAACAAAAGAGAATTTCCGTGGGATCAAAGGGTTAGACATTGATGCTATAACCATTGTTCAAGCAACAGATGACACACCTGTAGTTTCCGCTGAAACATACCTCAATGTATTAGAACGATTAATCAAAGAGGAAGAAGATCTTGTGGTGATTGTAGACTCTACATCTAACATGGTTCCACAAGATGAAATTGACGGCGAAATTCGTACTGGGGTACGAAATGCTCTGCCACGCTTACTGTCTATGTTCTTTAAGCGTATTAGCGGAGACGTTGCCAGAATGAAGGCCATAGCTATCTTTATTACCCACAACATCGCAAACACTGGTGGGTCTCGGTTTTCCCCAAGCAAGATGGCCGATTGTGGCAATATGTTACAATTTCAAGCTGGCACAAATATGGTTATTACCCACAGGGGAAAATGGGAGGTGCCCAAAGAATCGGGAAACCACGTAGGCCAAGTGGCCAACTGGATAATCAAGACCTCCGCTGCTGGAGGCAAGCCCATGACCACCGCCGCAAGCTGGATTAGATATGGCGTCGGAATTGACGAGGCTCAAGAACTAGCACAAATAGCGACAGAATTCGCTATGATATCAGCAAGAGGAGCATGGTACACATTCACCACTTTTGTTGAGAACAAAGATAATCCAATTATAAAAAGCTGGTTGTTGGACAATGAGATTGAAGAAAAGGACGAAGCAATAGAAAAAGCATTTAAGTTTCAAGGCATGGAGAAGGTGGTCAACTTCTTAAACGAAAACCCAACACTATTAGATTTCTTGTATGACGAAGTAAAAGATATATTTGTATGAAAGTACTAGGACTGAATGGCCGAGAGTACAATCTTGATCTTAAGAAGTACTCTAAGCAGAGGCAAAAGTGCTCTTACTATCATCACTTAGCAAGGGAACTATTGCATGATATGTTTTCCGGATACAATATTTATGAAGAAGTAAAGCTTCCGGGTAGTGTAAATCCTGCAAAAAAATCTGTTTTATACCTTGACTTCTACATTCCAAATGCTATAATGGGAATAGAGGTGAATGGGCAACAGCATTACAAGTACGTTCCATATTTTCACAAAAGCAAGGCTGGGTTTCTTCAAGCAAAAGCTAGAGACAGAGCTAAAGCTGAGTGGTGTGAACTTAATGAGATAACACTAGTACAATTAAGATGGGATGACTCGTTGGAGTATTGGAGAAAACAAATTGAACGCAGCAGATAGGTTACAAAAATTTTTAGATGGGATTGAAAGTTATATAACAGCGAAGAATGTTGTACCATCTAAGTTTGCTCCCGAGTTTGCACTTGCAGACTCTTTGGGCACAGAACAGCTAGAAAAGTTGACGCAAGATGACTGTTTTAATTTTGCTTATCACCTGTATCAATACGCAGATCACCTCGCTCGTGAACGCGCGCATTGTGAAAACGTTTCCAAGTGGTGCAACAATAGTCTGCAAAGCATCATAGCGGAGGCAATCCCAGAGATGATGGGCGAATACATTAAGCATGACACCAAGGTAGCTACGATAATAAGAAACGACGAGTTAGCAGGTAGAATAAACGACTGGAAAATGACAGCAGAAGGTCGTCTAGAAAACCTGAAGAGTAGAGAGTATAACGTACGCCGCAAGGCAGACATTTTAATCGAAAAAGGAAAAAGGAAATGAGTGATCAGATTATAAAAGCACTTTTGGAATCCCTTACTCCGGAACAAAAGGAGGAACTTATCAAGGGAATCCTAAATAGCAATGTCAAAGGAGGTACTCCGTCTCCTGCGTCTGAAAAGGAAGTAGCTTCGGAAAGCACACAAAACGTAGATGAAGATTTTACCGTTAAACGCAAAGAACCTAATAATACAAAAAGGAAAACCGCAGTGAAAGCGAAAAGAAACGAATGGGTTGATGAAGGCGAATTTAGTGACCCCAACTTTGATCCAGCCAAATTTGAGAAAACCCCTAGGAATAGGCGTAAGCCAAATAAAAAACAGGTTGAGTGTCATGTCTGCGGAAAGACTTTCTCAATCAACTCCAACCTAGTTTATGGTGAATTTACTAGATGTAACCGCTGCACAGGAAGATAATATGAATCCCGATCTTTCGGATCTTGGGGCAGAACGAGCCGTACTAGCGGGCTTGTTTGCCTACGGTCTAGAGTCATACGTTGAGATAAATGATTTTATTACGCAGAGCAGCTTCTCTAACCGTAATAATCAGGTAATCTATAAGTGCGCTGAAAAAGTGCTGGAGAGTGATGCCGCTATTGATATTCCGGCTATACTGTCGGCAGCAGAGCAATTGAACCTGTCTGAAACGGTACAGACCACTCAGGAACTAGAATATATAAGAGACTTGATGGATTACCCCGTCAAGAAAGAAAATGTACCACACTTCGCTGCCCAGATAAAAAAGTTTGAGTTTGCAAGAAGCGCGAAGCGTATCACTAAAAAGATAGAAAATGATATTTGCTCGATAAATGGAGATGAGAGCATTGACGATATCATTAATATCGTAGAGTCCCCGCTTATGGATTTTCTACGAGACGATGAATCTGGTCAAAAACCAGAAATGCTTGGCGACGATATAGACGAATATGTAGAATTCCTTATTGAGAACAAATGTGATCAGATAGGTTTAACCAGTGGGTTTCCAAGATTTGATTCGGTTATTGGCGGTGGGCTTCGTAGGAAGTGTGTGGATCTTGTTTCTGCTCGCCCCGGTGTTGGTAAGTCTGTTTTCGCAGACAATGTAGCCCTACACAACGCGCGTCAGGGCATTCCCGTACTCATGCTTGATACGGAGATGAGTAAAGAAGATCACCTAAACAGAATTCTATCAAACATTAGCGGAGTACCTATTGAGGAAATCTCTACCGGAAAGTTTGCTGACGACGATGAGAAGGTCATCAAAGTCAAAAACGCTATGGAAGAAATCAGAGATATCCCGTACACCTACGTTAGTGTGGCTGGCGCTCCTTTTGAAACCATCCTAAATACCATTAAGCGATGGATTCTCAGAGAAGTCGGACAAGATGAGAACGGAAAAACAAACGACTGCCTAGTTGTTTATGACTACCTAAAATTGATGTCCTCATCCGGCATAACAAATAATATACAGGAGTATCAGGCTCTTGGATTTCAGATTACCAACCTGCATAACCTCGCTGTTAAATATGACTTCGCATGTCTTTCTTTTGTTCAACTCAATAGAGATGGCATTACCAAAGAATCTACAGATGCTGTAAGCGGCTCCGATAGACTGATTTGGCTATGCACATCTTTTTCTATATTCAAACTTAAATCAGCAGAAGAGCTTGCTGAAGATGGCCCAAATGCGGGAAATAGAAAAGTCGTAACCCTTAAAGCAAGACATGGTGCCGGTTTACTAGATGGCAATTATATAAACATGAACATGATAGGATCTCATTCGCAACTCTTGGAGTTAAGAACTAGAGATGAAATACGGTCTTCTCCTGACGACAACGTAATCGAGGGTTCTGATTTACCATTTGATATCGAGGAACAAGATGAAAATTGATAATGAGGTTAAACTAGATTTTGATGATGTCTTACTTGTACCACAAAGATCGGCCACAGCGAGCAGGAAACAGGTAGAGCTAAAGAGAACATTCAAGTTCTACCACTCGCCAAAGGAGTGGCACGGTATTCCTTTGATGGCAGCCAACATGGATACGACAGGTACGTTTGATATGGGCGTGGCACTAAATAATCACGGCGCAATAACATGTCTACATAAATACTATGATGCACAAGACATAGAATCCTACTTTAAGCACTATAATATAGAGCCTAACGCTTGGGTCAGTGTTGGAATGGACTGGGATCGGGATTTAGATAAACTTTATGACATAGAGGAAACTATCAATTTCTCTCCAAATATTTGCATAGACATTGCCAATGGATATACCGAAAAGTTTGTTGACTGGTGTAGCAAAATTAGGCTGGAATTTCCGGACTCTATAATTATGGCGGGAAATGTAGCAACACCAGAGATGGTTTCTGAACTAATATTACATGGAGAAGTTGACATTGTTAAAGTTGGTATTGGTCCCGGTTCTGCTTGCACAACAAGGCTTAAGGCTGGGGTCGGCTACCCGCAGCTTTCCGCTATTGCCGAATGCTCCCACGTTGCTCATGGACTACGCTCTGATGCTGGTAGGCTGGGGCTAATCTGTGCAGATGGAGGATGTCGCTACCCAGCAGATGTCGCCAAGGCTTATGGGGCGGGTGCTGATTTTGTTATGCTTGGGGGTATGCTCGCTGGAACAAAAGAGTGCGAGGGTGAATGGATGGAACATGCCGGTAGTAAATATTTAACATTTTATGGCATGTCCTCCAAGAAGGCTCAAGAAAAACATGGAGATGGCCTTCGTGGATACCGATCTAGCGAAGGTAGAGTACAAAAGGTCGCATACAAGGGAAAGGCAAAGGTAGTGATAGAAGACATTCTTGGTGGTGTTCGTAGCGCCTGTGCTTATACCGGAGCGACTTCATTAAAAGATTTTAGTAAAACGGCACGATTTGTGCGTGTAAATAGAACCCATCATGACTCATCAGTGGAGAAATTATAATGTCATTGACAGCAAAGATAGTAACCTTCTCGGTTATCGCACTTGGAATGTATGATCTGCTAGCAGTAACTGTTGGCGGAATTCCATTAAGCATCAGTAGATTTATGCAAGACTCAGCGCTTGAAGCGCCTTTTATATCTTTTGCGGTAGGCTATACGTGCGGACACATATTCGGATACATGCCACCCAAAGAGAAAAAATGAACTACAAATATGTTGCACTGCCAAATCCCGCCATAGGCATGGGACATGTATATACAGCACGCTGCATAGTTGACAACGCCCTTGGCGGAGGATACTTTTCAGAACACTTGAACCAAATAGAGCGTGCTTGGGCGTGTACGTTAGACGGCAAAATTGTAGGATGGGCAGCCGTCGCGCTAGAGGAGGAGTTCGGAGTTTTAAAGTGCGTTGTTGTAGACCCCGACCATAGAGGTAAGGGGATAGGACAAGAGCTTACAGAGATAAGGTTAAAGTACCTGAAGGAAAAGGGTTGTAAATTTTTAAAATCATACGCTTGGGTTAGAACTAACGGGCAGTGCCCATCATGCAGAACACTGGAGCGTAATGGCTTTACCGCCGAAGAAGAATTACAAGGTTTCTATTCTAATTGTAAACATAGATGTCCATTATGCAAGGATAATTGTAAATGCGTAGCAAGAGTGTACCAAAAAAGACTCTAGACCTAAAAAAAGTAAAGAACATCATATTTGAAGACATTGAGAAACTTTTAGATAGTTTTGACTTGGAATATGAGCAGGTGGCGGATAATATATTTATGAAGTGTCCTATTCACGAGGGCAGTGATAACCCACAAGGGGTATCAATATCCTTGACCAAACAGGCTTGGAGATGCTGGACTCGTGGATGTCATGAGCACTACAATACAGATATATTCGGTTTAGTTAAAGGTGTACTTCATACAGATTCCTTCTCGGATGCGCTAAAGTACGTTTGCAATTTATACAACGTAAATGACGCAAAGACTGAAGCAAAAAAGAAGGTAAAGCCTAAAGAAGACTTGTTTGGTAACTTAGTAAAAACCGTACGCAAGAAACAGGACTTAGTAAATATACAGCCTCAGATTGAACGGGTTGAGACATCGGACGGATCTCCTTACTTTGAGAGTAGGGGGTTTAACCGTAGAACCCTTAGCCACTTTAACGTAAGAGATTGTAATAACAACAGATCTCCAATGCGTCATAGATCAATTATTCCTATTTACTTTGGTGGATCGGAAATAGGCTACATAGCTAGATCAACAAAAGACTGGCTACAACCTAAATACTTATTTTCAAGCGGCATAAAGAAGACAGACTATTTGTACAATTATGATGGAGCGATTGAAGCAGTAAAGAAAAGTAAATGTATATTCTTGGTAGAGGGGCAGGGGGATGTCTGGAAGCTATGGGAGTGCGGAGTAAAAAACGCTGTGGGATTATTTGGTAAAGATATATCAAACAAGCAGCGAAGCCTCCTACTCAAGAGTGGAGCAACCACACTAGTGATCTTAACAGATAACGATCAAGCTGGCAGAGAGTCCAAGATAAAGATAAAGAGAGATGTGGGGAGACTATTTAAGTTAGTCTTTCCGCATATGCACACAAAAGATTTGGGTAACATGCTAACTGAGACAATCAAAGAGAACATTTTAAAAGACTTACAAGGATACTATTAATGATACTAGGAATTTCGGGGCGTAAACAGGCCGGTAAAAATACAGTCGCCAATATACTTCACGGCGTAATTCTTAAGGACAGAGAGTTAGTAAAAGATTGGAACCTTGGTCGTAACGGCGAATTGATGATCTTGACAGAAGATTCGTCTGGGGCAGAGGGTTGGGGGGAATTTGATATAACCAGAAAAGACCCTTCATTTGTTGAGTATGCAGACCACAACATGTGGCCCCATGTTAAGCTATACAGCTTCGCAGACAGCTTAAAGCATATATGCTCAGAGCTATTCGACATACCCGCAGAGTGCGTATGGGGAACCGACGAGCAGAAGAACCGGCTTCAGGATCACCTTCTTTGGGAAAAGATGCCCAAAGCAATAAACTCTACGATGATGAAGAAAATACTACCACCAGACGCAAGAACAAGTCATGGCTGGAAAGAAGGCCCAATGACCGCCCGTGAATTTATGCAATTTTTTGGCACGGATGTCTGTAGAGGTATTCATCAGTCTATATGGGTAAACTCCTGTATAAAGAAAATTAAACGAGAGCAATCGCAGCTATCCATAATTGCCGATGTTAGATTCCCCGACGAAGCGGATGCTATTCAATCTGCTGGAGGACATGTTATTCGTTTAACAAGAAAAATCTCAGAAGATAGCCACTCAAGCGAGACGGCATTAGATAATTATCCCTTCACACTGTATATAGAAAATAGCAATGAAAGTATTGATTCCCTGATAGTGAAGGTCAAGAAAATGTACCATCACTTAAAGGAATAATATGTTAGTTACTTATGTAAGAAGTTCAAGCTATAATAATTATGCGTATTGCCAAATGCAATACTTTATAACCTATGTTCTAGGCCATCAGTCCGATAGTGGCAAAAAGGCCGACATGGGAACTATGGCCCACAAGGTAATGGAGGTACTGGCTGGACTCAAAAAATTTCAACAAGACAACTCAAGGAAGCGTTACTTGGTTGTGGAGGATGATGCGGCTGGCAAAATAAGAATTCATAAGGATGAATTATACACAGATGACTTTGTAAATGAATTATGCGAAATAGCGATAGACTGCTACGCCAAGAACTCAGTACACAAGTTTGGGCCAAAAGACAGAAGGGACATAACTGAGACGGTATGGACTTTTTTGAGACACGGTGATGGGCAGTTTGATCCTAGATATAGGAATATACATCACCCTGAGCCTCATTTTGACATACCAATAGAAGAAGATTGGGCAAAGTTTGAATATGAAATAAACGGGGAAAAGGTTGAAGGACAATTAGCCATTAAGGGCACGATTGACCTCGTTACTAAAATTGACGATGAAACTATAGAAGTGATCGACTGGAAGACTGGCCGCCGTATGGACTGGGCTACAGGCGAAGTAAAGGACTACAAAAAACTAGAGAATGACGCTCAATTACTCTTATATTTCTATGCTATATCAAAGTTATATCCAGAATTCCCAAACAGGATTATGAGCATTTTCTTCTATAAAGACAAAGATGGAGATCCAGATCCAAGGCCATTTTCGCTTATGTTTGACAAGAGTGATGAAGCTAGGTTTTTAGGCATGTTAAAAGACAGGGTAGAGGAAATTAGACAAAATAACAACCCTCAACTCCTAGATTCTACTAGAACTCATTGGAAATGTAAGTATCTGTGTCATTTTTGTAAAAACAATTGGGAAGGCACAGACGAGAAAATGTGTATATATATAGAGAAGCACTTAAAAAAACACGGTATGGAAAAAACTTTAGAAGAATGCACACGTCCGGGCTTTAATATAGGTTTTTATGAAGCTCCGGGGTAAGCATATGGAGATGAAAAATTGTTAGATTTTTACTTTAACAGAAGGGATTTTCTTAGGATTGGATCTATTGGAGCGGGAATGACTGCCGTTGGTCTGTCTGACGCCGCTTTCGCTGCAAATACACTACAAAGTTATGGAGATAAATCAGTTGTTTGGGTATGGCTTGGAGGAGGCCCAACACAATTTGAAACTTTCCATGCCCCAAAAGATACTGTTCCAACAGAGTGGAAGCCAGTAAATGGTGCAAAGCACGACCCTAAAACAAACATTACTTTAGGGGAAGATTGGCATGAACTCTCTAAACATACTTCAAAATTAAATGTTGTAAACTCTTTTAGTCATAAAGACTCTTCCCACAGGCAAGGGACGCACTTTATGATGACTGGACACTACAATCCAGAAAGAACTACCACATCTACGGCAAAATACCCCTCTTTTGGCTCTCTAATCTCTGCCGTTTATGGTACTAACCATCCTCAAAATGGAGTCCCTTCATATGTCAAGCAGGGTAAAATTGAAGGTGACGAAGGCGCTTGGTTGGGAGGGGCGTATAAGCCATTCGACCCATCAAATAAAGACAATCTAACACCAAGGATACAGCTTGACAGATTTAATACTAGAAAATCATTGTTGAGCGAACTAGGTTCAGCAGCCAAAGACATCTCTGGTAAAAGCGCTAAATCAGTTGGATTCTATAAAGGGCAGGCTTATGATGTGATTCTTGGATCTGCTAAAGACGCATTTGCTACAGACAATGAGTCGGAAGCAACCAAAGCTCTTTACGGATCTGAAAAAGCTAACGATATTGGTGAACAGATGCTCTTAGCAAGAAGACTTGTAGAGCATGGAACAAAATTTGTTACCTTACACTATGGTGGGTGGGATATGCATAGCAACATCTCAGACGCACTAAAGAAAAGGGTTGCACCAATTGACAAAGCCATAAGCGGATTTCTGCAAGATCTGTGGGATCGCGGTTTGAATGAGAAAGTTCTCTTGGTGGTTACGGGAGAATTTGGTAGAACTAAAATAAACGCAAACGCTGGACGTGACCATTGGCCTGCAATTACGCCAATGATGATGGCCGGTGGTAATTATCAATCAGGAAGAACGATTGGTGAAGCAGACAGATCGTATAGCCCCATAGAAAACCCAGTGGGGCCACTCGACCTACAAGCAACGCTGTTTGACCATTTTGGAATTGACGGAGCAATTCAACGTACTGACATGTCTGGTCGTCCCAGATATTTGTTGGAGGGTGAAGCGAAAGTAATTCTTTAATTTTAATGGAGGTAACTATGCCACTATTTGATGGTCCGATTGCTAATTTTATTAGAAAGCATAGGCTAGTTAGGCGTGCCGCACTCGTTGGCGGAGCTTTAGTTGGGATTTATTTCTTGGGCGCGTCCCAAGGTTGGTGGTCAAGGTTTTTATTCTAGAATAAGGAACAGGTAATGAAAAGAAGGTCTTTTTTACAAGCTGGAATCTTAGGTAGTTTTGGTGCATCTCTCGCTAGAGCAGATCAAAAACATTATGATAGCAAGGAGGGGCCAGCTAAGAGCATCATCTTTATTTACCTTCCGGGGGGAATGGCTCATCAGGAGACATTTGATCCTAAGCCATTCGCTCCCCTAGAATATCGTGGGCCACTTGGTAGTATTGAAACCAATGTTCCGGGGATTCGCCTCGGAGAACTATTGGGTAAAACAGCGAAGATAACAGATAAAATTGCTATCATTCGCAGTCTGACACACGGAGAGGCAGCCCATGAGCGTGGCACACACAATATGTTTACTGGTTACAGACCTAGCCCAGCCCTTCAATACCCATCTATGGGTTCAGTGGTTGCGCACGAGTTTGGGCCACGTAAAAACCTCCCTCCGTATGTCTGCATCCCAAACCAACCTAATGAATTTGCAGGCACTGGATATTTAAGCAGCTCATACTCTGGATTCGGATTAGGTTCCGATCCCGCCAGTAAAAACTTTCAGGTTAGAGATTTAAAAGTGCCGGTGGAGGATGCAAGATTTAGTAGAAGACGGCGTGTTCTAGATATTGTAAACACTGAGTTTAACAAGAAAGAAGATGCGGACTCCTTGACTGCCGTTAACTCTTTTTATCAAAGAGCATATAGCCTTATAGGAGACCAAAATGCAAGAGAAGCATTTGATATAGAAAAAGAACCAGCGGCCTTAAGAGACAGATATGGAAGAAATACTGCGGGAGCTAGGATGCTGCTGGCCCGCAGACTAGTAGAGTTTGGAACAAGATTCGTAACACTCACCTACGGCGGCTGGGATATGCACGATAACATATCCAATGGCATGAAAAGTCAGCTACCGGCTTTCGATCAAGGCTTTGCAACTCTTATCGAAGACTTGGATGATCGCGGATTATTAGATTCCACATTGGTTTGCGTTGTCTCAGAGTTTGGTAGAACTCCAAAAATCAACGCCAGCGCAGGAAGAGATCACTGGCCAAAGGTATTTAGTACTATTATGGCGGGTGGAGGAATCAAGAGAGGTCTCACTTATGGCACATCAAATGCAACCGCTAGTGAGCCAGACCAAGACCCAGTCAGCATAGAGGATTGGGCGGCTACCATCTATAACAGATTGGGCATTGTTGCTGATAAAGAGCTAATGGCTCCCGGTGATCGTCCAATTGAAATCGTTGATGGTGGTAAGATTATTCAAGAACTAATTAGCTAACGAAAGGGAGATGTTATGAATAGAAGAAATATGTTAATGGCCATCGCTTCTTGCGTGGTAGCACCAACTAGCTTGCTTGCTGACCATCCAAGAGGAGAAAGGCCATCTTGCAGAGACTGTGACAAATGTGACCCCCGATGCAGATGTGACTGTAGAAGAGGATGCAGATGCAGGGACGGCTGCTGCAAACCCAAGAGTGGCCCACGGGAAATGGAACACAGGCCTCATCACGGGAGACCCCAAGGTAGACCCCAAGGTAGACCGCAGGGCAAACCGCAAGGTAGACCCAATCATGGCAGACCAGAAGGAAAGCCTAATTATGAACCAAGAGGAAAACATCCTCACCACAGAAGAGGCCCGCACCGACATGTTAAAAATGGCGGAATGTGCCCCAACTGTAAAAGAAGAAGACACTAGAAGAGGAGTAAGCAAAAATGCTAAATTTATCACGTAGAAGTTTCTTATCGGTAGGGGGCTTAGGTCTCCTTTCTATGCCGCAGGTTCTTTATGCTCAAGAGAAAAGTGGTACGTCACATAAAGCAGTAATTAATATTTTCTTGGGCGGTGGCCCTCCACATCAAGATATGTGGGATATAAAAACAGAAGCACCTTCGGAAATTCGTGGACCTTTTAAGCCGATCTCGACCAACGTGGCGGGTGTATACATCGGTGAATGTTTTCCACAGATTGCTTCTATGTTTGATAAGTTTACAGCAATTCGCTCGGTAGTGGGGTCAGATGGCTCACATGATGGTCACCAATGTGTCACTGGCTGGAGCCGTAAGGATATGGTTTCAGGCACTAGCTATCCCGCTATCGGAGCGTGTGCTTCTAAGATTTTAGGCTCAGTTGATCCTGCCGTACCGGTTGCCGTAGGACTAGCAGAGCCCACACAGCACGGCCCTTGGTCAGAAGCTGGTGGAGCCGGATATCTAGGGGATACACATAAGCCATTTAAACCAAATGGTGAGATGATGAAAGACCTTAAGCTTAACATGCAGGTTGAAAGGTTTAAAAATAGAAAAGACCTACTGAATGGATTTGCAACATTAAACAAGACTATTGATAGTGCTGTTGGTGTAGATACATTTACGGAAGAAGCTTTTGGGGTATTGACATCAAGCTCTTTAGTCGATGCTTTGGACTTATCAAAAGAAGATCCAAAAATTAAAGAGATGTACGGAGACGGCAAACCATTCAAATTTCAATACGATGGAGCGCCTACTGTAAATGAGCATGTACTGATGGCAAGACGACTTGTCGAAGCTGGAGCTAGGTCTGTCACACTTTCTTACGGTCGATGGGACAGTCACGGTTCTAATTTTGATTTAGTTAGAGATCATGGAGCAAAGTTGGATCAATGCGTGTCCGCGCTTGTTCGAGATCTCGATCAACGTGGTATGCTAGACGATACGCTCGTGGTAGTATGGGGAGAGTTTGGTAGAACGCCTAAGATTAATCCAAAGGGTGGTCGTGACCATTGGCCTCAAGTTTCTTGTGCTTTACTCGCAGGAGGAGGCTTTAATCATGGCCAGACCATCGGAGAAACCAATAGGCTTGGTGAGGTTCCAGAAACCAGACCTGTGCATATTCAAGAAATTTGCGCAACAATGTATAGAGGGTTGGGTATTGATACTATGTCAACCACTTTATTAGATAGAACCGGAAGACCTCAGTATCTTCTGGATCACAGAGAACCAATTAAGGAGTTGATATAATGAAATATTTAGCATCACTACTATGTTTATTATTTGTGCCACTTTCTTTAAATGCGGAACAGCCTGAACGCAAGGTTATTAAACCTCCGACTACGGCGAGGCCTCAGTCATCCCAACAGCGAAGGGTCGTCGCACCCCCAACTACTGCGAGGCCACCAGCCGCCGTGAAGCCACAATTACCTCAAGGCTTTGGAAGACCTATACAAAGACCTGCGGGGTTTGGAAAACAAGAGTGGCAAAAACCTCAGCAGCAACAGCAACAGGTCAGACCTAGCCACAACTATAGACATGGAAGCATAATAATTGGTAGACCATATGTTCACCCATTTTATTACCCTTCCGTAGAAACTAGGTATCATCCAATACATGGCTTTTACAGAGTATATCACCCTCCTGTAATTATACAGCCACAACCCGTACCGGTGTACCCTACACCGTTTAGCGGATTATTTTTTCACTTCAGATTTTAGGAGAAATTTATGCCTTTGCCATCTAAAGATAGGAAAGAGAAACCAAAGGACTTTATGTCGCGCTGTATGAGTAGTGACAAGATGAAGTCCGAATACCCAGATCAGAAGCAAAGAACTGCGGTTTGTATGAGCAAAGCAACGGAGTATTCTAGCATTGTAGAGGCCGCTGACTTTAGATCTTATTTTGAAAATTACGGCTCTGAAGAAGAGCTGACAGAAGATAATTTCTATATACCCGCTGAGGCTGAATACGAAGACTGGGGAGAAGAATCAGAAGAATGGGATGTGTCTGAAGCAAAGCCCGGACTATGGGAAAACATTCGCAAGAAAAAGGAAAGGGAGGGCAAGAAGTATAAACCCGCAAAACGCGGAGATCCTGATCGTCCAGATCCAGAATCTTGGAAGAAAGCACAAAACGAGTATAAGTATGAAGATCCTAAGACAGGAGAGGTTTATACGTATAAACGTCAGGGTGTATACAGGAAAAATGGCCGAGTCCTAATACCAGTTCGGGCAGCAGAATATCAAGGTAGGAAAGTAAAGCTTGGAAAGCCATTTTTAACTCCAGATGGGCCTAAGAAAAGATCGGTATACGTCAAGAACGATAAAGGCAATGTTGTTAAAGTAAACTTTGGCGATCCCAACATGAAGATCAAAAAAGATAATCCAAAAAGAAGGAAAAGTTTCAGGGCAAGACATAACTGCGACAATCCCGGCCCTCGCTGGAAAGCTCGCTACTGGTCTTGTAAGGCTTGGTAATATTATGAAAAGAAGAGAGTTTTTATCATCACTAGCTGGAATTGCTGCTTTGACGCAAACACTCAAAGCCAACCAGCAAGAATTGAAGAAAAATGGGAAGTCGGCCATTCTCTTGTGGATGGGAGGCGGCCCTTCTACTATGGATATCTGGGACTTAAAACCAGACGCGCCGACTGGAGGCCCGTTTAAGCCCGTGAGCACAACTGGGGATGTAGAGATTTGCGAACACATGCCGTTGATGGCAAAACAGATGCATAATATGGCAATCATTCGCAGTATGAGTACTCGTGAAGCTGACCACATGCGTGGACGCTATTATATGCACACTGGATATGTCCCCAACCCAAACATGGTTCATCCGAGCTATGGCTCAGTTATTTCTAAACAGCTAGAGAAACAAGATCTTTTAATTCCGCAATTCGTTTCCGTGAATGGCCCAAGTCAGGGTGCTGGATTTTTAGGTGCTCAATATAATCCCTTCGCTGTAAATAGCGACGGCAGGATTAGAAATCTAGATATGAAAATAGATCAAAGATTTTATCAAAGGGCACATGTTCTAGATATGATGGAAACCAATTTTATAAACAGTAATAGGGGATCATTAGCCAAAGAGCACCAAAAGGTGTTAAGAAAAACCTTCAACGTTCTCACTAGCAAAGAGATGGATGCGATGAAGGTAGCAAACGAACCAGAAAATGTAAAGGAAAGATATGGAGACAACAGCTTCGGTAAAGGGTGTCTAATGGCTAGACGCTTAGTAGAAGTTGGTGTTCCATTTATTGAAGTAGGCCTTGGTGGATGGGATAACCATCAGAACATCTTCCCGACTTTAAGAGACACAAAGTTGCCCATGCTAGATCAAGGTATGAGCGCATTAGTAGAGGATTTAGAGCAAAGAGGGTTATTGGAGGATACAGCTATCATATGGATGGGCGAATTTAGTCGAACTCCACGTATCAACGGGAACGCCGGTCGTGACCATTGGGCGCGAAGTTGGAGCGTTGTCGTTGGTGGTGCTGGCATGAATGGTGGTATCGCCATTGGTGCAACAAACAAAGATGGTACCAGAGTGGAGACAGAGCCTTATTCCTCCCAAGATGTCATGGCCTCAATCTGTAAGGCACTTGGCATTTCGCTACAAACCACTTACACAAGTAATAGTGGGCGACCTATGAAAATAGCTAATTCAGGAAAAGTAATCACTGAACTATTTTCCTAATAGGTGTCAAAATGAAATTTTTTAAATGTGCAGCATATGTGCTGTTCGCTCTTAGTATATGTAACTTGGCCTTTAATGCGTACATGTTTAGGGAACTCAAAAAACCCACGGTTGTTGTTGCTCCCTATCCAGAGATGAAAATCCTACAAGAACAGACGATGATGAGAGACACTCAGCTATTTAAAGGGATTCTAATGATACATCATCAAATCGGACTTCATCCGCCGGGAGCGCAGCAGATGTGCCCAATATGCGAACAAATGGACGATAAAACAAAAACAATTAAAAAACCCATGATGGTCAATAATGAATAAGTATATAGACGATTTAAATAAGGTTATTCTAGAAAAGATAGACAAGCTAAGATATAGCGACGAAAAGAAGACCTTTGAAGTTCCGCAGGCGGTTACTATCGGTTGGGACAACGTTCTAGCCGACCCGCCAACCAATGGCAGCGAAACCACCAAGAAGGAGTTAGTTTACATATCTGAACTAACAAGAAGTCTAAGCAACTCTCAGTTAGACTTAATTAAGATGGTAGACGCCAACCCAAATCTTCTTTATCACAAAACTTTGAAAAAACATGGGCTGGAATTCCCCTACGATATATTCAGCAAGGCTTGGGATATCATGTCTCCGGTCATTAAAAATTTAAAGTATAAATTTAATAGACCCAGACCCTATCAGTTGGCACCCATGTATGACATTAAGATAAAAGTCACTCAAACCAGCAGTCACCATACGCCAGCCTACCCTTCTGGTCACACGGCGTACGCTGCTCTTGGGGCTTATATATTATCAGCAAAATATCCAGAGTATTCATCTGAATTTTTCTCTAAAGTTTCCTCAGCTGGGGCGGCTAGGATGCTCCAAGGAGTGCATTATCCATCAGACAATGAGGCTTCTATGATAATCTCTGGAGCGGTATGGGAAAATATTAGGTATGAATTGTTCCCCGAACTAAGAAACTTCTAGAAAACACCTTGGAGAATACTCCTCGCTGGACTATAATAATACAAATCGGGTATTATTGAACGAGGTATTGAGAAGAGGTATACAATATGGTGTGGGGCGACAAGTCGATCCTGCAAGGAATCAAGAATCCTTCAAAGGATGTTTATGAAATTACCATCGACTGTCCCGAGCTTACGTTCTTGGGAGACAAAGATCAGCCAGACTTTGGATTTGTTACCCTAACTATGGTACCCAGTGACTCTGTGATTGAACTCAAGTCGTTTAAGAAGTATATTTATAGTTTTCGTAACAACAGACTCTCATATGAGAGATTTATTAATACCCTTTATGATCACATTATGGAGGTCTTCACCCCATATACGTTGGTTGTAGAAGCGGGTTTTAACCCTCGTGGCGGGATAAAGTCCACATTAAAGATTGATTCGAGACTTAGGTAGAATAGTCTCTAACTTAATATTGAAGGATTACTATGGACTGGTTTCCACTGTGTAATTATACACACTACTCTCTGCAAAAAGGTTTCTCTAAACCGAAGCAGCTAGCGAAAAAATGCTCTGACAATCATTATAGAGCCTGCGGTATAGCTGATTATAAAAGCGTATCCGGAGCAGTTGCGTTCTACAAAGCCTGCCTAGCACAGGATATAAAGCCAATTATAGGATGCGCGTTCGATGACTTCACGCTGTTCGCTAAGAATAAAGATGGCTGGCTGGAGTTGATACAAATAGTATCCTCAATATCTGAAGAACAAAAGCCAGACCACTCCCTAATAGTGAAGCTCGGCAACGGTCGCAATCTTATATCTGTCGCCAAGAACGAATCTCTTTCGCCAATTAAGGGCGACGACTTTTACGAACACACCGATTCCCTTCATGTAAGCTACTATACAGAGAAAGAGGACGCAGTTCTTCATAGGATTATACTCTGCTCAAAGATGAAGACCACTATGCCAAAAATCAGTAGGGCACTAAATAAGGGGCAAGAGGTTGAAAATCAAATTTTCTTTGAGTCGAATGACTTCTTTGTTAGAGATAAAATCGGAGCCACAGAGCTGCTAATAGAAGATCCCCAACCGAATCTTTTTAAAGAAATATACGATAAGTGCGAGAACTATAACATACTGAACCAGCCAATGCTGCCTGACTTCCAAACCCCTAAAGGGAATTCTCAAAAGGACTATCTAAGAGATTTGGCCAGAGAAGGTTGGACAAAACTCCTTGGCGAAACAATTACTGACGAGGACAAGAAAAAGGAGTACGGAGATAGATTCAGAAAGGAGTATCAGGTCATAGAAGAAGCCAATCTATTCGGTTACTTCTTAATCGTATGGGACATTATCGAGTATTGCAAGGGGCAGGGTTGGCTTGTTGGTCCGGGTAGAGGATCTGCCGCCGGATGTCTGATTTCCTACCTCATAGGGATCACGCAGATTGACCCCATCGAATTTGATTTATTGTTTGAAAGATTCTATAACGCTGGGCGTAATACAGAGGATCACATCTCCCTCCCAGATATTGATATTGATGTTCCGGGCGGTAAACGTGATGAAATCATTTCTTATCTTAAAGAGACATACGGAAGCGACAATGTTAGCCAAATGCTCACGTTTGGGAGACTACAGGGTAGGAGTGCTATCAAAGAAGTTCTCAGGGTCAACAGCGCTTGCGGCTTTGGTGAGATGAATGAAATAACTAAATACATCCCAGATGAGGCGGCTATCTCTGACCAACTAGCAGAGATGGACGAGGAAGATAGGTCTATCATTAGGTGGGCATTAATTAATAACGCAGACGACCTTCGTGACTACTGTTTTGTAAATGATAAGGGACAACTGCAAGGAGACTATGCGGAATTCTTTCAGCAGGCAATAGACATTGAAGGGACTTTTAAAACTCAAGGCAAACACGCCGCTGGCGTAGTTATTTCAGCAGAACCGCTTTACACAGTTTGCCCTATGGTAAACCAAAGAAGTGGAAAAGAGAAAATCGCTGGTCTAGAAATGGCAGATCTTGAATCTTTAGGACATGTTAAATTTGACGTACTAGGCATCAATCTACTAGACAAATTGATGTTAATCAAGGAGACTATTCATGAATAGAGACATTATAGTGTTTGACTTTGAAACGGGTGGTCGTAACCCGATGAGATGCCAACCTACACAAATCGCAGCCATCGCCTTAGATGGTAGAAATTTTAGGCTTAAAGGTGAGTTCAATAGCATGATGCGTCCAATACTGGATGACGAAAAGGCTATAGCAGCAGGTGTTGATCCTGTTGAAGAGGGGGCACTGAAAGTCACTGGGCAAACTAGGTCGCAACTAGCAAGAGCGCCCCTACCTAAAGGTGTCTGGAAAAAGTTCTGCGCCTTTGTTGATAAATATAACTGGAAGGGTACGTCTTATTTTGCACCTATTCCCGCCGGTTTTAACATCATTGGGTATGATATGCATATCGTGAATCGACTGTGCAAGGAATACGGCCCTTGGGATGACAAGCGGCAACAACAAAAACTGTTCCACCAAATTTATAAAATTGACGTTATGGACGACGTTTGGCTTTGGACTGAGGGAGATCCTAATGTTAAGTCTATCAGTATGGATAGTCTAAGAGAACGAATGGGGCTATCCAGTGAAAATGCTCACGACGCACTTCAGGACGTTAAGGATACCGCAAATATCTTTATCAAGCTACAAAAATCCAGAAGAGCAGTTTACAGAAATATGAAATTTGAAAAAGCTTTCGCAGACGGTAAGCTTTTTGTTTAGCCCTAGTAATATTGAGTTAAGATGATTATAGATAGAAATGATAAAAAATCTTGGAGCCTCTATGAGGAAGGCCTAACTAAGGGGGTCTTTCAGCTTGAGAGCAATCTCGGTAGAGCATGGTCAAAGAGATTAGCACCTAAAAACCTAGAGGAACTTGCGGCATTAATTGCTTTAATTAGGCCCGGATGTCTGAAAGCCGTTATTGATGGAAAGTCAATGACTCAGCGATTTGTTGACAGGAAGCATAATAAGGAGGAGGTATCTTATCTACATCCATCTCTAGAGACAATACTTAAGCCTACGTATGGAGTTCTTGTCTACCAAGAGCAGGCAATGCTTATTGCCGTGAAGTTGGCAGGATTTAATGAGCAAGAAGCCGACAATCTCAGAAAGGCCATTGGTAAAAAGAAGGCAGACCTTATGGCTAAAATACGTGGCGAGTTTGTCGATGGATGCAAGCAGCAGGGTATTGTTGATGAAGAAACGGCCAAGGAAATCTTTGGGTGGATTGAAAAATCATCTAGATATTCATTTAATAAGTCCCACGCCGTAGCCTATGCTTTGGACTCTTACTGGTCTGCGTACTATAAGGCCAACAACACCAAAGAGTTCTTCTTGTCGTACCTATACTACGCAAATGAGAAGCAAGACCCGCACCAAGAAATCTATGAGCTAGTAAACGAAGCTAAACTATTTAATATTGAAGTAAAGGTTCCTAAACTAAGTAATTTCTCTAAAAAATTTGCTATCTTTGGTGATAACGTACAATTTGGAGTCAAAGACGTAAAGGGGCTAACCGGAGTTACGGGCGACAAAGTGGTCAGTGCTATTTCTGAAGCAACGGAAGAACTAGGTAAAGAAGCAGAGAATTTTACATGGATGGACATTCTGATCTATTTATCCCCTAAGATTAATTCCACGGCCTTCAAAGCCTTGGCCTCTATAGGCTTCTTCTCTACCAAGTCAACGGGAGTAACTAGAAATCAAGCATTGTATGAATACCTGATCTTCAGGGAGCTTACCAAGACTGAGGTCAAATGGGTCACCTCAAAATACCCAATAAATAAATGGGAAAAATTAGAGGAATGCTTCAGAGATCTTGCCCCCACCAAAAAACTGGGCGGCGGGTGCAGTAATGTGAATCGCAGTCAGATTGTTGAGAATGAAATAGAGCTTTTGGAGAATCCCCCTTACAGTCTGGATGATGATCCGGCTTGGATTATTGAGCAGGAGACCAAAATGCTGGGGTGTCCAGTGTCTTACTCCAAGGTTGACGCTGTTGATACCTCAATAGCCAACACAACCTGTAAGGAAATTATGGACGGAAAACACGGCAAAGACATATGTATTGTAGCCAATATTCAGAGGGTGGCTAACCATAAGATCAACAAGAAGGGCAGCAAGCAGAAGGGCAGAACCATGTCGTTTCTCACTATTGAGGATATGACCTGCTCACTAGACAGTGTCATTGTTTTCCCCGATGCTAGAGACAAATACCAGTATATTTTATATGAGGGCAACAACCTCATGCTGTGTGGAGATGTAGATAAAGACAACTCATTTATTGTCGATAAAATTCATGAAATTTAATTGGAATAATTATACCATACTACTATAATGTAGTATCTAAGGAATACAAATGAATATATGCACATTTACAGGATATCTCTTGGAAACGCCGGTAGTTATCCCGACAAGCGGGGGCTACAATGCAAGGTTCTGTAAGTTTGACTTGATTACATATGAATATGTAAGAAATAAAAACGGAGAAAAAAAGAGATACCCAACAACTTTAAAATTTCAAGCTTGGGATAGCGGGGCTGATGCTATCTCTAAATTGGGTAAAAAAGGAATGAAAATGACAGTCCAAGCCTCTGCGAAGAACGCAGATGAAAATGGAGACATTATTTTCAGAGTTAATCAATTCGACTTCGGATGTTTGGACAAGGACTAAAATGAGAAAGAAAAGAATTCTATTCTGTAGCGAAGCTACGTTCTTAAACACAGGCTATGCGACCTATACACGCGAAATCTTAAACTATCTTCATGGCACCGGCAAGTATGAAATTGCTGAGATGTCATCTTACGGGCAGAGAAATGACCCACGAGCCGAAGGTATCCCTTGGCACTATTACGGCGTGGCTCCAAATACCGACTGTGAGCCTAAAGCCTCAGAAGAAGAAATCAACGCATACAACTCTTCTGGCGCTAATCAGTTTGGAGAGTGGATATTTGAGCACGTATGTCTCGATTTCATGCCAGACATTGTTTGTGACATTAGGGACTTTTGGATGCTAGAATTTGCAGAACGGTCTCCATTTAGGAAATACTTTAAGTGGTGCATCATGCCTACCGTTGATGCAAGACCGCAAGCACGTCAGTGGGTAGCTTCGTATAATAGTGCAGATGCCTGCCTTACCTACTCCGACTGGGCAGGAACCGTTCTGGAGGACCAATCGGGAGGTAAAATAAACTATTTAGGTAGTGCTCCTCCTTCGGCGCATCCAGCTTATAATCCGGTAGAGGACAAAAAAATGCACAAAAAGCAGTTTGGACTAGACCCAGACTGCAAGATTTTGGGCACGGTTATGCGTAACCAGAGGCGTAAGCTATACCCAGATCTATTTGAGGCGTTTAGAGCGTTTTTAGACAAATCAGAAAACAAAAATGTGATGCTCTATTGTCACACATCATATCCAGACTTAGGGTGGGATATACCGGAACTGCTTCAACAGCACAATCTGTCCTCTCACGTTCTCTTCACGTACATTTGTCCAGAAACAAAGCGTCCTTTCCCATCTGTATTTAAAGGGGCTGTAGCACAATCTCCGTTTACGGGAAAATGGGGTTCCACACTCTCCAACGTGAAGAACGGGGTTTCGTATGAAGATCTATCCTCTATTATGAACCTATTCGATCTCTACACTCAATATGCAAACTGCGAAGGCTTCGGATTGCCCTATGTAGAAGCGGCTGCGTGTGGTGTTCCTGTTTGCGGCACAGATTATTCTGCTATGGAAAGCGAAATCAGAAAACTCGAAGGATACCCCATAAAACCAGCTGCCCTATACAAAGAGCTGGAAACTGGATGCTTGAGAGCAGTTCCAGATAACAATGTCGCCGCAGAGTACTTTGATAAATTTTTCAATGAGTATACAGATGAAAAGAGAGAAGAGCTTGGTAAAAGAACTAGAGAGCTATTCACTCAAAACTTCCAGTGGCATATGAGCGGTAAAAAATGGGAAGACTACTTTGATAGCGTAGAGATAAGACCTGTAGAGCAAACTTGGTGCTCGCAGCCAGACATACAGCATCCCGACCCCAAACCCGAAGATATTCCACCAAACGTGAATCATAAAGATCTAGCCAGATGGTTGATAACAAACGTACTAAAGGATCACTCAAAGCTTAATACATTCTTTGAAGCTAGGCTTACAAGAGACTTAACCTATAGAAGCGCTACATCATCCACTGGAGGAATGTATTTTAATGAGTCATCCGCCGCATTTGACGGCTTAAACACAAGACAGCCCTTTGATTTTAACAATGCCTATGAAAATCTATCCATACAAAGAAACAGAATAAACCAGTGGGAGCAAAAAAGGATAGAAACAATGCAGCAAAGGGAGTTGATGAAATAATGTTGTTCTTGAAACAAATCAAGATGGTACTTCCAGATATAAAAAATATATTTGAGGTAGGTGCTCACAGAGGTTATGATGTACTAGAACTTGAAGAACATTGGCCCGAAGCTAATATATACGCTTTTGAAGCAGATCCTTTTAATTATGAAATATGTAAAAATAAGTTTGAGGATAATCCAAATATCCATACCTTACATATGGCTGTAACAGATGTCACCGGCCCCGTTGTCTTTAACAGGTTTTATGACCTAGAAACCATACCCGACGACCAAACGTTCGTGGGGGATGCAATGCAAAATACGGGACAGGGGTCTATACTTCCTCTGGGAAACGGGATGAAGGAGATCTTTGGGGTCAAAGATGTAACCGAGAAGATGGAGGTTTATGGAACCTCACTACTAGATTTTTGTAAAGATCGAAAAATTGACGAGATAGACGCCCTTTTTATGGATGTTCAAGGAGCAGAAGCGAAGGTTTTACAGGGGTGTCAAGAGATGATAGGAACCGTCAAAGCTATTGCGTTAGAGTGGTCTCACAAACACCTTATGTATGAAGGGGAGACAGATTTTATGATCATTAAGCATGTTTTAGAACAGCAGGGATTTTTTGAAGCCGCCAGAGTTTGGCAACTAAAAGGTATATCGGGCGACTCACTATTTTTAAGGACAGGAGAATAATGAAGGTACTCTATATAGGCCACTATAAAGAATTTGGTGGATGGGCTGAAGCAGCTAAGAATTACATATTAGCGTTAGACTCCATAGGGGTGGATGTCGTTTGTAGAAATGTTACGCTAACACAAGACTCAGAAATATCTGGCAGACTAAAGGAATTAGAGGATAAGAGTACGGATGGGTGCGATATCTGTATACAACACGTTCTTCCTCACCATCTATGCGGAAGCAGCAAGTTCAAAAAGAACATAGCTTTTTTAGCGTCTGAATCAGTTAGCATCAAACACTTACCTTGGTTCGACTACCTTCAACAGATGGATTCTATATGGGTTCCAAACACATGCTCTAAAAAACTTCTAGAAGAAGACAATATCGGAGTGCCCATTTCAGTTGTACCTCACACCTTCGATCTATCTAACTACAAGAAGCAGTACAGAACGCTGGACATCCCAGAAGCAGAAGGGAAGTTTACCTTTTATTATATAGGGGACATTAATGACAGAAAAAATCTAGAGGCTGTCATCACCTGTTTTCACAGCGAGTTTGATCGTTCCGAGGAAGTGGCGCTCGTAATCAAGGTAAACAAGTTTGGACACTCACCCGAACAGGTTCACGCGCTGGTAGATCAGAAGACATCGGAAATAAAACAAAAACTAAGAATATATGGTGATCTAAGAAAATACAAAAAAGATATAATCATACCAAACAAGGTTGATCAAGAGGCGTTATACGCCCTCCATAACCAATTCGACTGTTTTCTCTGTCCCTCTCATGGGGAGGCTTGGTCTATTCCATCATTTGAGGCTATGGCATTTGGCAGTACCCCGATATGCGGAAACTTCGGCGGCCCACCTGAGTTTATATCGGATGATGACAGAACCGGATATTGTGTAGACGGTGTATTCTCGTCTTGCAAGTGTAGTGACTCTGCATTCCCTGATTTATTTACGGGTAGAGAATATTGGTTCACACCGTGCGAAAGACAAATAAGGCAGAAGATGAGGGAGTATTACGAAAGATACTTAGAAAATCCTATTAAGAATACAGTAGAGAACAAAACTGCTGGGCTAAGTCAGGCAGAGAAATTCTCATATGAAGTTGTAGGTAAACTCATGGAGGACATTCTCAATGACTAATCAAACAATAAGAATATTAAATAAGGTAAACAGGAATAAGGACAAGTATAACATCCTTACCTTTGATACTCACGAAAGATACCAAAGCCAATTGGCTAAAACTGGACACAATTTCTATTCTTTTAGATATAATGGGTGTAAAGAGTGGGACGAGTCGTATGCAAAACTCCCTGAGAACTACTATATCCTACCCAAGAATGCTATTTTAAGTGGGTTAGATATTGATATAATATTAAGCCAAAGTAAATTTGGGCAATTTCAGGCCGCAACACAAATCCAGCAAGTTCTAGGTGTACCGATTCTATCGCTAGAGCACACATTGCCAATTCCCAGTTGGCCACAAGAGCAGCTAGCCGCGCTCAGGAGCATGATAGGAAGCTCCAATGTGTTTATTTCAGAATACTCCGTCAAAAAATGGGATATGAAATGCCCAGCTAGTGTAGTGCATCATTCTGTGGACAGCTCCACATTTAAACCTGCCGATATTGAGCAATCGGTTGACGTACTTAGCGTAGTTAACGAGTTCCCACAGAGAGATTATTGCTGTAACTATGAGGGCTGGCGACGAGTCGTTTCAAAGTTCCAAGCAGAATCAAAGATTATTGATGTCATCGGAAACGGAAATGAAGCAATCCCAAACATTAAAGGCGGTGTTGCAAACGGCATGAAAGACTTGGTGTCTAGATACAATGGATGTAAGGTATTCTTAAATACGTCCACAATCAGCCCCGTACCCACATCTCTGTTGGAAGCGATGTCTTGCGGATGCGCTGTTGTCTCGACGGCCACATGCATGATACCAGAGATTATAGAGAACGGAGTAAACGGTTTCCTATCGAACGATGAAGAAGAACTTGAGTCATATATTGAAAAGCTACTTAATGACCAAGAGCTTAGAGAACGATTAGGAAACGCAGCTAGGGAAACCGTGCTTAAGGACTTCTCAGAAGAGAAATTTATAAACAATTGGAACAGAATATTTGACGACTTTTACGGAGCGCAAAAATGAAATTACATGTAGTCAGGCCACAACAAGAATCAATAGAGAACTTTAAAAAGGTGATATGCTTTAATAGCTCTATTGACCTGTCTGAAATAGCGGACAATGAGTGTGATGTAATAATGGCAAACGATGCGGTTGATACGTTTAGCATTGATAAGCTACAAGAGCTATTGGGCTTGCTAGCCAGTAAGTTAAGACTTAATGGTGAATTAATTATCGGAGGTACCGACATTAGGATACTTTGTAAGAACGTCATTAATGACCAAATTGACGAAACAACAGCGTCTCAGATCATCTCACAGTTACAGTCCGCCACCAGCTTACAAGTACTGAGAGGCCTCGCTCAAGAGATGGGACTCAATGTAGTCTCTACGCAACTCTCCGGAACACATTACGAACTCACTATAAAGAGAAACTAAATGGGAAACAAAGAACACATAAATAAAGTATGTGGATCTCTTTGCAGTTCATGCGCTTTCTTCAATGAAGGCTCTAAGGCCTTGGAGGACGCTTGTGTAGGAGGTCTTCTTAAAAAGATGTACGAAGCGGATAACCCAGTAAATTTCTGCTTGGCTCATCGACCAAAGGAATCTGAGACCTTCAGAGCGATGGATAAGCAGGGGTATAAAACTTTAGAGGACTTTGCACAAGCCTGTATTGAACAAAGCGGTCAGACTTTCGGAATAATAGTTTACGACGACTCTGAAGACGAACAAGACATAAAGAAAACGATAGAGTCTATCAATGAGATAAATTATCCCAAAGAAAGATTCCTTGTGGTTTTATCTGTGTATGAGTCCACCCTGATAAACAGGGGTAGCTCTGTACTAGACTATGTGAACGACTATAACAAGCTACACTCTAACGGTGTGAAAACTAGAGTGACCTTCCACAGCCCAGAAAGTCCCACAGACCTCAGAGAGACAGAGGTATTCAGAAAAATAAAATATACAGGCAGGTTTGTGAACATTGATGCTGGATCGACAATAGATCCAGACTTCCTAGACTACATAAACGATAAGGTTTTGGATATGGAAAAGGTTATCTACGTTGAAGATACAGACAACAATGTAACTTGCATACCAAAAAGCGTAGCCTCGACGTTTTATCTTAACTACTTAGACTACAGGAAAATGTTAAAAGCCCTCATCAAGGAATCTATGGAGACGAATACATATCTAAAATATGAGAAAAAATAATAGATATATTACAACTCCAACATCCGAAGGGATTATTGATGGAGGTAAAACGCGTGATTTTGTCACGATTATTTTCTTTAGTGAAAATCATGGCTATAGGATGAAGTCCTATGGACCCGTGAGCATGATAAGGATAGGCAATAAGACTATACTAGAAAAGCAGATAGAGTCAATCAAAGCGTGTTTTGTAAACTTTGAGATAATTGTTTGCTCTGGCTTTGAGACACAAAAAACTGTAAACTATATAAAAGAGAAATTCAGCGATATAAACATTAGGGTGGTGGAGAATCAAGTACATTTTAACTCAAATTGCTGTGAAAGTGCAAGGCTATGCCTGAACAATACGTCAAATAACAAGGTGCTGTTGTGTAGTGGGTCGAACCTATTAGAAGCGCACCACCTAAAAGATCTAGACCTAACGTGCTCGTCTGTCCTTACGCAAGACAGGAATGACGACTGCGGATTTGAAATAAACGCAATATCACCACAAGGAACGCTAGAGCAGTTTTCGATGGGTCTAAAAAAGTGCTTCTGGACAGAGATGCTCTTCCTCTCGGGACACAAGATTATAAAGGCTTTATATAGCACAATATCAAACCCAGAGTATAAAAATAAGTTCATCTTTGAGGCCTTGAACGAGATAGCCCCCAGACATCCGTTAAAAATCGTGGAGTTAGAATCTCCAATAAGAAAAGTAAATAACATAAAAATATTTAAGAGGATACAAAACAAATGAGACTATTGATACAGAATTACACCTCGCTGCTGTCTACAGAGCCAATGTACCTAGCCAAGTCTTTAGAGCTTGTCGGGCAGGATGTATTTTTGTGGCAAGATCCGAACCTGTCCACGTTTGATGTTTTCGACTCCTTCGCTCCAGACACCTTCATTACACACTACCGCTTCCTAAACAACGACACCCTCAAATATTTATCGCAAAACAAAAACATCCAGTGCGTACTAAATATATCGGGGATTAACGATACCGACCTAGACAAAGTCGGCAGCGTATTCAAAGAGAATAACATCGACTGCCCGTTTGTTTTTACTAATGCCCATGATGTGCTACCAAAGCCAAAATCAGATCATCTAAAAGTAGAATCAATACTTCCGGGTTTAGATATATTTCTTCCGGGAGAACCATATCCAGATTATGGGTTGGATCTGGGCGTGATAGGGCTAGAAATTAATAAGGAGATAGAAGACTACGTGTCCGATAGAGATACATACCACCTATTGAAATTAACAAGCGCCCCAGAAAGAGACAAGAATTTTGATTTCCCCGTGAATGTCATAAGCATGAGGAGTTTGTACTCAAAGTATAATGAAATCATGTTTGCAACTGATATGAATATAGTTCTTAGTCAATTGTTCTATGACGCTGTGGCCCACGCAAACAAGGTAACATTTAAAATACATGAAGAAGAGCAACCCCTGCTGGATCAATTTCTAGCTACCACATTCATGGAAGAGGAAACCGACGACTTATCAGCAGCTCTAAAAGCACAAATAAAGTCAAGACATACTTGCATTGCTAGGGCAGCTAGGCTTTGTAAGTTTCTGAAGGATTCAGAGACCAAACTAAAACTGGAGAAACTAAAAGGAACGCTATGAAACTATTAATACAATTTCCTACTCTCGCAAGGCCGGAGAAGTTTCTTCAAGTTCTCAACAGGTACGTCGAGACTTGCAGTGTTTGGAATAATGTCTTCTTTAACATAAACTGTGATGCAGAAGATGAAACCATGACTGATCCTTATGTTCAGGAAAGAATTAATTACATACTAAACAAAAATCGCCCAAGATTTCCTAATATGAATGTTGACGGGGCTATAAACTATGACTACGGCACGGATAAGATTAGTGCTATAAACGCCAATATAAACGATAGGGATTTTGACATTATTATTTGTGCGTCAGATGACATGGTGCCTCAAGTCTATAATTGGGATAGAGAAATATCCGACGCTATGCAGGAGCATTTTCCAGACCTAGATGGTTGCGTACATTTCGACGATGGGAATACTCATGGTGAATTGATAACCTTTTCAATACTTGGCCGCAAGCTTTACGAACGCTTTGGTTATATCTATCACCCAGACTACAAAAGCCTGTACTGCGATGATGAGTTCACTCAAGTAGTAAAAAGAATGGGTAAAGAGAAGTATGTAGACAAGGTTATTATAACTCACGAACATTACAGTGTAGAGGGGACGCAGAACGAAGGAGAAGTTGATCTAGCCGCAAGGAAGACCCTTCACTATTCTGGAAGAGACCACCTTGTGTTCAACAAGAGGAAAGAGCTTGGGTTCCCAGCCAACAGGATTACGGAGGATTAACATGGATCAACACGACCATAAAAACATGGAAGTCATGGATAGGTTTAGACTAATAAGGTCAGGGGATACGGTGGTAGACGTTGGAGCCTGTCATGGCGTGTATATGGGCTACTTTACGTACCATCTAGGATTTACAGGTAAAATTTATTGCGTAGAGCTTTCACCGAGCAATATGGAGTATCTAAAACAAAAATATCAGGATAAGGGAAACATCGAGTTTGTAACCGCTGCCGCATCAGACTCGGATGGTTCTATAACGTACCACAAGGGAGTGACAGATCAGACATTCACGATACTTGATCACGATACATCGTTTAAAAAGCTTGAAGAGGAAGGCATTGCCGAGAGTATTACACTAGACACCCTCCTCAAAGACGAGACTAACATTAAGATGATAAAAATAGATGTTGAGGGCGCTGAGTTGAAGGTGCTAAAGGGAATGAAGGACACTGCCAATAAGGTGCAGACAATGTTATTAGAGAATCACTTCGACGAAGATTGGCCAGAAATCAGACAGATACTGCTTGAAGAATACGGCTTTACGTGTTACGATGTGGAGCGAGAAACGGCTATTAACATGAATAGTAATCGCCCATACCAATGTTTATGCACGAGGTAAAAATGAACCATCTATGCGCTCTCTCAGATTATAACTTCCTCCCGAAGGGACTAGCCCTATACGAGTCTTTGCTAAAAAAGAGTGAAGATTTTGTTTTGCATTACTTGTGCTTTGACGAGGATTCATACGACAAGCTTAGTCGCTACGAAAGCGATACTCTTAAGGTTTACTTTGATGAATTTGAAGACCCAGACCTTGAGAAACTGAAAGCAGAAGATAGGAAATATTATTCTTACGCCTTAGCGTCATACTTCTCGCACTACCTAATGGAAAAGAATGACACCCCCATAACTTATATAGATAGTGATATTTACTTCCATCAAAGCATCAACGGGCTGCTCGATGAGATCGGCCCCAGAGACATAGGGTTATTCAGGCATAGGCAATACAGGCCGGACGTTCCCAACGGAAATGGCTGGTTTAACGTGGGCGTAGTTCACTTCAAAAACACAGAGATTGGACAGAGATATCTAGGATGGTGGTATGATGCAGTTCTACACAGAAAACATCCCGAACTGGCTACATGTGGAGATCAAAAATATCTAGACGTTTTCTCTACGTTACCAGAAAGCGTACTATTTATAGACGGAAATATTGGGCATGGCGCTCCTTGGCAATGGTACTTATATTACTTCGACACATACGCAGAAGATGGCTGTATAACTTTTCATGGGAAAAAACAAAAATTAGTGTTTAGCCACTTTTCGCAATTCGTTTACTCTGTAGAGGAAAATAGCTACAACCCATCAACAATGCACCATTGCTTTACTCCAGAGGATTTGTATCGTTCGGATGCAGGTCTGAAGAAAATCTATGACGATTATTTTGAAGAGATAAAACACATTCATAAAAAATACAATTTTGAGGGATAATTATGATTTTTGCAGTGACAGGTGGTAGGGGCTTTATAGGCAGCCATTTTGTTGAAAAAGTTTTAGATGAGGGGCATGAAGTCATAGACATAGACAAGATGACCTATGCATCGAATAAAACTTTACCTTGGGATGATAATCCAAAATACACACATATAAAAGAAGATATATGTGAATTAACACACATACCAGTCTGTGACGTACTTGTCAACTTTGCGGCAGAGTCCCATGTAGACAATTCCATAGAAGCCCCCAAAGTATTCCTGAAGTCCAACGTAGAGGGCGTATTTAACATCCTAAGCCTACTTAGAGCTAAGGTGTATCAGAAGCCTAAATTTATTCATATAAGCACAGATGAAGTGTATGGCGATGTAAACCTAAACGAGGAAGACAAAACAGAAGAAAGTATATTACATCCAAGCAATCCTTATTCAGCGACCAAAGCTGCCGCAGAAATGCTAATACTAGCATACGCCAGAACCTTCGGGGTAAATTACCAAATCGTAAGAAGCACTAATAACTACGGCCCCAGACAGTATCCAGAAAAACTCATACCAAAGATCCTACATAGTTTAGATACTGGTCAGAAAATCCCAATTCATGGCGACGGGAGCTATGTAAGAGACTGGCTGTACGTCAAAGATAATGCTGATGCTATATATAAAATCTGCTTCTCTGAGGAGGAGGATCAGACTTGGAATGTTTCGGCATACAACTACATGAAAAATCTAGAGATTGTAGAAAAGGTTTGCGAATGGAAGGGGATCAGTGACTGGAAAAGTCACGTAGAATTTATAGAGAATAGGATGGGGCAGGATTACAGGTACTCCATCAATTCTTTAAAACTTAGAAGAACTTTAGACTGGGAACCCAGCAAGAAGGAGCTACATAACTTTGTCTGATTTAAAAATAGCTTTTGGAATGATCGTCTTTGAAGGCGACTATGTTTTAGAGGAATGTCTACAGCAGGTTTACCCCTATGCAGAACAAATCTTAATAGCAGAGGGGCCAGTTGAGTACTGGCAACGGCAGGGCAGAACCACATCTACCGACAGGACGAACGAGATACTAGATAATTTTCCCGATCCAGATAATAAGATCAGCATTGTACACGGACAATACTCCGAAAAAGACGAGCAGTGTAAAGCATACATGAAACACATAAGGGACGATATAGACTACCTATGGAATCTAGACTCGGACGAACTATATAAGAAAGAGGACTTGGAGAGAACCATAGCTTTCCTCTCGGAACATCAGCCCACCAGCGTTGGCGTAACGAGCTGTTCTTTCTATGGGGGTATAGATCATCATCTCACAGGCTTTGAGTTGGCAAGAGATAACTTTTTGAGGATATTCAAGTATGAGCCGGGATCAACTTGGCTGACCCATAGGCCTCCGACAATAAAATACCCATCTGAAATAGAGCGTAAGCATATAAATAGCGATACTTTCTTTGCCATGACAAACGTGCTTATGTATCATTATTCATACGTATTCCCAACACAGGTGGCCAGAAAAGTCGGCTACTATAAGGATAGCGTATCAAAGCAAAATTGTATAGATAATTATTTTGAAAATGTCTATTTACCTTGGGTAAAAGGCGACGAATCAACTAGAATAGAGATAGAGAACATGTTTAACGGCGTTCATGAGTTTAAGCCTCGCGTTCGCGGAGAGTGTAGAACGGGCCGATTCACAGGAAGCCACCCCGAGTCTATAGACCCAGAAAAGATAAATCAAAGAATAAACAAGGAGTTGGGAGAATTTAAATGAGTATACCAGAGCCATTACCGGCAGTACAAGGGAACGATAAGATCAAAGAGGCGATACTTTCTGGAGAGCCTTTCGTGGCTTCTAAAATCGGGGCTGTGGAAAGAACGATTCTATCCGACAAGATTCAAAGCGGGGCTTATTCCGAATCGACCAGATTCTTCGCTGCCAACAACGCTGGCGTTGCCCCCAGTGACGACAGCACACTAGACTTCTTCTTTGACTGCTATTCAAACTCGTTAAGGAATGTTGATTTCTTGGGGTCTATGGATTCGTACGATGAGATCATTGTCATAGAAAAATTTGCCAGCCAAGCCGAATTTTTTGAGCTTAGGTTTTTGGAACCATTCTATTTCGAGAACCCTTGGAGCGAGGCCTTAGCCGGTAAGAAGGTGTTAGTCATACATCCGTTTGATGAGGATATTACTAACCAGTATAGCAAAAGAGAGCTGCTATTTGATAACAAAAAGGTGCTGCCTGAATTTGAGTTAAAAACCATCAGGTCAATCCAAACAAATGGCGGCGGACTGTCTGCGTCCAGAGAAGATCTAAACTTCGCCACGGGCGTAGAACACATGACGAACAAAATGGACGAGATAGATTACGACGTGGCCATTATAGGATGCGGAGCATACGGGTTAATACTGGCAGATTATGCTAGGTTTCAAGGTAAGCAGGCTATTCACATAGGAGGAGGTTTGCAGATTATGTTCGGAATAAAGGGAAAAAGATGGGATCAGCACCCAGACATTGGCCCTATGTACAACGATCATTGGTGTAGACCAGATAACTCGACAAAACCAGTTAACTTTAACGACATCGAGGGGGGAACATATTGGTAGTCCCAGTAATACTCATACATAGTGGCTTGCAGCCATATTTATATACGTGTATCAATCAAGCCTTGAAAAACAATCAGGTTTATCTATTGGGTTCTGCTGACCCATCCATAGATAATGAAAATTTCACATATGTCAATCCACAAGGTGATATGGCGGGTGTGAATGAGTTCTCTAATCTATACGTGCATCTGAACACAACTCCACCAGATTATGAGCTGTTTTGTTATACTAGATGGTTTATGCTTAGAAATTTTATGGAGAAACACCAGATCCCAGCGGCGATGTACATAGACTCGGATGTTATGCTATTTCAGAGCGCCACAGAGGGGTGGAAAAATTTCAGTGACTACACGATGTCTTTAGTCCACAGGACTTCGGGCCATACATCATTTATGACACTAGAAGGTATAAATAACTTTTGCGACATGCTGATGAGCATCTACTCCGACAAGGGTGGGTACCACTACAATAAGATCGCCTCACATCTTGAGGTTAGGCGTAGGTATAAACTTCCGGGTGGCGTATGCGACATGACGCTTCTAGAGTACTTCCACTACCATTCAGAGTTTGGCGGTGGCCCCGGAAGGGTTGGCGAAATGATGGCGATCATAGACGACTCAACTTACGACCATAATATTAATGTGTCTGATCAGGACTTTGAGTTTGAAAATGGTGTTAAAAAAGTCAAGGTTACAGATGGGAGTGCCTTCGTCTACAATAATAGACTAAAGAAAGATATAAAATTTAACTCCTTGCACTTTCAGGGCGGAGCAAAGTCGCTGATGGAGGAAATTTATGGCAAACTTTAACGAACTAAAAGAATCTTGGAAAAACAAGGCGGTTTTCGAGAAGCAATTGTCTTTAAATCTTGAGCAACTCGGTAGTAATCAAAGCGCTGTGATAATCGAGGCTTCATACCCCCCTCATTGGCTAGAGTTGAAGAGCGTGCTCGAACACTTTCGGCCCAAAACCGTTCTAGAAATTGGGTGTGGAGTAGGAGCAGCGTCACAGGTAATAGAACGTCACATTAACGGCGTGGAGTACAATGGTTCTGATTACTCTGAAGAAGCAATTGACATAGCAAAGAGGCAGTGGGGAACTCCTGAAAAATTCTTCGTTCAAGACCTCTGGCAACTAACTGAAGAGATTGTACAGAAATATGAATGTATATTAGAAGGTGCTGTATTCGATGTTATGCCTGATGGGGACGAGGCATTAAGTTTTTTACTCAATTTAAAACCACACAATTTATACCTACAAAGAATGCAATTTACCAATGAGCCCAGTTATTATGTGGAATACGAAGCTTATCGCGAGATAAAAACAGTTCAATATTATCACAATTATAATGATTTCATCGAAGTAGCTGAGTCTCACAATTATGAAATGTTCCCCGTCTTGAGGAACGGTATTTCAAGCTTGGCTGACTCAGAAGGTAATTATCCAACGGGCTTCTATCTAAAAGGAAAAAAATCATGATAGACATGTTAGAAATAAGATTTAAAAAACACGATATGCTCAAATACTTAGATGAGTTTAAGGAGCTTTGGGAAAATAGGCCAATTTTCGATAATACAGGAGGGATGAAATCCCCACACATGTTCCCCGCTTGGTACATGGTGAAAAAGATAAAGCCTAAGTTCTTGATTGAAAGCGGTGTTTGGAAGGGATTAGGAACTTGGTTTCTCCAAATTGCCAGTCCGGATACCAAAGTTATATCAATAGACCCAGCCCCACAATATAGGATTTGGACATCTGACGTAGTTGACTATGAAACAGAGGATTTCTTGGATATAGACTGGAAATCAAAAGTAGATCCAGAACACACCTTGGTGTTCTTTGACGACCATCAGAATTGTCTACCCAGAATCAAAAAATGTAAACAGCTCGGCTTCAAGAGGATTATACTAGAAGACAACTATCCCGCCACCCAAGGAGATTGTTATACGCCCAAGAAGATACTAAGTCAGAAGGATTACATAATTGATGTTGCCGGACAAAGAACTAAGCACCAGAGTAATCCAGATGATTTTAAATTCTTGATGGAAAATCTAAAGGTATATCAAGAGATGAACCCAATATTTAAGGCTGAAATTACAAGGTGGGGAGATGAGTGGTCTGGGGAAGATTACGGTACACCAGAGCCTTTGTTATCAGAACTTAATGTCCTGCAATATCAAACCTTCTATCTAGAAAAACTAGACTATACTTGGATTTGTTATATGGAGCTAAAATAATATGTTAAGTAGTAAATATGAGCACGGGTCGGCAATAACAGAACAGGCAGAACACGAGTTTGTTCATTGGTTTATAAATAAAGAAAGCCGAGTACTAGAGTATGGCTCAGGAAGATCTACAGTTAAATTGTCTGAGATTGCCAAGTCGGTAGTTTCCGTAGAGCACCAGAAGGCTTGGTACGATGAGTTAAAACCAGCGCTTCCAGAGAATGTAGAGCTTATACTGGCGGAACCCGATCTAGACTACATAGAAGGGCCACATGAGAACCAGCGTAGCGAAGGTAACGACGGGAGTTACGAAGAGTTTGAAACATACATTAAATCAGCCCTAAAGGGGGCTCCCTATGATGTTGTTATAATTGACGGGAGAGCTAGAGTTGAGTGCGCTAAAATTTGTAATGAACTATGCCACGAGAACTCTCATATCTTTGTCCATGACTTTGAAAGGGAGGAATACCAGTCTATTAGAGACATGTTAGAGCATGTAGGTTCCTGTGGAAAAATGTTTCAGTTTAAAATAAAATGATACAATTATTTAATATCCCCAACCATAGAATTGACACTTCAGAATTTTCACATTTGCTCCACGGAAGCATTGTTGGGAAATTCGAGGAAAACTTTGCTGAATACGTGGGGGCAAAGTATGCCTGCACCGCAAACAGTGCCTCAAGTCTGTTATATCTTGCTCTCAAAAGATTTGAATCTCAGGTAATTCAAGTTCCGAGTACTATCCCTGTAGTTGTACCCAACATGGTGGCTAACGCGGGGCATAAAATAAGATTCTATAATGATGAGAAATGGGTGGGGAGCTGCTATCATTTACATGACGATATATTTGATTCCGCCCAAGAAGTTACCAAAAACCAATACGCGGATTTGGGCAAAGACGATGCAATTATGGTATTTAGTTTTTACCCTACAAAACCTGTAAGCGGTTGCGACGGAGGAATCGTGGTATCTAATAATAAGGATAAAATTGATTACTTTAAACTTATGACAATGAACGGCACCTTTTTAGATAAGGATAGCTGGAACAGAAAGCATATCAAAGCAGGATACAAGATGCACTGGACATCTTTTCAGGCCCATGTAGCAAACGAAAACCTGAAAAAATTAGATGAGAAAAATGAGGTTTTAGAGAAAATTAATTCTGTATATAACTCTGCTTTCGGCTATAATAATAAAAGTAGACATCTCTACAGAATCGAAGTCAAACACAACCATAGTTTTTTGGCTAAGATGCTGGAAGAAGAAATTGGATGCGGTATTCATTATGAGCACTGTCACGGAAAGGCCTTCAGGCCTTATGAAGTTACACACGCTGATTTGACTAAATCTGAAAAAACATCGACAACAACCGCTAGCCTACCGTTCCACGAGGAACTTACTTTTAAGGAGGTTGAAAAAGTAATACACTATGCTAAAAAGTTTAAAGGCGTTTAAAGGAGAGAATGGAAGCCTATTTGCGCTCAACAAATTCTCGGACTTTCAGCCTAAAAGATTTTTCTATGTTACTGATGTTCCAAAAGGGGACGTTCGTGGCCATCACGCACACTTGAGAGATAAACAACTTCTTGTTTGCGTCAAGGGAAGAATCCACGCCACGCTCGACAGAGGCAATTCTACCTTTTCTGAGTTCATATTAAAAGAGGGGGATGCTGTTTTCATGGACACACTGACGTGGGGATACCAAAAATACCTCACTGGAAATGATATACTTCTAGTCTTATGCTCCGAAGAGCATGACGATAAAGAATATATAAAAGATTACGATCAATTCTTACAAATAATAAAGGAGAACAAAGAATGAGTGAAAAACTAGACAAATACCTATCCGGAGACAATGCTGTCTTGGTTGTTACCCCAGAGGAAGCCAATCTTCATCTTGGAGATTTGGACGTTATTGCCTACAAGGGCGAAAGTAAGAACAAATTCCGAGAAGTGGTGGGCAACTACAGGGCGCTACCCCTTGCAGACGCTAGAAGATACAAAGAGTACAGTTTCGGTTCAGATGTTGTAGTCTTCTCATCCCTCAAAGATATTGTAGATAGAGTAGATAATCCATCAGTATATTCTCCAGCCCCAGAGCCAACTCCAGAGCCAACTCCAGAAGTCGATTCAGAAGTTGATTCAGATGATAACACTCCTCCAAAAACAACAACTTGGATCTAAAGGAAACAAATCTACTATGAAAGTATTAGTTACTGGGGGGACGGGATTTTTAGGTAGGAACATCGGCAAACATCTACCTAAATTTCTCTCTGAACATACAGAACTACTGATAAGATCAATCGGATCTGATCCGTACGACTTACGGTGCCAACAGGCGTGCAGGAAGGCTATTGAATATTATCAACCAGATGTGATAGTTCATGCCGCCGGAAGCGTGGGCGGGATTGGTGCAAACCAAGAAAATCCCGGAAAGTTCATGTATGAGAACTTAGTTATGGGTGCTAATATGATAGAGCGGGCTAGATTGTATAGCGATAAATATAAGCCCATAAAATTTATACTACTAGGTACAGTCTGTGCGTATCCTAAATTTACACCAGTTCCCTTCAAAGAAGAAGAGCTGTGGAATGGATACCCAGAAGAAACAAATGCCCCGTATGGCATCGCAAAGAAAGCGTTAATGAAGCTCTTGAGTACATATCATGAGCAGTACGGAATGAATGGTGTAAACCTTATTCCTGTAAACATGTATGGCCCATACGATCATTTTAATTTAACTAGTAGCCATGTTATACCAGCCCTTATTTTAAAGTTTTATAATGCAATGAGGGATCATAAGCGTGAGGTTACCCTTTGGGGGACGGGTACGGTTTCCAGAGAGTTCTTATATGCCCCAGACTGCTGTGAAGCAATAGCTCTAGCTATTCAAAATGACATTGGTCCGGAGCCTATCAACATTGGAAGTGGGAGTGAGATTACCATTGGGAACCTCGCTACCGAAATAGCGGAGCAGATGGGATTTGAAGGGGATATACTTTATGATACGTCTAAGCCCGATGGTCAACCAAGACGCTGTTTAGACGTGAGTAAGGCAAAAGAAAAATTAGGCTTTAAAGCCAAAACAGATTTACAAACAGGACTTCAGCGAACCATAGAGTGGTTCTTAAAGGAGCAAAAGAAATGAACCTAGGGTTTTACGTGGGGTCTATGAGTCCCGAAAAAGGCAGCAACCAAAAGATCTTTTCTGCGTTAAATGCCGGTCTAAAAAACGGAGAACTTGATGACGCATCTTTGTTCTACGACAACATAGACTACAATCCAATCAAGACAGACTTTGGCATGTTTAATTCTACAGATATATGGTACTTCACCGGAAATCTGGTGACTACTACACTGGATGCAACCCGTCACGCACTTGAGGCTACCAATAAGTTTGAGTTGTACTATTTATACAATGAAGATGAAGTAGACGTTATGTCTCTGATAGATGTCTCTAATAAGATTGAAATTATTACAGAGAATGCCGAAGATCAAAAATACGTATATCGTGTAACCGGAAAGAAGCCAAAACTACTAGAAGATTTTACCGTTAAAAGTTTTTCAGAGGTACTATAATGAACGATTTTGAGAAAAAAGTTATAAAAATGTACAACAAGCAGAATATGAGTACATATCAAATAGCGGAGTTGCTAGATACGTACCCTAATAAAGTAAGAAGGACTCTGAAGAAGCATGGGCACGAATTAAAGTCGAAAAGTTCAGCCCAGTCAAACGCGCTGAAAAGCGGAAGAAGAGATCACCCGACGAAGGGCAAAACCAGAACTCTGGCAGAGAAGGTAAAGATCAGCTCTGGATTATCTTCCTATTGGGAAGAGATGAGCGATAAGGAGAGAAAGAAAAGATCTGAACAGGCTAGAGACAGATGGAATGGAATGTCAGCAACACAAAAAGAAAGTATGAAACAAAAAAGGGTGCAGGCGATACAGAGGTCTGCCAAGGAAGGATCAAAGCTGGAAAAGTTCTTGCAGGAAAGATTGCATGGCGCTGGATACTCAGTCAGAATGCATCAAGTAATAATACCAGCAGAAAATCTAGAAATTGATTTGTATATTCCGGATTTGAAGACTATTATAGAAGTAGACGGGCCTAGTCACTTTCTCCCAATATGGGGCGAAGACAAGCTTCAAAAGCAAATTAACGCCGACCTGAGAAAAAGTGGAGCCCTTTTGAGTAAAGGATATGCAGTGATTCGCGTAAAATCACTGGGACAGGAATCTTTGAGTAAGCGGGAACAACTTGCTGAGGAAGTCATTGCACTTCTAAATAAAATCAGTAACAAGTTTCCGCCTAAATCAAAACGCTTTATAGAGGTTGAATAATGGTTAATGATGATTTATTTGAGGGCGTTGCTCTTGAAACACCAGAAAATGTTGATACTAGCGTAAAGGACAGGATTGTGACTACAGATGGAATAGATCCCACTTCTCCAGAGTGGAACGAGTACGTTTTAAGTTTATTTGACGAGAGAGAATTGTACGAAGGTAGACCCTTATGTGCAGGACTCCGTAGAGTAGCTGAACTTCTGCTGGGGAGAATTAGAAGCAGTAGGCCTACCCAAATATTTCCCCCTCAGAGTGGAGATGAAATTGGCAGGGCTACCGTTGTGTGGGAAGTAGTATTTGAAGATGGTTCTTTATTTAGTGACGTAGCAGACTGTTGGGAGGGCAATACAGACGACGCATTTTGCGTGTTTAACACCGCTACAGCAGCAACCAGAGCTGAAGGGCGTGCTTTAAGAAAAGCCCTTAGACTCAAGACTGTGGCCGCTGAAGAAATGACCAAGAAGAACACTGCCAGTATTGTGCGCAGTATTAGCCAAACCAAACAAGTAGCAACGGAGGGTGAGTATGACGACTCACAGCGAATGACTGACCCACAAGCCAATTTTATTGATGTTAAGTGTAAGCAGTTAGATTTAAGCGTTGCAGATTTCTTTAAGGAGGTATTCGATGTAAACGTCAAGCGCAAAGTGGATAAAGGTCAAGCAAGTGCCGCTATCCAGAAACTCAACGACTTTCAACAAGATAAAAGTCTAATTCCAGATTCTATAACTGCTTATTTAAGCGATTGGAGAAATTAATGAAGGTTAATTACAAAACAAAGAGTGGTCGTATTAGCGTAGAGCTAGAAGGCGACTCACAGAGAGACATCTTCCAGCAGATTTCTAAATTTCAAGAAGTCTTTGAGGAAGAAAAGTGTGGAAAATGCGGCTCCGATAATATCCGGTTCGTAGTGCGAAATGTCGATGACAACTTGTATTATGAACTTCGCTGCGGAGATTGCGGAGCAAGGTTGTCCTTTGGTTCTCATAAGAAGGGAGGTGGCTTATTTCCGAAGAGGAAAGACGGCGAAAACTGGTTGCCCGACAGAGGTTGGGTCAAGTGGAATCCCAAAACTGAAAAGAACGAATAAGGAGGCTCAAAAGAGGGGTGGCGAAAGCCGCCCCTCACTTTTTTATTTACCTATAAACAGAAAAAAGGGGGTAGCAAAAGCCACCCCCTAAATCTAACGATAATCTATTCTTCAGTCTATAGATACTCTAGAGTAAAATATAAGCCATAGTCCGTCTTGCTACCAATAGACTGAGGAGATGCACTAAGTGCCAAATACCAATCATGTCTAGTAGATCTATGGGCTGCACCCTCTTTGGTTTTCCAGTTTAAATACCCATCAGCTCCACCACCCGTGTAGTTCGCTGAAGGTAGAGGGTCTCCATCAACCGTATTTAGACCGCTCATTCCCGGCGAGGCTGTGAAGGTCATATCAGGAGGAGTGCCGCCATCTCCGGGGTCAAATTCAAACCAGCTAAAGTTATCAATACCTCTATGAGCCAAAGATCCGCTTCCGGCAGCATTAGCAGGGCCAATAGCATGAACTTCTGTCGGGTGAGGATGCCTAACTTCTAGTACCTTCGTGGTTACACCACTAGCGTGTTGAGCGATACTGGCTCTATCGAAGATTCTGAGCTTACAATTCTGGGTGGCGACAGCTTCGTCGTGTACAAACCTAATGTTTAAAGGTGCGTACCAGTTTGGAATACCTGAAGTTTCTGCTGTCACAGCAACGCCATTGGCTTTTATCCCGCTGGCAGACTGAAATTGCGTATTATTAAGCTTTACACCACTAGTTGTGCCATCACCATTGGTGACATAGCTGGATTCTTGGTACTGACCTACAGGGACTGACAGGCCAAAACCTGCCCCGTAGAACCCAATTCCAGAGCCTTTGGTGTGTTCTATAAGCGAGGGGTCTGTATTAAACGCAGTGGAATACTGCGTCTTGTGACCATTCGCGTGAAATGTAATGGTAGCCATAAAAAGTTCTCCTTCTAGTTGTTATATTATACACATAAAATAGATTTTCGTTAAATTAAACAGGATTGATTTCTAGCTGTACATACTGGTCTCCTACGTTCCCAAGAGCACCAATTGTGTCATTATTTAAGATAGTATGAGAAATATCGTTATGAAAATGGAAAAAACAGTCGTATAGCCCGCTTGGTGACGGATTTGTCTCAACATCAACGTCAACTATCCTTTCACCCCCATCCATCGCAATGAAATCATTCGATGACTGAATAAATCCAAATAGGAAGTCTTGCCCCGCTGTTCCCCCGTCGTCCTTATTGGACGGTAAAGAAAGCTGTGAATAATCGTTAATTGAGGCTATTTTGGGCTTATGGTCTGTCATTAATAGATTTCTGACCGTTGCCCCAGTTACGAATGCACTAAAACCCTTTCCGCTAACAGAGAATTTATTATAGGGCTTAAGTTTGGCAGCGCCATTGGTAATTCTAGTGATTTTCCCCACTTTTTCTACGCTGAAATCCTTACAATCTACAACATCTTTAAACTCTAAGTCTGCGTCTATCAGAACGCTGGGGTCAACATCCGTTCCATATTTTACATATTCCGTGTGTGGAATTTTACCATTAACTGTTTTCAATTTGATAAACAGGCCGTTTACACATCCTTGAGTGCCGGTAGACATCACCGTGACCTCACTGTTATCAAACCCTTCTACCTTAAACCTGTCTCCTATCTTATAATCCTGCCCAAGTTGTGTCAAAACTAGGTCAACGTCCCTAATATCTTGATCGTTACGCACAAGATCTCCATTCGCATCTTTTGTCTCTAGAGCGGGCACGGAAGCAAATTGACCTGTAAGGGATGCATAATTATCCATCTCAGTAGATCTAGCCCAAACCTTTCCAATTTTTACAAACGGACCCTTTAGAATAACTTGGCCAAAGAAGAAATGCGGTAGTTGGCAAACTTCTCTATAATGGTTATAGGGCAAACATTTTCCTCTTCTTCTTGGATCAATTATCCAATGCTCTTTAGGAATTAACCTGCCCCACTTATCATCGCCCCTGCGGTAAATTTGGTTTTTATACACCTGATCCCCCTCTCCAACTGGGAGCGTGGTCGCCTCTGCCGGATATGGATATCTGGTCGGATGATAAAGTTCTGGAGGGTCTTTAGCTTTAGCTATGACCCACTCTTCTTTAATCTTGCAATCGTCCTCATACTCCACGTATGATGCTAACTGAGTGTCTACCTTGCTTCTCTTCACGCCTACTAAGCAGTCTGCTTGAGCGTCATTATCAGTGTCAGCCTCGATGGTGTCAATGCCACCCTCGTAAATGTCTTTATAAACGAGTGTTATATTCGCTTTCCGGTTCAGGAAATCATTCGGAAGAGATGTTCCGTCGTTGAAATGGTAAACAGCAAAGAACCTTGAGTCATATATTAAGTTCTCTCGCTCGTGTGCCTGATATACACGAACGGATAGATCCGTAGTTCCAAACTTATCGAATCTGTCAAAGTTATTACCCCCCCAAGAAGGATACCAATGTTTATTCAAAAAGTACGACTGCATTCCAAGTTTGTTCATCGTCGTAAAAGATACTCTTTGAACCGCCCCAACTGTGCAGACAGCCCCTATAACACCTACGCCCCCGGCTCCTCCTTGATCTTTTATTCGACGGTGATTACATCTTGCCCTAGTTCCACCCGCATAGTTGCATCTGTACAGGTCGTAGTGCACCCTCTCGGTAGGGTGATACTTGTTGAGTACCGCCTGTTGAAAATCATTATTGAAAGGTAACCCATTAGCTCTGTAAAATTGTCTGCTGACCGTGTCGCAGCCGTCGTTTGGACTGAAGCCGTAGCCGCCAAAACCTACTGGGTGAGAACCAATTGAGTCATTATTCTCCATGTATATTCTATTCAGCTTACCATCGCGCAATTTATCCTCGCGTAAACGACTTTGCGTACTCCAAGCTGGAAGTCCATCGTCCATCTTAAACGACAAGTAGTTATATATATAATCTCTATTGTAGTATGGAGTTGGAAAATAACTTGTCGGGATTTGCCTCCCATGATCATTAGCGTATAGTTCGTACATCAATGGTCTGAACTGTATTCTAGACGCCCTGACTGGCCTCCAGTCCATTGCGCTTTTATGGTACTCAACCGTGGTCTCTCCAGCCTCGTCTTCAGGAAAACCGTCTTGAGGTTCTCGATAAAGCCAGCTATAAAAACTATTTTTACGAGCTAGAGTTTGTAGGTTTTTTATATCATCTAAAGTTCTCGTACCGGCAACTGTTTTATCAAGTAGTTTAGTGTAAAACCCCTTTTGCACGGCCTCTTGCAGGTTCGCGGGTATAGTGGTGTTGTCGAGTTCGATTAATTTTCTTAGACTAAGAATGGGTCTGCCATACGTTCCGCTTGGGGAGCATTGTAACGCATAATCTGCTGGCATTTGCTCCAACACCGTAGACTGATGATCTGCATAATTATAGAACATGCCTACTTTCTTATCGTCCCTTAGCTTGCCCTGTTCATCTTCGCCTATAATCTTCTTCCAAGCATCTTGGTAGGCGGTTGCATCAGAATCTGCCTGCAAAGTTTGAGGCAATACGTTCTTAGCTGCCGGAATAACAGGATTGTCAGTGTCTCCTTGGTCGTAGAAAAATTCATTCTCCACGCCCCAAGTTTTCATGTGATAGGGTCGCGCCTCATACGTAAGAGTCTGAGGGCCACTCTCTTCCTCGTTGTCCATACCCGTAGCGGTCCATCCATCGGGGAAAAGCGTCCCAAAATAAACAGTATTCTCAGGGCTATACCCGCCCGCCTCCGAAGGCATATCACCGTTGGCAAATCGACCAAACGTGGTTCTATCTATAGACCGTTTTGTAGGCGACCTAGTTCCTCCTAGTGTATGCTCTAAATAGTCAAACCCCGTAACCTGCCTACAGTAACTCGCGGCTGTATTGGTGATCGCCTCAGATACCCAATCGTCGGCAGCGCCGCCGAACTTTCCGGCATATTTAGTGGGGTCATCAGGCCCGCCATTATTCAAGTCGTTGGAGTAATAATATTTTCTATGAAACTTTTGCTCCGCCTGAATGGGTGTAAGTTGCGAGCGTCTACCAAACGGATAATCTACCGTATTGCAATTACTGTTCCACGGATGCTCCGGCGCCCGCGCCGTTGTGAAAAAATTGCCCATACATGTTGCGAACTGTTGTATTTCCCATCTACCTTTAAATATGGGCTGTGGGGTAAATGTCGTGTCTTCACCGGAGCCAAATTCAACAGGCATCCAAACGCCGTCTACCTCATGTAGCAGCACGGTCTTGCCAACAGAAAAGCTTTTCTCTGGGTCTGGATTGTATACAATAACTGTGGCTTTGTCCGTATTACCCTCTCTACAGTCGGCGGGTAGTGCATAATTAGGAGTCCATTGATATGGGTTGCCATTCTGCATAGTAATTGGCATGGCTTCCCCGGTTCCCATTTGGAGATAGTTATCGTTTAATCCGTCCAGTGTTTCCTCGTTATCACTGCCCTTCAAAGATTCTAAATCCTCAGCGCCATCTGCTGGGCCAACGGTTTTGGTTATTTTTGCTAAGATAGTTTTACTGCCGCTTTGATAAGTCCCCGTGTACTCATTAAAGTGCATATCAATATCAGCAACTACTTTGTCCCCTTCTTTGGTTTCGTCTGGCTCTGAAAGGTCTCCGTCTTTTTTGGAGCCATACGGTCTACCTGTAGAATCTTTAGGGATACCTACCTTTTTGAGTTCAGGAAGAGCAAAGAAAGCTTTGTTCTCAGGTTTGATCGTATCTCTCAAATATAGGTTTGTTGTAAAGTACTCGGTAATTGGGCAAAGTTCAAGTCTGTCCGGAGTTACATCTACAGCAATCGAGCACATAATGGAAAGACAGCCGCTTCTGGAGGTCTTAATATCATCTATAAATTCTCTTCTGGCTTTATCCTTCTCGGGCCAATCCTCTACCTTTGGCATAGAGATTTCCTTGAGCCTGACCCAATTGTTCATCGTTATTATTTCAGAAAGGCTTTGATAGGGAGAACCAAGTATACCAGCGTTGTAGTCACAACCCTCATACTCTGCATCTACAAGTGTAGGCTCTTCTCCATCTTTTGTCGGAGAGACGACTATTTTCTGAGTGAACTCATCTATCTGAAGGTCGTCCCAATCAAATGGCCCCCAAAGAACCTCTTCTCTGGGGTCTTGCCACGTCCAGTCTACTAGCTTCTCTATTAATTCAAATCTACCCTTGTTATTATCTTCAAATCTCCACGCCTCAAACTGTATACCACTTTGCAACAGGCCGCGCCGTGCCCTATTGCCATTCATAAATACAGCCATGCTTGGGTCGTTGGTGGGCGCCATCACAGAGCCGATGGCATCCCGCTGGTTCGTACTAGCGAAGTCGTCCACGCCAAGCTCGTACGCATAAAGATCTCTAACGCTCACGCTCTGACCAATGTGGCCCCTTGAAGCAACGTCGTTCGCGTTCGGATCGCCCTGATCCATCCAGCACGAATTCCACCAGCGATAAAGAACCCCAGTGGTGTACGTAGAAAGGTTAAACTTCTTTAACCACTCACTGTTATTTGTAAACTCGTGATAGTCTGCTTTGTATCTATCTAGATTATCCATATTTTTGTTCTCCTAGTCCTTTAATTCTCTACATCGGGAGGGGCTGGTCCACGTCTTTGGTCAACGCTTTTTTGCGGAGGGCGTGCTACCCTAGGTTCGTTTTCATTATGGGTAGTCATGTCCACCAAATTAATAAAGTCTCCAATGAATCCCATGTTCGTCAATCCCGCTGTTTTTAAGGCTCCAACCGTATCCTGAGATAACCCCATCATTTCACCGACGTTATTAAGATTAGTCTGAATGTAGCTATTACCTTGTTTTAACATGTTTCCTGCTGCCCCGGCCACCGTGCCGTTGAAATTTACCGGCTCACCATTATTCCATGATGTTTTGGCAGCTAAGAATATATTATTTTCTTCAACTTGTCCCTTCTCAAAATCAGAGAAGTGCTGAGTTGAAGCACTTGCCGCTTTAAGGAGGTCTGCTCCACCACCTTTGAGTACGGCCTCATAAAAGTTTTTGTTAGAGAGTGTTTTTCCCATACCTCTTCTTATTGCGTTATTCCTCTGATCAACCAGCTTCTGTCTTTCTCTACCAATTTGAGCTATATTTCCCTCTTTCTGTTTTTGTAGTTTTCCAAAGCTTGAAGTATACAAATCCATTTTAACGGTTGTGCTTATTTTACTTTGTGATATATCTACGCTTATCGAGGTTACTAAAGGGCCACCAGTTTTTAAGGCTCTGGCTATTGCTACTCCTGTAGGAGCTTGAGGTATAACAAACCCTCCCCGCTCCGTAAATAGTAAAAGACTATTTGAAAACTGTGCCTGTAAAAAGCCCGCCTCATTCATCAATTGGTAACCCCCATAATTCCAAGGGGCCAAGTTCTCGTCTTTAACAAACTCGATTTTCCCACCAATATTTGTTACTCCGGGTGCTAGTGTTGCGGGGTCAAGCGATGCATTAGATAACCAAGGGCCATAGCATCTTTCCATTGACATTAAAGGTATTGCCACCATGTCGGGATAAACCGGAGAGGGAGCATTGTATGCTAACGAACTGTCCATAGATGCGACATGAGCATTTTTCAGGGCTTGCTTCTGGGCTGCTCTAGCATCGTTTATTTCCCCAAGTTCAAAGTCCTGTAGCGTCTCGCAGGTTGCTTTTAGGACGCCATTGGTAAATTCTGCTGGCTCTTCAAAGCCAAGTACTCCTTTAACCACGTCCCTAGTTTGAAGATTATACATTTTAGCTGTCTGGTAGCAAGACTGTGGGCCATCACAGTACCGCAAATCTAAAGTGGGGGTAACCATTCCCGGTAGTGTAATTAATGCGTATACGCTATCTGGATCTTGGGCAACCCTTCTTCCATCAACTAAATGTATTGTTTCTTTGTCTATGCTTATTATGTCTCCACCAAACGGACTGTCCGGGTCCCAATCCGACCGATCATTATAAATGGGTACTCCATCCGTCGATTTGACCTTAAGAAAATCTGTAGTCATAACGGTTTTTTTCTGTGAACTACGTTTTGGTTCCGATGGACTGAAGACAGGAATTACTTTTCTTGTTACACCACTTGGAACTAAGCATTTCGATTCATCGACATCGTCTGTGTCGGGATTGTCCTCTGGGGCAACTTTTATAATTTCCATTCTTGGTGTTGGAACAACAACCTTGAAGCTTCTAGCAAAAACTTGTGTTGGAATATTCATGACCCTTGGAGCCATATAGAATTCTTCGTCTACATCACACTTAACAAACGCAACAGATGGGGGCTGTCGATCCAAGAGTTTATCTTCATCTTGTCTAGCTTGAACCTCCGCCATAGTCATGCTCTTGTCGGGATCAACATTATCTAGTTCCTCTAGTGCGTCGGGGATAATCAATCCAAATTCATTTATACTCTGCTGAGAGAAAGACTCGGAAGATAAATTTGAAAAATCATAGAGGTGACTGTTATCAAACCTAACATAGCAAGACATTCTATTGCTTGACATCATTAAGTTTTTGGTGTCTAGGGGAGCTAGCGCGTTTGTAACAAACTTAGGAAACGCCCTCTTATGCCTAGCTTCAAAGCCAATACCCATGCCAACCGTTTTCATGCCAATCAGAGAGAAGTCAACAAAGCCCCCTTGAGGCTCTGGCTTATAATTATATTCCCATGCCTCAGTGAAGGGATTGTAATTGCACTTCAACGCCCCATTGGTGTATCCATTCGGAAAACTAGCGTTTCCTGTCTTATGGTCAGGATCTAAATAATGTTCAAACGCATCCGAATTTTTCACTCGCTTTCCTATATTCTTGATTATAGTTTCCCAAGCCTCACCACTGATGTGATACGCAGCTCCGGCAGTAACGGGAAGTGGCCTAAATCCAAATGGCCCCTTCTTAACGTTAGATACGGCCATGTTTTCTTGCTGTTCAACTTCACCCTCTTCCTCATCTCCGGAGTTATCTTCGACAATACCTTTTTGCCAGTATTTGACTTCTGGATCGAAGTTCATATTTGCCTTCTTGGGGATTTTTACCAAGAATTTTTTCCCTAAATTCTCTTCCGCCACCTTCCTAACAAAGTTATAAACCTTCTGGGCATTCTTCTCTCCCTTCTTGGCTATTCTGGAAGCGTTCTTGAGAAGTTTTTTGTTATTACTTATGGTGTCATTAATATGTGCGATAACAAGCTTGTCGTCTGCATCTGCCTGCTTTAAGTCTTTTTCGATCTGCTTGACATATGCCTTGGCCTCCGCTAACGCCGTATACAGTTTAACATTTATGGTGGAAAAGGCTGCTTGTGCCGCCAGATCATTGGAGAATGCTCTCTTGAATTGAAGCCATTTCGCATTTATGCTTTTTTCAATCTTCTTTACTTCCTCAAGGGCATCCTCTTTTATAGTGTTAAAATATGGCTCATTTGTATCTAGTTTATCCTTTAGCTGATTTAAGTTGCTCATTAGGGTTGTCTGCGCGTTTAAGACAGAGACTATTCCCCCTTCGGCAACACCTATCTTTTCAGCCCTCTTATAATAAAGCGGATAACCAAACGGAGGAGCACATGGGCTTGCCGGATACCCGTCCTTCCCAAGGTAATTTTTATCCGATCTCCACACACATCTTGGAACAGAGACTCCGTACTTACCATCAAAACACGCTTTAAACATTTCTGTAACATCGTCACTCATCCCAGCGTCCGCAATCTCGGCGGCAACGTCAGCCGGTACATGCTGATCAAAGTGTTTTATCGGGCCTTCGAGCTTCCTCATCCACTGTTCATCATATTGCAATAAGAAATTTTTCCACTGTTGGTAAGAAACGAGGGCGGCTCTAAGCTCAATCTCGGTAGCTACATAATAGTTGCCTACACCAAAAGCGTTTAGGTTGGTCGCATCGAGTAGGATTTGCTGATAAGAGCCAAAGCCCTTTGGGATAGTAACAGCCTTTTCTGGACCAAGAAATCCGTAGAACGGCAACACCTGTTGCTTTAGCATTGTATCTAGAGACCATTTCTCTCTCTCAAGCAATGCCAGCTTGTTAGTTTGTCCGTCTTTGTGCTTTCTAACCTCCATGTCATTTCTATCTTTAGCTGCTGAGAAGTAGTACATATTTGTTTCTTGGCCACCAACAACGAATTTATCAGTTGTGACATTAGATAGTTCGTAACCAACATCTTGATTCTCTACTTCAACACCTCTAGCAAGCAAAAAGTCTAGATATGATTTTATCGCACCATAAGTGGGCGGCTTTCTTTTATCAATAGCATCTACTCTAATTATACCAGCAATCATCTGAGATCGGAACTGCGGAAAGAATCTTATAATGTTGGTATTGAAGTCATGAATAACTTTACAGCTTGGGTGGTCAATCACTGGAAGTAATGTTACAAATAATTCGTGACTGATAATATCACAGATCTCTTGAGATAAAGAAAGAAGGTCTGTTTGATCAAAGTCAAAGAAGAAGGAGTCAGGTATAAGCTCACTTGGAATACCACTAAAGTCAACTATATATTTATAGCCCCTAAAATCTATTGCTCCGCCATAGCCAGCCTCGACATACTCAGTGGGTAAGAATCCATTGACACCCATTAAAGCGTTTAACCCATCCCGTATCCTATACCAAGGCATTCCTCTTTCGCTTCTACGGGCGAAGCCTTGGCCAGTAATCGGAAAGGTTTCACCTATTGTATCTGGAAAGTGAACGTGACCAGTCCCAGTAAAAAAGGTACCCTTGAAGGCCGGTTTTTCAAAATGATAGTTATCATCTCCGGTATAAATAAAATTACCGGTTAGCGGATTAATAACTTTTGTTACAACATTCTTACTTAATGCAAGCCCCTCTATTGCCTTTTTTGTGGGCTCACTGGGGTCATGTTCCAAAAACCCAAATACATTAAGTAGGTTTTTGTTGTTGAACGTAGTTCCAGCATAGTTACTTAAAAGAACCACTGCGTTTGAAAGTATCTCTCTAGGGTCTGTAATCTGTGCTGAATATAATGGATTACCACCCGGACCTCTGTTCTGAGTATAGCTTTGCAGGATACCTCCAAATACGAGGTGATCCTTACCTCTCCATTGAGTTTCCGGATCATAAAGGGCGCTTTTATTCACCCATGTATTTACTTGATTAGGTGTTCCCTTGTTTTCTATTTTTCTCAGATAGTGATGAGGGGCGGGAATTCTTTTTATTTCACCGGCAGTGGTGATAGTGGGGAAATCAACCGGTTCATCTATAGTATCTATTCCGTACAGGTCGTCGAATGTCTTTCTCCAAGCCTGCTCTACAGAGGCTGGATTGCCACCAAATTTGAAGAAAACGGGCGTACCAACGACTGGCGGCCTGAACTGGTCTGAGTCACCATTGTGGTAGGGGTCGTCTCCGCTACCCATTAACGTTTCATCGGATAGGTTAAACTCATCATTAACTAAGTCAACAGAAAGTGTAGATGTACTATCTCCGAAACCAGCATTTATATTAAAGTTTCTAATGGAGGCGCCGAGGAAGGTTTGTTGAGGAAATCCCTCTGCCCCTTCTTTCCATCCGGCATCTGACATGTCGCCATTAATGCCTTGGGGCAATACGAATTGCGACGGCCAACCTTCGGCATATTCCCCGCTTGGGGCAACAATTCCTAATAAATTTTCAGACATAGTTCCTTCCTTAAACTGGATACGGAAAATAAGGTGTTGCTATAATATAATCCGACACGTAGGGGATAGCCATTAAAGTTGGCTCTGTAGCGTTTCCGTGATGCACAAATGGAAAAAAGATATTAAAGTCAACGGCAACATCCTTAGTTCCTAGAGTGCTAAATTGTCCTTTTAAATTATCAAAGTGAAATATTCCTGTTTGGTCTGGATCGGTTGTTACCTGTACATCGGCCCCAAACGTTTTATATATTCCAGATACAGCCCACCACTCCGGGCTATACTGGGACTCTGCGACTGCCGAAACGGAAGATGGAGAGGGAAAAAGGAAATTTATTCCGCTCGGTCCGCCCGCAACTTTTTGTATATTCTCTTGATGTTGTGAATAATCAAAGAAGTGTACTTCCGCAGAAGGCATAACAGGGGTTTGGTCACGCTGAACACCTACACCAAAAGGCGCTCCATTCCAAGGATTCGCCTTTGAATATTCTTCGTCTAGCGGTAGGCCGGGGTCACAATAAAAATAATGAGGAAACCCGTATCTGTCATCTCTGACTTTACCTCTGCTGTCACAGTTTTCATTAGGATCTGGCATGTTTATTTATCCAACTCATATGTGAACGACACATTAAAGCTATACGTTCCGGCCTTTGGGCTCCAGCTTTCTGATGGGGCTCCAACAAAACATTTCCTAACCCCCGGCTCTTGTTGTGGACTCAGCTCTTTCAGCAGTGTAGCTAATTGGCTTGCTGTAGGCTCTACAACGCTAGGCTTCTTCATTATCATTGGGTCTCTACCGGAACCGTAGGGTATCTTTGTATAATCCATTACTAAACTCACGGAAACGTCTCTCTTGTGCTCCGTTCTGCCTCCAATATATTGCAATACAGGGCCAGTCTTTCTTCCTAGGACCGGAATTACCGCGAATACATCTCCGGGGTAAGTATCATTAACCTGTATGTCTTCTGATAACGCTCCTGATATTATATTAGTTGGTCTATTGTCAAATGCCAATGCATAAGTTAAATCTCCGGTAAATTTATTAGCGCCTATATTTACACTGGCGGGCTGTGAGTTTAACGCTACTGCAACCATGTTGTTTGCTCGTTTATAAGCATGACTGCCAACACCAAAGAAGCCTGAATTTGTTATTTCATTATATTTACTTAGGGCATTACTGTACGCTGTTACTCCAGAGCCGCCACCTGTTATCGCTCTGGTATCTGAACCACCATTAATGGTACCGCTAGGACTAAACGAAGAAAGCCCTTTAATGCTTCCATTTATTGAAACCTGAACAAAAGGACTGCTATTGGAAGAACTGACACTTAGATCAAACTTCTCATAGGCAACGCCGCTACAAAGGAACCAATTCTCAGTGACGGAATATGATCCACCGGCCTCATCTATATTCTCTGTTCTTACTAAATTATATCCGCCATATTTATTAATTAGGTCTAATGTGCCGCTACCAATGATTTCTACGCCACCAACCGTAGGAAATTTATTGGGGTAGTTCGCTGTAGCCTCTCTATTAAGACGGTTTGTTACAAATTTTCTGGCCGACTCCCACGCTGGTATCTTGTCTGGAAGACCGGTATTCTTATGCGCATAGTGAGTTTTTCCGGTGGCATTTATGGAGTGCGATATCCTATACGACCTTGGAGCAACGATCTCGTTCTCTAGATCAATTACTTCACCTTGACTACTATCATCTACTTCTATTGCCCAAGTTTCTCCGTAATTTTGTATAAACGCCCCGCTTAAAGCAACTATAAGATTGTTCTCAGTTCCGGCCTGAGTCGTCTTGGGATACTTCCTGTCTTGATCGCCACTGCCTATGGGGATAAGTGTTCCGTCTAGGTCTGGTTTAAACCCTGCGGGCTCTTTATGGAGTAGTATGTCAGCCTCCATAGTTATTGAATACTCGGCTTTAGTTATGTATGTGCCTTCAGTAAAATTAACGCTAGTTATTCTGGGGTAACATATTACAGCGGGTAAGTCTTCTCTAATATCTGTAATTTCAAATCTTTGACCGTCTTGTGCGAATAGAGCTTTCATAGCCCTCTGTTTGGATAATATCGCCGTAGCAAGATCGTTAGTGGGGACTACCTGTTTTGGGGGTTTGCTTATCCCCGTGTGAGACCTATTGCTGTCAAACGCCTTATAGGGGCCAACATGCGTTGGGGCAGGATTAGTCCCGCCAAAGCTTCCCGCGTCATGAAATGGGTACGGACTGTCAAAAGCCCCGCCTTGTGTCGAGGTGCTATCCAGTGCGTACGGAGACCCCTCGTCTGGTAACAATGTACCATTTAAAGTTATTGTATAGGTGACGCCAAACGCTTCTCCCGCTCCATTCTTCAGTACATTTGAGTTAATACTGACCAGAGGAGTAGGTCTTATGGTACACTCTTGAGCTGGGTCATTCTGATATCTGATTCTAATAGGCATTATTTACCCCTAAGTCTTAAATTTAGGTTTTCCGTAGTTTGGGTGCTAGTTACGTTCAAATTGAGGGTTCCACTAGAAGCACCACTTGGAGCTAAAGTAAAGAGTACCATGTCTCCGCTTGGGGAACCAGACACGCCAAAAGTCCTTAAGTTCATATTATTATACACATTAGCGGACGGAGCGCCAGATAACATCACGTTCATAGATGCGTTCACATCTACTGGTTTTCCAGATGTAATGAGGTTCAAGGAGCCGGTAACACCTTCTCCGCCAACGAAGTCTCCTATAACAGACTCTACAAATGGTCTGTGGGCTACAAACCCCTTGATAGAGGGGTCAAAGCCAGAAGCTTCTATATACAAGTCTCCATGTGGATTAGCGTAAACATAGCCTGATGTGAGATATGTTATTGGTTCACCATCAGTGTTTTGGTAAACCCTATTCGTTAACATATTCATTCCATCTGCTGTTCTTGCTCCAAATATTTTAACATCAATCCAGCTTCCAGAGTTAGGTAGAGCTGGAATTTGCTCTCTTAACATTGCGTCATATAAATATGCTGCTCCGGCGTCCGTTACTCCGCTTGTTATATGGTTTCCGCTTGTAGGATGATCATGGAATGGAGAGCCAACAGCCAAGGTGTAATCGCTATCCCCTCTTTCTGATCTAAATAATGAAACAGAACGACCAAACGAATCGTTTTCACATCCGCTAGCGGTCAGGTTAGATCCGACATAGTAACTTCCCGATCTAGCGTGATGACCATGTGAAACCAGCTTTTCTCCAAAGATCCACTCTTTAGTTCTTTCCTGCCAGTCTACTATGCTATGTCTATAGTTGTAAACAGCTCCGTGATTCAAAACCATGACCCCACTATCAGTGTCAAAGTAATCAACTCTTACTCCAGAACTTCCTAAGTCATAAAATCTATGTGAGGGTATGTCAAATTCGGCACTAAAGCTCTTTCTTTGGAACGCAGTATTCAGGTCGTTGGTGACAACGGCCCCGCTATAAATATGCTCATGGAGAGTCTCGTAGTCGTGATGAGGAGCGCCTATCGCAACCATGTCAGCATCAATTGCTACAGAGTATCCAAACTTGTCTGTTCTACCGCCGTGAGTAAGGGAGAAGTCGGCATCAAGATCATGATCACCCTTAACGGTCGTTAGGGAAGCTATGGTAGCTCCGTCAAGCCCGACATTGACACTGCTAGGTTTAATCTTCTGTTTAAATTCCCAAGGTAGATTTTCACTAACAACATTTGATCCGCTAGTAGTCCTCTCAAAGTAGAATGCGGCTCCAGCTCCGCCCTCTTGACTTAAATTTAGGCCAGACCTGTGTGGGCCGGGATCGTTCTTAATTTCATGCCACTGTACTATACCACTAATGCCGCTCGCAGCATTCTCTGTGACAAAACCATTGAATGGGGTACCTACTATTAACTTATTGTTTGTTAAGTCAACTGACCATCCAAATAGATCACCCGGACATCCAGAGGTATAATAATCAAGATCTAAGAAATCGGTACCATCAGATACCTTCATCAGTTCATTTATACCTCCTCCGGGGGAAGCATCCTTTAAGAAGTCCTGTTTGTGACTACCTAAGTCATACGTTCCCCACCCCAAGAAATCACCGCTAAATTTAGGGAATTGATGCCACTCGGCAGTTGCAACGTCCCGTCCAAACTTCTTTATCTCCTCACCAAGTTGCAGCGGTTCCATCGGACGATTTAGTTGCTCGGCTGGATGGTATGTATCCTCATTATCTATATAATGCTCTACGCTACATTTACTTCCCACCAGTGCATCAAGTCCGAAGTATGGAAATACAGTCTTTGGTATTCCACTGGCTACTCTATATTTAGATGGGCTACCTCTTTCTGGGGCGCGAAGCTTTTGAGCGAATTGGAACTGCCTATCGCTAGATACTACATCCCAATTAAATCCTAACTCTTCTCCAGTTCTCTTATGGGGGCTAATTGGATACAAACTCCTAAGAAAATTCTGATTCTCGCCAACGGAATCGTTTCTATAGTGCTCGCACTGGCCTTGTACCAAAGTAGAGTCTGTAATCACTATGATCTTCGACCTTTGGTATCCATTTAATCCTGCGGTGAAGTGTTCAAACTCTTCGGCTGCTATGATTGGACCGTCTTCAATGTAAGTCTCACCCCTTGGAGGACAGCATTTTGGATCGTCCTGTTCAGGTGGGTCCATTCCGCCCATGCCGTCTCCATCGTTGTTGCCGTCATCTTCCTCGCACGGTGGGGCTTCTACGTTGCAATATTCTTCACTAAGGTGTTTAATAGGTCTAAATACGTCTATGCATCCCTTGTCCTCGGGAATAATTTCACATTCTTCTCTCTGAACGCATACCCTTCTATATTTCTTAATCTCCTCATTCACTTCTTCTGTGTATATCGGAAGAGGGCAGCCTGAGATAGATACAATTCTAGGGGTCTTTGGGAAACCTCCGTACTCTTCAACATGTGCTTTTAGCTGGTTCGACGAATTAAATTTCTGGCTATTAAATACAATTGCGATCTTACCAGTGCTATCCGCCCTAACATCAGCATAAGCTTGGTGTGGGAACCCAACTTCTGTTGCGCCCAAAGGCCATTCTCTGATTTTATCTTTGAGCGTGCGGAATGGAGTCCATGTTGTACATGTGAAGAAATCGTCAGTGTCTTTGTTCTGTCGAAGGTCATTAAGAATTTCTTTTGACGTATCGTGGCAATCACAAGGTTTTTCGTCCTGACATACCTTACAGAAACAGGGGCAATTTGCCGCTCCATCTTCTTCTCTAGTTACACCTAGCGATGCTGCGTGTTCAATATTGCAGCCTATGGGACGAATTTCGTTTTTATTTTCAGAAACCCAATCTATAAATATTCTATAACCAGATCCCGGTTCGACATCAAATACACCACTGGCTAAACCATTCATGAACCAGTACTGCTTCTCGTCAACCACTGGGCATTCATCTAGCACAGGGGTGTTATACCACAATAGCTCCTTGGCATTCTTTCCTCCGGATATTGGAATAAAATCATACCAGCCTTTATCATTATTACCGCCTTCAAATGACCAGTCTGAAGGTTGTTCAGCTTTAAACGAGACCTTCTCACACTGTGTCATGTGTTGCTCGTTGTAATTGCTGTTCCACCCATACCCAGTCTTGCAACCGTCAAAAATATCGGACGTTGCGTCTATTTTCTGGTAATATGGATCATATGGACAACATTTCTCTAGATTCGACCCCCTAATAACGTGTATATCTCTATCGTTGGGGTCGGGATGTTGCCAGCCGGGGTGCACATAGCGGAAATAGTCTCCCTTACATGGCAGGCTCCAAGGTCTACTTTCTAGGCCAAGTTTTTCAAGAAGCGTTGCGACATTTGCTGCTAATCTTTGATCGTCAAATTGAGATGCCCCATTATAGGTAACAATCAGTTTTTTGTTGCCATTTTTTAACCATCTCTTTAGAACTTCAATATCTGTGTCGGTTGGTAAACCGTACGGATTAGCTACCCAAACTGTGTCAACTACTTTCGTTGCATCAATATCATCCCCTGCTCCATAAACGGCATTCTCCGTCACGTTAAAACCAAAAGATGATAACTTCCTTGATAGAATTGAATACTCATAGGCTTCTTCAAAGGACGTTCTCTCGGTCCATCCGCCGAGCTGTACTATATCTCCGGGGGACTGGCAATCTTTCTTTGCTAAGTTTGTGTAGAAGATTATGTTTTGATCGTCATTTCCACCCCGGTTGTTCGGACCATGAGTGTCAGTAAAGCCTCTTTCGCTTTCGCCATTCATATGGGCAAGTATGAGCACCCTGTTGTTCGCATCTATCTTGTTGCCATCAGCGTCTTTATAGTAGTAAGGTTCTTCAACAAGTATCGGACATTTGTCGTATAGTACTTTTTCTTCCTGTTCAATGGTTACTTCTTCAACCACGTTTGCTACACCTTGCAATATGCAGTCTCTTCCTTGAGCAGGTTCAGGATCTATAAATCCTGCATCTTTGTCCCATCCATCCGGAATAAGTTCCATGCGCCAGTCATGCAGACTCTCACCTATAATGTTATTCAGGTTATTTCCGGAGGCGGAGAAAGCTATCCGCTCTAATTGGTTCGGCTCAAAGTGACAGACATTATAACCAGTTGGAATTGTGTACTCTTCAAAATGACAGTCATTAACTTTTCTACAAATTTTCTTCTCTGGTCGATACCAGCAGAAATCAACCCATTCCGCTGCTGTAAGAATGGGAACGATGTCTTCGTGAGGCCTGTTTATTAGAGGCTTTGGTGATTCTGGGTAAAAACAACCAAACTGTTGGGCTTGGTTCTTATTAGCATAGTGGAAGGGCCAATTATGCCAGTACTTAACTGTGCCGTCACATTTCGGCCCCGATACAGTCTGCGCAAACCACTCTGCTCTAATATCGCCCCGATCCTTGAGTGGCAAGTTACAAACCTCTTCATTTAACTCGTCACAAGGGGATTGCACAAAGTAGTCGGTAAGACCTACGTCGGATAGATCTTGAACAATCTTTCCCACGCCCTTGGCGAACATTTTGCCCGGAACAACTGGGGACGGGTAGAAGTCGATATGCGAATTTCGGGGAACTTTTGATTTTGTAACATTATACCTGTCTGCGGACACGTCCGCTTCACTTACACACCCGTCCGCTTCCTGAAAACGATTGCCAGCTCCAACTAACGCTTCGTACTCAGTATCAGCAGCCTCGATCCTCATTCTGGAGCCAAGTTTTTTCAGTACTTTATTTAATATATCATTGGATTGTCTATATAATCCATCTTCCTCCCAGAGGGGGTCGTTCCCTACGAGTACGAGCGTTCTGTCTCCCAAGGCGAGCCAGTTCTTTATATTTGCGATTATTTCGTCGCTAGCAGCGTCTATCTCTGGAGTAATGATAAATGCGAGTCCAGCATCTGTAGGTATTTCTAAGTCTGAAAATTCAGTTCTCTTGAATGGAAGATTTTTAGGTTTGAAATAAACGTCCATTCTATCGTAGTAGCCAGCTTCTCGCTGTTCGACATGTACAGATCTGTCTAGGTTTCCAAATCTAGTGAACTCAACAACTGAGCTATGAGGGACAAATGCTTTTGACTCAAACATCCTAACGGCTCCAGCGTTAGTATATGAAGCCCAAGTGCTACCCTTCGTGCCATCTAAGTTGTACCAAACATTAGAATCTTCAAACATGTTCATTGAGTCTGTCGGGGCACCAAAAGCAACGGAATCTCCGTCGTCACTTACAGATGTGCTATAGCCCAGTCTGGAGCTTCCGCAGAATTCTCCCTGAATAAAGCTCCAAGTTCCCGTACCGGCAATGTCGGCATATTTATAGTTATATATAGGTTTGTACAACTCAATCGGGCCGCCGCCAACTCCCGGATTATCAGGATCTTCGTCGGGGTCTGCCCAGAAGTTACCATCTGTTCTTAGCCAGAACTTATTAGTTGGATCAAGTTCGTGATAGGTCTGTTTTTGAGCATAGTCGGTACCATGTTCCAAAGCTAATGCATCGTATCTAGCCAAAGGTATTTGAAGATTTCTAAAGACAAGCCAGTCGCGGACGTGATTATACATTCTGGTGTTTTCTTTGTCTTGTCTTTCAAAGATCTCACACGGAACATAAGTCCAAGGAGATCCTACTGAAATGATGCTTGTATCCTTACTTATAGCGACAGAGTGACCGAATCTATCGTTGTATTCCAGAGAGCCGAGGAAAGGCTCGGTACTGGGACCACAGAATGCGCCGTCAGGATCGCCGTCCTCTCTTGTGAAACAATGGTCTCTATACGAATAAGGTATAATTGACTGAACGCAATTAAATACTCCACTTTCTTTTTCAAAGATGTAAACCCTACCGCCAGAGGCTGGTGGTATCTGGAACTCTGTGGCGTTTGACTTCGCCCATTTTTGACCAACACCACTAGTGATAACACTCATAACTGGATATGGCGTATTTTTGAAGTTTGTGGTTAGCAGATAACCAGAGTCCAGCGTGTTATTTATAAGCGTTCGAGTAGTCGATACGATTTTTTCTGATGCGTATTTCTCTACTCTAACATGTCCAGATACGGGCACCGGAACTTCTGGGTTTGCTGTTCCGCTCGTATGGCTATATTCTTCATAGAAATCAATAAAGTCATCTACAACATCCTCATTGCTCATGCCGCCAAACTGAAAGGCTCCGCCGAAGAATGTGCTGTGACTATTTTCTTTAAATATGCCCACAATTGGGGGTATGCCACTATGAGGCTTAAATGCAGTCGTCGTGGGATATGGGAACATCTCCTTGAACCCATCGACGATGCCACTGTACATGGCATTATAAGCATTTCTAACACCAGTAAGTTCCAAGAACTCCTCGTCATCCATTCTGGGAATATAGTGATGTTTGAAGCTGTGCTCAAATTCCTCTGGGATTTCGGGTTTTTTATCATCATGGTTAGACAGTTGGTATACTATAACCTTTACGTCCAGACTTGGTTGCCACTCATTGGCGGTCCCGGCGTTCCAAGGGGCAGACCAATATTTATATAGATGCTCCCATCTCTTTCCTGCATTGATGATTTCTCGGACCTCATCAGGCCAGTATTTATATTTATCAACAAATACCATCATGCATGTTGGAATACCTGACGTTTCAATATGTGGGAACTTTCTGGTAAACTTTGCAAAAGGTGCTCCAGCAACAATGGTTTCCCTTTCACCCCCGCCGCTAGTCGCTACGTCAAGAGAGGCTCCTAACTGTCTGCCTTCCTGACCTATTTGCCACTGTCTTCCAGAAATAGTAAACTGGTCAAACACCATAAGATTCTCATGAACCTTTTCTACATAATCACGTCTGAATCCAGAGGGGAGCATTAGCTTGTCATGCATTGTCCATTTGGCTTTTTCCCCAGCTACATCTTCCTCTCTCCTATATAGGAAAAGTGCTCCAGCGTCTGGAATGGCATAGCCAGAAGCGTCTGGAATCTCTATCTTCGGAGAGCTAACAACCATGAGATCATTGGTAACAGCTACAGATTCACCGTAAGTGTCAGATATGTTTCTTCCGGAAATGGGCGTTATTGATGAATCTCCACTCATGTAGGGATAATCACCAATCAGTTTAACGCCAGAGTATATGATGTCGGTGTCGCAATCTCCGTCGCCTTGATCGCTTACTGCTGGGTCGCCTCTCCAATTTGGGCCACACATTCCATATTCCCACTCTTCAAAATCTCTAGGTACTTTAATCGAGTCTGTATCACCAGTAGTTATTTTAAGAGTTGCATAATAAGGTGCGTGTGGAATTAATCCTGTATATTTTCTAAACCCGTAGTAATTACCACTGTATCCGGTTTCTCCGGCAAAGTTTATTGCCCCGGAATTGGTGTAGGTGTTAATGGCTCTAAAAATACCGCCCTCATTACACGTTTCTGGTCTCCATGTCGTTTCATCGGTGACAATAGCTGGGTCAATGGCCTTTCTTGGGCTGTCGCTGTCGCAAGCTCCATAGCCAATTAGATCAACACCTCTTATCTCATTTCCAACATCTATGGCAGCGAAAGCATTATCTCTTAGCTCTATTCCGCTTCCATAGTTGTGATTAAACCACCTTAGATACGTAGAGCCCACACCGCCGTAGTTCGGCAGGTATAGATTTACGCCAATTTGTCTACCTGTGGCTGTAGGATCTGATGCATCAACAGACTCTCCAGAAGAATCTGCTCTACTGGTTACGCCGTCATCTTTAATGACAAGGCTCAAAGATCCAGAAGAAACAAATTGCTGATTAACTACAACCAGAGGCATTGTGACAACCGGAGATCTGTCAACTAATGGGGAAGAGCCCAATATAAAGACTGGCATCTCAATGCCAGAGCTAACAGCTCCACCAGCAAAATTGTTCTCAATTCTTAGCTGCAACTTCTGGAAGAAACCAGTGCTGTTTCCAGATGGGGCGTAGGTGTACAGAGGGAGCTGACCGCCACTTGGTGTGTGTACTAACCCGTCATTAGAGACGGATAGTGGCATTTGTACGGAAGATAGGCCTAAGCCGTTTGTAACTAGATTAAATGTGCCAGAAGCCCCACTGATCACATTGCAGCAACCGGCGGTATGTAAGTTAAATTCAGGTTCACCACTAGCAACAGCAACGGCGACGGTGCGGAATGGTAAGTATGCATCTCTCCTGTCACCACCGCTAATATTTATTTCAAACCCAGATTCGTGCACTAATACTGGGCCGTGAGTATTCAGGTTAAGTACGCCACTATCTATAGGCTGCCACCCCTCAGTGAAAAGATTAAAATCACGAACTTCTGATACATATGCACCGCTAGATATTAAATTTAAAATACCTGAATCAGGTGTACACTGGATGAGTGCGTCATCCATTCTTACATGGGCGGTATGAACATCTATGTTAGACTCAAACTGTCCACCAGACGGGTAAACCAAATCGTACTGCAAGAACATATCGTCTACGTCTTGAGAGTAGTACTTCTCGGTAAATTCAGTCAGTCTTGGTTCGGCTGGGAACAACGCCCACTTTTCAGACTCGTCTATCAGATTGTGGTAATCAAACTTACTATCAAATTTTATAATACCACTAGCTTGATGTACGTAGTGTATCGCTCTATTTACCAATCCCCAGTTGTCTTCATTTGGAACCCAGTAGGGTTCTTTTTTCTTGGTATAAAGGCTAACAATAAGTCTGGGGCCACTGTAGTGATCTTGATGTGAGTGTTTATGCTCTGAGCACAGGTGGAATGTTGTGGGGCGACATTCCGGCCATTGAATATCTCCACTGAACCTATGCTCAAGTACAGTCTCAACGACCAAAGCCTTTTCTTTGAAGTTGTAGCCAATCGGCAAGCTTTTAGTTATTCTCTTATGAACAGAGTGGAAGTTGTCGGATGTGTCACTTAAATGGAATCTTAAGAAATCATTTTCTATCTGAGTGTGATAGCAAACGCCACTGCTTACTGTTGAAGGCCATGTCTCCTGATGAATAGTAAGCTTATTTTCATAGGGGATGCCACTGTCTCTCAGGTGGAAGTTGATTAAGTCTCTACCGCTTCTTTTCATTAAGCGTGAGAACCCAAGACCAAAGGCCATAGACCGGAAATCTCCAATAGACCAGTCTTGAGGATCTTCATCTACATAGGTTGGTAATTTATAGCTGTCATGAGTATGCGATTCTCCCGGCTGGAAGAACTTAGATCTGTGCCCCTCTAAGAACGACTGGGCTGTAACTTGTTTATAGGTAAGGTCAGGATTTACTTGTACAATATTAGTACCAGACCCAAACATGGTGTCTATGCCGGAGCTATAAGTAGAAAGGCCAAACTCTGATACTAGCATGTTAAAGCCAACACCAGATCCTTTAGACCAGCCAACTTGTAAGCAGGGTTCATCTGCCCCATGATTAGGAACGTGAACCTTTCGGAATGGGGCGGAGCTAGCTCTTAATGTCGTCCAGCTACCTTCATATGCCTCATTGTCAGTATATAGTTTAAGACCGCTACTATTATGGTCATTATAAGTAAGTATTACAGATAGTGGGTATTGATATCCGCTATACTTAACATCGTCTTGTACGGTTATAAGGGAGCCTGCGTCATCTTTAGCATACCCACACAAGTATCCATCTTTATAACCCAATGCAAAATCTAAATGATTGGCCAATTCCCACTTGGAGAATAGGACTCCGGAATTAAACAGGTCATAACCTACCCCAGAAACAATAGCATCTGGCGTGAATCTTAAGAATACAGAGAAGCCGCCAGAGGTGTCTATAATTCCATCGTCAGGTGACAAGTCAATGTATTTTCCTCCACCTTGACCTGAGACCCTAACTATATTATCGAAGGCATCTGCCAATCTACCATATAGGGGGTTTCCTTGGAATGTAACTTCCATATCAATTCCACCAGATAGCGCAGTCCAGTCAGAAGTTTGATAATCCCCGCTATATCCGGGTAGCTCATTGGTAAACAAGTTTCCACTAGCGAACCTCCAGCCGACATTCTTATGCGTGTCTGATGCTTCAGAAACTGCTCCAAACAGATTTACATCAATACCGTTATCACCAAAGCCCATATCCCTAGGCTTAAAGTGACTTCCTGCTATATGATCAAACGTGTAATGTCCAGATATAAACGGAGAGTCTACATGTGGATTTTCAAAGCCGAAGCTAAACATATCTGGATCAAACGGCCCTCTAGACACACCATTAGCACCCTTCCATCTTCTTGCGTAGTTTGTTCTTATACTAGAAGGGGTACTGTAAGTATGGGGGATATTGCTTATAGTGGATATTGGCCCGTATCCGGAGCCTGCATTTAGAATGGCATCATTAGACTGTCTAGTTGTCGGGAATAACTTACCTTCAGATCTCTCGTCTGTTATTGTATTGTAACATTCTCCACCCTGCACACCAAGTTGCAATGCCACCTGCGGGGCATATCTAACCAATAAGTGGGCGCTGGCGATAGCCGCTCCGCTAGGCAAGGGATATATGTCTAAATACAAGTGCTCTAACATGGCACTTACATTATAATTTCTAGAGAGCCCAACCTCTACGTCATCTTGGTATATTTTTAATGGTATCTCATAGTCTGCAAACTCGGTGGTGGTAACTACTGGATACCTTGTTAGGGAATAATGATCTCCACCTAAGTTGCCGCTTGTTTCTAGGTATTTTTCCTTTTCAGAGAGACTTCTGGTAGACAGGGCTAGATCATCGTCATTATCCCAATAGCCAGAAATAGATGGGTGCACGCCCTCGCTGGTAATGACATCTGAATTTACATGAATACGAGCAGGTTCTTGCAGGAATCCGCTAGGAGCCTTTGTTACGTTTAATAACTTATCGTCACTCCAGCCAACTACGTCTAAAACATAATCACGGGAATCAGTTGCTTTCTTAGCTTTAACCTTTAAGGTAATTGATTCCACCACCAAATAATTATTATCAAATCCAGCGGGATTTTTAATCTCTGAATTAAAAGCTCCACTAGGATGATACCAACCAGAACAAGTGCTCTGGTCAAATGCACATCCAAATGCACCCTGTTGTATTTCGCTTATAGCCCCATGACCATAACCAAACTTCATTATCATTTTACCGGAATCAAAGTGAGGGCCGGTGCTATGAAGCTCTGCGTAGTCTAGGGTAGTCTCAGTTTGCAGCGCTTTAACGATCTGCTCAGAGCCACATGTATCTAAGTTATTACCAAGTAGGCTAGCGCTTGCGTCCCACATTGGCTTATTCTTGTGGTACCAAATACTACTAACTGCTGGGAAGATACCGCTATTATGTGTATCAGCTAAAGCAAAGAAGGAGGGCAAAATCTTCTTCTCTAATCTTCTGCCGTTGGCGGGGACATCTAAAAATAGCTGAAAATAGTCTTCTCGTCTTGGTCCAGTAGAAGTGCTCAACCAGTTCCCGCCGCTATTGCAAATTTCTACAGCGGAAATTCTTAGCCCTTTGGTGGGATTAATTAGGGTTTGATCTTGAGTTGATAACGGAGATCCATCAAGAGCTAAATAGTCATCACCGTGATGATAGGTGTCATGTAGGACATAATCTTCTTCAAAGCCATCGCTAAACCCTGTGTCAAATGCGTCATCTCTAGGTGTTACTCTGACATCAAAAGATAGTTGATATCCGGTAATGTTGTGTGTGTATGGTTCTGTTCTGCGTTGCCAGTCATACTCATCGAATGTGTTGGAAACTGGCTTAAAAGAGTACGTTGCATAGTTAACAAAGGTCTTTGGATTGCTGTAATCTACGTCTCCGAGAATATCCATACTCTCATAACGAATCATTACATTTCCGGATGGGTCGGAGAAGGTAATGTTTTCAATTGTGTACAGTGGGGCAATCTTAGATTCATAGTTATTCATGGGAGCTGAGGCTCTCATCCTGAATCTAGTGTCGTCAGGTCTGATATGGAAGTTTGTTACTTCACTTTTATATTGGAATAGACCTTCCGTATGAATACTACTTGGTGTTATCCAAGTGCCACTATCATCAGAAACAACACTGCCTTGACCAAGGTGTTTATGATAGTCATTGCCAATTATTACGCCGTCATCTATAAACGTATAAAGATTTCCAGACTCTCTTGATGGGCCTGTGAAGCGATCTCTTCCGCTATCAAGAGCTAGGTCTTTATTTGGATAGAGCTTTTGTGAGCAGCCAAACTCATTAAAATTACCGGCTAATTTGTCTAGGAATGTTGGATTGAGATGGGCTTCTTTTTCTAGCTTCTCTCTTAGGCTATATTGTGCGGTCAAGACCCCACTATGAATTACACCAATGCCGGAAAGACCTTCAAAGTTCCTAAAGTAAACACCTCCGCTGAGTTTGCTTTTATGAATAAAGCCTTGATTAGAAAGCGTAGAATTAAGACCACGACACCAATTTGCGATGGGATTGGAGTGAACCGTATAGTCCAAGGTTCCAATACAGGTATAGCCAACCTCTGAGCCGCATATGTCTTCGGGCTTAGGGCTACCAAGATACCCGTCAATGTCGAGTGCGCTTACTTTAACGCCATTTGATTCAGTGTATACGCCGTGATATTTTTGTACGGTATATGTATAGCTGTTGTTTAAGGAGTCTTTTAGAGTGACACTATCGCCAGTTCTAGGAGGGGTGATTTCCCATTCTTGATTAGGTATAACATATATTCTGTATGTCGGACCCTCACTATCAATCGCCAGTTGAGTACCGGCAGGGGGTTTTACACGATACCTAAACTCTTTATTAGAGATTGTTTTTATTGATGATATTTTGCCATAGCCATAACTCTTGGAGCTTCTAAAATTAGAGATTCCCCTAATCTTGGCTTTAAACACACCGCCAGCCGCAGAGACGCTTTTTGCCGAAGCGTCCTTTACGCATAAACATTGTAAGTTTTTAACGTGTGGTTTAGACATTTCTTGTCCTTAGAGTCCTTTTATTTTGGTATGATCGCTTCAGATCTTTGAGTACCACCCGACTGATTTGTCTTCCATTTTGGAGCTTCTTCGGCAACTCCTTCTAATACTGCCTGTGCAATTCTGTCGTCTATAACTTTTAGTATGTTGTCGTTAAGGAGTCTTACGTTTACATCTATAGGCTTCGTGACCGTAACGCCAAGTTCAAGATTGGACAGGTTCGCCACAGCGGAGGAGAATCCATCAAAAATAGCTTTTAGGTTTGGAAGGCTTTCACCAAATATACTTCCCATGCCTCTAACTAATTCCCCAAACTGATAGTATCCCACCTGTCCCCCTCCGGACATATTAGCGGCTCCTGCTGGACCAGCACCAACTGTGGCACCATTGCCATTCATAGCTCTCAGGATCTGCAAGTTATTTCCACGATGCACCGCAGCTCTATTTACGACGAATTCTCCCGGAGTTAACATAGCTGGAACGGTATCGGTACCTCTTGGCACAAAGATTCCTCTGCTTGCATATACCATTCCCCCTCTTGCAAGTCCTAGGCCAGCATCTGCTCTTTCTTGTGTTCTGCCAGCTCTTTCCATTGTCTCTTTAAATACTACGTTGGCGTTTTCGATTGCCATTTCTGCGCTTGCTACTTCCATTTTAGCGCTCTCTGCCATTAGTTGGGAAACTTGGCCCCCAACGGCTGCAAGTGCTTGTCCTTGATTTCTTAGATCGTTCAGTTCTTGTGTTGTGCCCGTAAGAACTTGTCCAGCTCTATCATCTAGCCCAACAGAACTTGCGGCAATCTCGCCAGCTCTTTGCAGGGTTGCGGAGTCAGCCCCCTCTTCCCTTAATTGTTTAAGAGCTTGCCCCATAGCCTGCGGGCTAAATAACGACGCCATTTCAGCGTCACCAGATCTCAATGCTGCCGCAGCTCCGGCTGCACCCTGCTGATCTATAAATCCAGCTATGTCACCAGCGAGTAGCGCGTCAATAGAAGATTGCTCTAATGCATTTCTCTTTTCAATAACAGCTATCTGTTCTCTGGTCGCCTGAATTTGTTGGTTGATAAATCCAACCAAGTCTTTAATACTAGCATTGGTTTCCTTAATTCTGTCTTTGTCAAGACCTTCAACGTCTCTGAACTGACCGGTTTGCCTGTCAATCTGCTGTTGATTCATTCTGGTCTGAATACTGGCTGCCACACTCTGTATGTCAGCTACGCTGCCGGTTCTTAACTCTCGTACACCAGCGTCTCTAGCCCCAAGATTAAACTTGGCTAAATTGGCAGATAATTTTTGGTCTGAAGTTAGTTTAGAACCACCAAACTCCTCAAACGTTTTGGCAAACTGTAATTGCGCATCAATTACCTGTCTTTGTACCGCTATGTATTGAAGTTCAGTCTGTCTTCTTCGTTGGGTTAGCTTAAGAATGGTTTGCTCATGTTTCAGCAACGCCGTCGCCGCCTTCATAGCCCCCTCTCTTAGTGGGCCTAGGCCAGCGGTTATCTGTGTTATTAGCGCGCTAGCGTCCTTACCTCTGATATCGCCCATTGAGGCGATCTGACCCTGAATAGCAGCTCTAACATCTGCGTCTGTGACACCGGCCAGTAGAGCAGTTTCTAACCTTTGTTTTGCCGCCTCTTCACTTCCGGTGTTAATATCAAGATTGCTTATCCTGCTCTGTATGGAACTCATGAACTCGTTGGCGACGTTGGCTCTAGCGAATTGGCGATTTATAGCCTTACCTTGAGCGGTTGTTTCGTCTCCACCGGCTGCGGCATTAAGCACTCGTTGTCTTATGTCTTCTAGGGCTTTTGCTCCCTCTCCTCCCATGCCCATGTTTGTAGCAGCTGCCTCTACGGTAGCAATAGAATCAGCTAAAGTGGATGATCCCGTATTTAATGAGTTAAGGAATTTATTAACAGCTAGACCCGCTCTGTTAAACGCAGACATTACTTTAAGATTATCAAACTGCGCCTTTGCTAGCGCCCTTTGTGCTTCTGCCAGCTTAAAACTCTGCATGGCGAGTCTTACAAGCTGCTCTCTAGAGTAAGCGGTTCCGCCTCCAAGCTTATCTATGCCCGCCATCAACTCTTCCAAAGAGCCCTTTGTTTTACCAAGCCCTTCTACGTATTTCTTTTCACTTTCTTTTAAGTTGGCCATTGCTTGTCTTCGCGTTTTCTCGTCAGCTTTGAAACCACTCTTTGTTTCACTATCAATTTCGGCAATTGCCTGTCGAGAAATTTGACCAATCTGCGTACCAATATCGTCTTGAGTAGCTCTACCCTCATCTACGGCCTCAAAGAGACCTTCGCTTCTCGTTCGTGCAGCTTCTCCCGCCGCCATCGCTCCTCTGTTTTGTACATCTTGGGCTACACCCGCCATGAACCTCTTTGACCCGCCCGACACTAATTCCATAATGCCACCCAAGGTAAACATGCGTCCCATACCTTCGGACATAGCTGCGGCGCGAGCATTACCTGCTGCCCCTCTGACATTACCACTGCCGACAGCTTGGTCAGATCTTCTTTGTGCTATTTCTGAAAGTCCAGAAGAGATGGCTTGAGCGGTCATACCAGCCATCATGCCTATTCCACCGAGCGCACTACCCATACGCATCATTCCACCGCCCATTCGCCTCATCATTCCCGGACCGGCCCGATCCGCCGATCTTCTCGTGCGGTCGATATTTTTGCTGAGTTTTCTCATTGCGATATCAGCACGTCTAATGCCATTAACGAACTTTCGGCCTATCCATGAAGTTGTTTTCGCCGTCACGCGATTAGCATTCCCCATGCCCATCACCCACTTATTAGTCCAAGCGCTGGCTCTGACAATATTTCGGCCAAGTCTTCTCGCGCTCTTATTCAGCGTTCTTCTGCTTCGGACAAGCCTCTGGTTGGATCTGATAAGGCCTCCGTTCGCTTTCATTTGGTGGTTGGCCGATATTGCAGCACTAAGACCGGTCTGTTTCTGTGCTCTGGCTAGATTCTTCTGTTTGCCCTCCAGTATCCTGTGAGATGTAACAAGCCGCTTCCCTGCGTTCGTTACTCTGTCAAATAAGCTTCTCTGCTTCTCTTGAAGTTGACCAAGTCTCCTTTGTGCTCCATTTTGTTTTCTAGTAGCTTTTTCACTCGCCTTCTTAGCCCTTTGTGCTGCTAGGTCTGCTTTAACCATATTTTGGTTGGATACAACCAACTTGCTGGTGGCACTGACTCTACTTATTTCAGCTTTTTTGATACGTTTACTATTGTTAGAAAACGCTTGCCCAAGCTGAGTTTGAGTTTTAGCAGCGTCACGAGCACGATCATTGGCCCATTTTACGCCTTTAGTTGCAGATCGTTGGTCTGCCTTTGATTTTCTTAGGGCTTTAGCTGCGTCAAGCGTCTTTTTCTTTTGATCTTGGGTAGCCTTTGTATTTTTAGCTCTTGCATTCTTTAATCTTTTTTCTTCGGCCTCAAGCTTGCGAATTGTTTTTTCTTGACCACTAACATCCTTGCCCTCCTTCTTATCTGACATGAACCGATCTTTTGCTGCGGCTTGTCTTCTCTGGTTCGTCTCAAGCTGCGAGTCTATCTTCTGATTCTTCTTCGCGGTGCTCGCTTCTTTCTGCGAAAGATTATTCTTTTCTTGGTTTAGTTTGCCCTGATCTTGCTGCACCTTTTGCGCGGTTTCTTGCTCTCGGATTCTCGCCCCCGCCTGCTGCCCCTTCGCTGCCAAACTCTCTTTATCGGCTGCTACCTGACGCGATCTAAGCGATTCGGTTTCTTGATGCGCTGCTTTTTCTTCCTGTTGTGCTTTTTTAACATTTTTCTTGTCATGGCTTCTTACACTATGAGCGTCTTCTTGTACTTCTTTGGCTTTCTTAAGATCTTTCTTTTTCTCATCAGCGGTGAGATTCCTTTGAGTGACCTCATCCCTTTGAGCAGTAACAGCCTTTTCCCCGGCTTTCTCCTCCGCTTGTGCAGCTTTAAATGCTTCTTCAGATTTCTTTTTCTGCTGAGTTGCGTTTTCAACTTTTTTCTCCGCTTTGGCTTCCTTCTTAGCGTTTTTCTGTAACTCAGCATCAGCTGCTGCTGCGGCTTTTGTTTTGCCTGCGGCGGAAGGTTTCTGCTCTTCAGCTTCTGTTTTAGCCCCCTTAGCCCCCGCCTTAGTACCTGCTGCGTCCTGATCTTCATCACCGCCACCCCCTGCTGACTTGGCGTTGTTTTCAGCGGCCTTTGTTGCTTCGTTTGTTTTATTTGTCCACGCTTTAATTGCTTTATCAGCCTTGAGCATCCCAATGGCTATTAGGGGAAGTACCATCAAGAGTTGGCCAGCCTTTTCTCCAATAACACCCATCTTAAACTGAGCGTCGGTAGCTTTCTCAGACTTATCTCCCAAATTGCCTAACGCAGTAGATACCACTCCTGAGACAATAGCGAGGTTGGCCAAGCCGCCCATACCACCGCCGCCGACACCCCCGCCTGCTGCGAACTTCTGAACACCAACTGCGCCACCGGCGTTAAATCCAGCAACGCCTTTTTTGTTCATTCGGTTAAGACTCGCGTAGCCAATACTCTGAGCGGATTTTTTATTAACTACAAATTCACCGGGGGTAAGAAGTGCTGGGACAGTATCTTTGCCAGATATAGAGCCTCCCTTGGCAGCTTTCTTTTTAGGTGAGGCCAAGCCACTAGCGTAGAATTCATCGGCAATTTGATTCGCAACTTTGGTCCTAAAGTTAGCCTTGCTCGCTTCTCTATAGCTAGTCTTGGCGTCAACCCAAGATCCGGGGAGGCCAGAGAAGTTGTCAGCTAGGCCGCCACTAATGCCTCCGGGAAAATCAAATGGAGCGCTGACTTGATCTGCTACAAATTTACCCTTACCATCTAAAACAGAAACCGCCGCCTCAAACGCATTACCCATTGGCGCTCCGCGCTTCGCCATGTAACCAATAAACTCTTGCTTAGAAGCGTCGTCTAATTTTTGAGCACCTATACCAAGGTCTGCACCAAGTGCCGCCGTAGCATGATCTAGCCCCACAGCCATTCCATCGAGAAGGTTCTTCTTAAAGCTATCAGAGGTTTTCTGATTTAACCCCTTCCTAGTAAGCGAGTATTTTCTACCATTGAAGAATTGACTGAGGTTCTTTTGTGCTAACCTATCTGCTTTTAATTTTCTATTGTTCTTAACGTCTGCTTGACTAATATTTCCAAGATCTAGCTTGCTCTTTTCTGGCTCATCTGGATCTAAAATAGCGGCACCGACCTTCGTGGTGCCAACAATACCGCCAGCAGCAAATTTGCCAATTCTGAGTCTACCCTTTTTATCGAGGGCTTTAGCTAATTTCTTATTTTTACCCACTGCTTTCTTCGAGGCAGCAGTTAACTCAGTAGGTGTTATGTCTTGGTATAACCATGCTTGACCTAAATCAAATTTATTGGCCGCGTCAGTTAGTCTAGCTTCGGTCAGCTTGGGCACAACTTTTCTGTCGATACTACTCATGGGGCTGAGAGCCGCCCCGATCATCTTATCACCAATATTCTTTTCTAACTTCGCTGCTGATTGTTTCTCATAACTCTTGATTTCTACCAGTTTGTTGCCATCCATAGCATCCATTCTTGAGCTACCACCGGCGGTTTTCGCTATACCGAGGGAATCCAGCAAGCCTTCAAATGCCAAGCCTCTTGCTTGGTGTTTTCTCTCACCGGCTAGCTTTTGGTATTTCTTGAATTTTGCTGTCAGACCTTTGTCTGCCTCTATTCTCTTTTTATACTGGTTAAGATTAATTTGTCTTTTTTGTAGGTCTACTGAGAACGAGTCGTCTTCATTGAATCTGGTGGCTCCAGAACCTCTGACTGGGGCCGTGTTGAATTTCTTGCCTTTACCTTTATAGAAGGTTTCATCTTCATATTTTACATACCCCTTTGAAGAGTCAAAGGCAGATACCTGTCCACCAGCGGCATATTTGTTCATGCCTGCAAGTCGTTCAGCACCAAGCTTTTTAACGCTGCTCTTGCGTATTACAAATTCTCCCGGCTGAAGCATTGCGGGTACGGTATCTCTGTTGCCAGTACCCGGAACTATTCCGCCTCTGGCGAAAGCCATTACCCTACCGCCTTCAGCTTTACCTTGTACGCCTCTAAACGCGCTAGCAGCACCCTTACCAAACGAGGCTAAACCTCCAGCGAACTTGAATGCGGCAAAAGCGCCAATCAAAGGAATCAATGGTTTTAATGCTTCGGCAACTTGAAGGAAAGCATTCGCCAAGTTAAGAGTGGTCTTCACCATTATTTGGAAAGACGAGGTCTCAGTGAGACTACGGACGAAGCCAAGAAACTCTTCTTTGGTCTTTTGTATTTGAACGGCTAAAGCCTGTTGCGCACTGGCAGCATCCTTATCTAAGCTACCAGCACCAGCAACGGCAGCCTGTCTAGCTCTTTCAGCAGTTTCAAACTCTTGCAAAAGAGGAATAACTTTACCAATCTGACGGAAACCACCAAGCTGTTCTGCTATCTGAACAAATTTAAGATCACCAGCAGGGACATCAGCAAGAGCTTTGCTGAGTCTTTTTACAGCCTCAAATGGGCCAACAAATCTACCATTGACATCTGTAAGAGTAACACCTAATTCCTTTAGGTATTGAATGGTAGCTGGTCTTTGAATACGCGTAAGAATAGTACGCAAACCAGTAGCGATAGACTCTGCGCTTTCACGAGTCGTAGCACGAATAGATGTAAAGAGACCTAAGAACTCATTGAGGTCACCACCGGCAGCTTTAAATACACCACCAGTACGACGAATAGCACCAATAAGGTCACCGGATTCAACAGCAAACTGTCCAGCGACAGCATTGATAGCACCAAGTTGCTCTTTAAGTTTACCAACGCCCTGACCAAACTGGGCCAAGATAGCAACAGCACCTTCAGCGGTTTTATTGATATCTTCAAAGGTGGGGGCAAGAGTGGTCTTCGCTAAGGCATCTAGAGCTATTTTTAAGTCATTTGCCTGAATACCGGCTTGTGCCAAGATTCTTGTGGCTCCAAGCAATTCTTTAGAGGAGGTACCTAAGCTTTTAGAAAGGTTCGTGATCTCCTTATTGAGACCCTTAAGCTCCCTCATGCTTTTTCCGGTAACCTGAGAGATCTTAACAAGCTCTCTCTGGAAGTCTATAGCTTCATCGACCGCATTGGCTAGCGTATTGGTAACTAAACTAACAGCCCTACTAGCAACAGTAAACGCAGCAAATCTCTTCAGGGCTAGACCAAAAGATCTACCCATACTATCAGCTGCGCCTGCTGCCTGTTTGGTAGCGGCTGTAACTTTATTTATCTGCTTTGTAGCTGAACTGGCACCAGTAACCTGAACGGGGACGTTCAGCCCTTGGAGCTGTCCCCGCATTTGGTTTATAACTTGTCTAGTATTAGTTGGTGCCTGTAGTTTTAGCTGTGCAGTCAGTACGAATTTAGACATTTCATCTCTCTAAAATAATTTGACTACACTTTCCGCTAGCTCTCCGTGGTTTCAGTCTCAGTGTTTACAGGTGCTTTCTTCCTCGTTCTGCGCTTTTTCTTTGGTGCAGCGAGGTCATTTTCGTAATCTACTAATATGTAGTTTCCGTCATCATCTAATGGATTTCCATCAACATCAACTCTGTTACCATCTGCGTCTAGATAGTGCCCTAAGTCATTGATTGTATTCCCTTTAGCATCGACCGTTTGACCCTCATGGTTGACGAAGTTTCCTTCCTCGTCTGTTAGCTCAAACGTCCTTAGCCATCTATTTTCAGGTAAATTCTTCTCAAAATCTGAATCTAGGTTGTAGAGTATGTTACCAAGCATAGAGGCAGCAGCAAAAGCTATTTCATCAGAGCTTTTAGAGCTGTAATCTTCCACACTATTATACACTCTTTTGTCAGAATCCTTGAAAAACGTACAGTTGGCTACGAAGTAATCAAATCTACCATTATCAGCTAGTGATTCAGCAGTGTTCTCTTCTAGGGCCAATCTTTCTGCTATTAATTCTCTCAAGTCCCTTCTCAGGTCACGCATTTGAACGGCGAGTTCTTTTCCCTCAGAAACTTTAGGTTTTTTACCGCTTTTTCCCCTATAGAGATTTTTCTCCAAAGTGCTTATTTCTTTGCCGATCTCATCCTCTTTATCGCTTTTTGTCTTGTCCCATATGCCTCTTTCCTCCATTAGTGCTTTTAGTTCTTTTTTGGTAATAATTCCATCTCTAATGCATTTGTTCCAGATCTTAGCTCTATACATGTCTGCATTAGAAATGACCTCGTTTGACGGCTTTGTAACGTATATGGTTACTTTTTGTCCATTAATTGTTACTTCTTGTTCTTGATTTGTCATCCTAGTCCTCCTTAGTTTTATTTTGTACTGGTATGTTTACAGAATATCTTAACCACTTAATGTCATACTGGCTCAACTCAGCGTCTATATTCCTAGACTGAGTATTACCTTTGTCTAATATTTCAGAGCGAACCTTCTGAAAAGTATCAAACATTATCTTTTGCTCTGGAGATAGTTCGTCTCCGTTACTACTTGTCCATAAAAAAGAAAAATGCTCCTCTATTGAGCTTAAAGCCCCAATCATAGTGGTTTCAACTTTTTTCTTTAGTATTTTTGCTAGCCTGTATTTTGAGTCGTGTCTGTATTTTTCTTCTCTTTGGTGCTTGTACTCCTTTTGGTCCCTTATTAGTTTATCGAAGTCTTCCATCTCTATCTCCTAAATTTTTGTTTATACTGTTCATTAGAAATCGTCCTTAACTCCAGCTGCTTGTCCTGAAGCTGCTGATCTTTCAACTCACCTCCGGCAGCTCTTACTTGTGCCAGCCTTTGCTTCTTGAGCAATTGTCCATGCAGGCTGTTTGCGGAGTTTATCATATCGGCCTGTTGCTGATTATCCGTCATGATAAACACTTCTTGCGAGTTTGCTATCTTCGAGTTGTTGGTCATGCTGTCCACTGTTGACTCCAGCTTCTCCTTTTCTTGTTTCTTTCTTTGAATGATGAACCAGCCGTCTAGCATATCATCGTCATTAATTACTTCATCGTCCGGGCACTCTGTTGATTCTTGTACATTATCGTACATTCTAGACCAGACACAAATATTTCTTTGGTCGTACGTTAGTTCTCTCTCTGGGCAATTTGTAAATAGTGTTTGACCGGTATCTTCCTTCATTAGCCATATTGATCTCCAAGGTTCACTTCTGGCCAACTCCCTAACATCAGACTCTATTAGGTAGCTTCCCGTCACAAGAGAAAAAACTTTATTGGCATCAACCACGGAAAAGTCACAAAGTTCACTTCCTAGAAAAGTGCATCTTTTAATTTGCTCTATGCATTTTCTTGTAAAAGCGGTTCCTTCGCATGTGTTCTCAAATAGTGAATCTTTTTTCTGCTGCTGTTTTCTAATCGCTTCCTCAGTTACCCTAAGATACTTTCTCGCTTGCTCGCGTAGTTCTTCCTTGTACCTATTTTCAAATATCTGGATTTTAAGTTTTTCTATATTGTCATTAAATTGTTTTAGCTTTGTGTCGTCTTCTTCTGTCCATAATCCTTTTTCATACATCCATTCTTGCATATCATCTTGTGTCATTAACTCCTGATGATACGCTTCTTCAAAGGCTTCCATAAAAGCTTTGTTTATGTAAAACTCGTCTTCAATGGTGGGTGCGACAACCTTTAGCCTAAAGTTGTCATATTCAACAAGATACATCCCAGATCTTAGTCTAGAAACAAAATACTCCCGCTCATGCTGCTTCATCAAGAAACCTCATGGCGGGAGCATGTGTATATCATAGTATTTCCTTTCCTAGCTCCTATAACCCACTCGCCCGTCCTAAACGTGGGCTATCGCAGGTTATGAGGATGATCCTTAGTAGAATTCTACTATGCGGTCTTAAAGAACTTGCCTGTTGGGAATGTGGCTAATGCATCAGCACCGGCTGAAATTTCATTAAGAGCGCCAAATCCAACAAAGCCATTCTGCGAGTAATCTTGAACATCAAGCTCGTTAAAGTTTGTGTAACTGTAAGTACATGTTGCGTTACCTCCAGTCGCATCTCCTCCACCATAACTAACACTTGCAAGTCTATTTCCGTTACCCAAGTCCCAAGCGTAACCAGCTCTGGTCACAACAAATATATTCTCTTGTTGGGTGTTATTACCAGAAGCGGTGGTGCCATCAAGTGAAGCATCACCAAACTCATAAGCATTTACAAAGTCACCAGACGTTGTAACAGCTTCAATCTCGCATGTAACCTCAATTGGGAAGGTAGCTGGGCGAGCATATGGGGTTTTTCTACCAAGCTCCAAAATGTCTTCACGAGAGAAGTCGGTACTAACGCTAAAGCTTTGAAGGTGAACACGAGGTACGTTTTTACTATGGTCCCAAGCGTTTCCATAGCCAGAACCAAGAACGCCCTTAATACTTGCGGGAAGCATACAACCAGACAGCAAAACATCCTCTCGCTGCTGGACACCACCAGATGCGGTTTGAGCACCCGTGTGAACACCAGAAGTAAGTGCTGCTGGGAAGTCTTGACCGTCAAAAGCGGCTACAGAAGTAGTGGTCAATTTCTGAGAGGAAGTAAGCCATTGCTTATTGTTACCAACCAGAGTGACGGATTCTGTCATGCTGCCATCAGTAGGAATAGTGTACGATATAGAGCTTACATACATACCAGAGCAGTAAACTTCAGCTTCAGCAGAGGCGCCACCAGCCTTTACATTATTTTCACCGTCAGGGAAAATACCTAGTCGCAGGTCGCATCTAGACTTAGAGCGTCCAACAAGACCAGAGGCCATCCCAGTAATCTCACCGGATGTGGCCATATGATATATGAGCGGATATCCATCGAGAACTTTCTCTAAGGTAACTTCGACATCCGGAGTACCTTCTATGTTTTCATAAATTTCAATTTGGCCAAGCTCAAAAGCCTGTTCCAAGTTAAAGTTTGTGGTCATACCAACGCTCTGAAGACCGTGGACAACCTGAGCAGCCCCAACGTTGCCTCCGTCTGCGTGCCGTTGTATACCAACAGCCTGCGTTGCATAAAAAATTCTATCATTTAATGACATTGTTTCTCTCCTCTAATGGAAAAAAGATTTTCTACTAATTTATACACGAAAAACTTAAATATTTGATTTTATTAAGTCTGCGGTCATCCTGACCACCCCTCCAAATATATTGGAATCTATCATCTGCATTTGCTGCACAGTTGATTTTGTTATCCTTAATTTACCCCCATAATAGGCCTCTACTAGGTCTGGATACCTTAAAGCGCCTGAAACTGGAGTTCCCCTATAATCTATAGGAAATTTGCTGTCTGAATTGATTCTATTACTGTCAAATAGGCATATTGTTTTATCATTTTGTAATGAAACTATATCTATAAGCTTATTTCTAGTTACTTCGTCCTCAGCAATGCAGTGAAAAACGACATCTTGACGTATCCACTGTCCGCCGCCAAGTTGGTACCCCTGAAATGTTCTAGTGGGGACAACTTCCACCGCTATTAGCGGTAATTGCATCTTGGCTTCCTGTGGTACGTTTACGTCGCCCTTGTCGTTGGTCAGGAAATTTGCGGCCATCGCTAGGCTTTTAGCCTGCAACTCCTGTATCCAAGGTAAATTGTTTGCGTAAATAACGTTTATATACTTGTAGCTATGCTCCGCCTGAACCTTTGATCCCGTAGGAATCGCACTGTCAAACACAACCCTTCCATTAAAGTAGTCAATATGATGGGCATAATCTCCTGTCGTATTAGAGGGGTAAAAGGTGTCATCTACCCAAACTCCGGATAATCCGGGTTTTGTGTTATTATCCCCAACTAGGGGGTTATGATGTCCATCTACTCCTGAAATACCACTCTGCCAAACCCAATTTTTTCTAAATCCTTCCCAAGCCTGTCCGGAGGTAAAGTTATCGCTTTTCGATACCCTTAACCTGCTATAGTCCATAGACTCTGGAGAAAGTTCTCCCAGAGCGCTATTGAAATAGTTGTTCTTTTCTAATAAGCCCCAATCAAAGTACTCAACAAGGTTATCCTGTATGTCATTGTTTGTCGTAGACTGATGTACAGTGGTAAAACCTTTTAGTGGTGAATAAGTAAATGCCATGATCCTATACCAATATTTGATTTAAAGCACTAGAGATTTGTCTTTCTTTGCCTATGAAAGCCTTGGTGATGAAGTTGTTACCGTCAACACCAGCGAATGCAGGAGGAACTCTAAACATCCCTCCCATCTTCATCGTTCCGCCACCTGAGCGTCCCGCGTTAGATGGTTCATAGAAAAATCCCTTTATTATAGTTGTATCACCTTTTTTAAGTAACCAGTCTAACCAGTGTAAGTCTGTTCCAAGTTCAGTGATTTGATGTCCTTCTGGTAGAGCTATTAGATTAGTTAATGACTCCTCTTGAAAGTTAAAAACCACTTCACCTGTCAGGTTAGTAGAAACATCGCCAACTCTAACTTCTAAGGCGTTTTCTACTGAGTTAATTATTGCTTCAACGGCTCCTCTGGCAGACCCCGGAGGAAGGCCAAATAAGGCATTGAGGCTTCCCGGAACACCCTGAGATAAAAGACTGGCAACCTCTGGAGACTGCTCTATCCAGCCCCTTATCATTGATTTTAGCGTTCTCTGAACTCTCTTGCTGTTTTTTACTATTCTCTTATTTATTTCCTTGCGTAATATACTATATATGTGTTTAGTTATTTCGACATCGGTGTTTAATATATCTATAGATAGTGTCAAACCGTTCTCTCCCAAAAACAGCCAAAGTATCTATTCTGCCTCAGCCCCATTGGAAATGGCTCGCCAGACATCTTAAATCTCATCTCTTTATAATCTTTTATATCCTTATGTACGATCAATTCTTTAGCTCTAACAATCTTTGGTAGATCTGTAGCATAGAATATCGTTTGGATGGCATTTTCTGGAACTACAATTCCGGCTGTTTTAGTCCAGCTTTTGCTGTCCCAGTAGACTTTAAGTTTTATATCTTCTGTTTTTTCAACATCTCTAAACACTTTATTCTGCCTCTTGTAGTTGTCCTGTGGACGCCTATGGGCATTAACAGAGTGGTTGCTGGGTATGTTGTTATATGAGTTAGAAATCTCTTCTACTTTCTCTATGTATACTAATTGACATGTAACTCCGAATATGTTGAACGTAGAGTCCACCACATCGTAGTACTTAGTGAAAACGCTTTCTGGGATATTGACTGGCATGTTCTACATCCTTTATGAGGCAGAGTCGCCAGTATAGTATCTCACGTCATCAAATCTAGTATTGTAGCGAGAAAACAAAGTACCGGAAGAAACGAACTGATTAACTTCTGGATGGATTCGGTGTCCACTAGCGGGTACGCCGTTCTCATCTAGATGCGCTCTTTCTCCGATAGATACAATGATACTACCATTAAATATGGCATTATCTGGTTTAACTGCTCTTACTATCTCGTCAGCCATTTTTTCTCTCCGTTATAATTATAAAGATTGGGGGCTTAAATATAAATCTGCTGCTTATTACCATGCGCTAAGGTTATTGGCGAGTTTACGCCACGAACTTCCTACGTAAATTGCAAGTCTGTACTCAGTTCCACCCTTCCAAACAACAACCGTACCTTCTACCTCTTCAATTGCAGTTCCGTCTGCGAGGAATAATCGTCTAGTTGCTCCACTACCGGTGGAAGAAGTGGCTATAGGAATCTGCAAAAATCCATAAGCATTTACAATCGTATTTGCTTTATCGCTGGAGTCCAACGAGGATTGAATTTGGTCACCGGTGGTATGACTACCTCCATTTCTGGTCGTCTTGAGAACAACTTTGCTATCGCTATGGGTAGCCACTCTTAAAATATATGAACTAAAGTCACTTACTGATGATGGCTCTTTACCTATTTGTGTATTAGCATTTTCGTAAGCCGAGAATATTGAAGTACCCAGTGATAGGGTTGAATCTTCTGGGGAGGTAGCATTAATCCAATCACTGTTGGAACTGTTACTGTTGTGCTTGATAACAATGGCGTTGGATAGGTATTGATCTTTACCGGCATCGCTTCCGAGAAGGATGTTGTGTCCACCTCTACCTTCATACCCCGCCTTGTAGCCAATCTGAATATTACCATATCCATCATTACCTTGAGCACCGTTGTGTTGCCTACCTGCATAGTAGCCAATAGCTAAAGCGTTGAGGTCGCCACTCGAACCATACATCGCATATGGGCCTATCGCAACATTATTGTACGAGAGCGTTCCGGACGAATCGGCTCCAGCCCAGTGACCTAAATTGACGTTTTGTTTGAGGGTTTTGCTATGGTATCCCGCGTGGTCTCCAATGTTGACATTGTATGAACGCTCAGTTCCATACTCATGATCTGTTTCATACCCCGCGAATCGGCCAATGGATACTTCGTAGGATGATTTCACAGAACCCTGCCCCGCGTGGCTACCAGCAAATACGTTATCGGTCCCCAGTCCTGCGTCTTTTGCCGCGTGATATCCAATCGCAATGTTTTTGGTGGTGTAATTACCCAAGTTTAGGTATCCACTAGCGCCATGCATAGCCTTATAGCCCATAGCAACTGATATCCCTACCCCGCTAGAGTCAACCATCGGCTCATATCCAATGGCGACATTTTGACCGAGGCTACTCACGCCGTTCGTTTTTTGGATGGAGTTCTCCATAGCCTTATAGCCTAGGCCAACATTGTACTCACCCCACGTAATGCCAGAGGCTGCATTTGTACCTACATAAACGTTGTGTTCATGCAAGTAGCCTGATACATACGCGCCAGCACCTTTTCCGATCAATATATTTCCATTTGATCCAGATGGGATTTGTCTACCAGCACTAGTTCCTATAGCAATAAGTTGTGTTATTCTTGCGGATTCTCGGAAGGCCTTTTTACCTATAGCAATTACTTCAGTTGCCCCTGCTGACCACGTACTGGCGTCTAGCGCGTCTTGGCCTGATGAGGCGGCGTAACCTGCTTCGTATCCAATAAAGTCACAGAAATCTGACCTCCACGAATGCGCACCAGCCTTGTGGCCTATGAAGTTAACATAACCAGATCCGGGTTGGCACACGGCTCCTTTTCCGGCATCGTTGCCTATCATGTTGGAGGAATAGAATCCGTCAAGGTTCCCACTAGCGTAGGTTCCAGAACCAGCATTAGTACCAATAAGGTTGCTATCTGTTCCCCCTATAGCATCAGCTCCAGCTAGGAGGCCTATGCAATTAAAGCCAGACATGCTGGCTGCCTCGTAGCCAGCTCTATTACCAATGAGATTTGCGTTGTCAACATTCTGAATTTTATAGCCTGCGAACATACCTATTATGTTAGAGTTGTCGCATCCGCTCGCCCAGCCACCAGCTTCTCTACCAATAAAGTTAGTACTCTGAGTAACGAGATTTGTGTATCTAGCAGCCCGATGACCAATAGCAGTAACAAAATGATTACCTGAAGAAGAAGCTCCGGCTGAATTACCTATAAGTATGTTGTAATTATTACCAGAAGAGTTTACACCAGCACCACTACCTAGGAACACTGTGTGGTGAGAAAGTCTAGAGTTGAGTCCAGCTCTATCTCCAATTGCTATAGCTCCACTACCTAGGCTATAATTGAATGTTCCAGCTGCGGCATTTTGACCAATTCTAATTTTATCATCTTTGAATAGTAGATGGCTAATTTGACCACTGCCGTCTACATTCATATTTATCACTTCTGAGCCGTCAGTAAGTGCGACCTTTATAAGGCCAGAACCAGCTGTGGATGGCGTTATTTGGTCCATACTATACTTTAAGGTTCCAGAAACCGCTGTAATCGCCGTGTTTGCAAGGCCAGAGACCGCAGCTCCCGAAGCGTTAATACTGTTTAGCAGGAAGTTACCCGAAGCGTCAGTATAGTTCAGTGCGAAGCCAGAGACCGCAACTCCGGAAAGTTGGATCTGATCTCTTAGATAGTTGCCAGAAGCGTCAGTATAGTTCAGGGCGAAGCCAGAAACCGCAGCTCCAGAAGCATCAATATTATACTGTAGGTTACCCGAGATTCCCACTGCGTCAAACAGTACGGTGTTTGCTGAAGCTATGTAGTCTACATGGACACCGCTTACACCAGAGAATAATACGACCTCATTAGAACCAATAGTGTCGTAAGTTGCCGTTGTGTCTGCTTCATGTATTCTCCAGCCAGCATAACTAGGTGAGCTACCTGCCACGCTATCGGCATAGGCTTTTACGGCAGCAGTCGTTGGGAAAGTAGTTTCGTTATCATTGCTACCAACACCCTCTGCGGAAGTAATTACAGTGGCAGCGGTGATGTTGGATAAGGTAAGGTTATTTACAGTGTGGTTAAACATTCCGGAGATGTTCATTCCCGAAGCATTGAGAGAATCTCTTAGGAAGTTACCTGAAGAATTAATTTGGTTCTTGGCAAAACCAGAAACCGCAGCTCCCGAGGCGTCGATATTATACTGTAGGTTGCCAGAAAGAGCAACAGCGTCGAAGAGCAAAGTGTTTGTTCCGGGTACGTAATCTACATTAACACCACTTACACCAGAAAATAATACAGCCTCAGTGGTGGCGATAGTGTCAAGAGTTTCCGTGTCTTCTTGTTTGACCTTCCAACCAGCATAACCAGCTCCGTTGTCAATCGTATACTTTAAAGTTCCAGAAACCGCTGTAATCGCTGTGTTCGCAAGACCAGAGACCGCAGCCCCACTGTGGGTAATCTCATTGTAAAGTAGGCCAGAAAGACCGCTTGGATCGACTGTTAATGTTATACCACTAACAAAGCCTCCCGCTGCTAGATTGGAGGGTTCACCGCTTACGTTTACTGCAACGCCATGTATTCCGCTAAAACCAATCTCATCAGCCTGATGAATCTGATTAGTTATGTAATTACCATCATTACCGTCATGGCCTGAAGCAACAGCCCCGACCTTAAACATGTTTCCAATAGCAAAAGTCAATTTGTTATTAAGCAGTGTAAGACCGCTACCTGCTAGATAAGCTCCGCTAACAGTACCCATGCCGCCGTTAAAGATGATACCACTACTTGTGATGCCTAAATTTTCACCGTTAGACGTTGTGGCAGCCCATGTGTTGGAGGCATTTTTCCAAGTCCATTTCTTATCGCCAGTGTCTGCCGATCCGTTACCAGAAGATCTTACTAGAATACCACCATCGTCAATGAGAGAATCCATGTCGTCATGGATTGCATTACCACTTAAAGAGGCTAACTCCAACTGTTTATCGTGTATTGTTACATTTGTACTGTCAATATATGTAGTGGTGCCTTTGACAAACAGGTCGCCGCTAACAGTAACAGAGCCTCCAACATAAGCATTATTTCTTACAGCGAGGTCTCCACTGGAGCGTACGCTTCCATTCCACGTAGTATAGATGTCGCCAGACGTAATAATGTCACCGCTAACGCCGAGGTTACCGCCCATTACATCTAAAGCGTAATTTGGAGCGTTGGTTCCGATGCCTAGCCTGTTGGCAGACTTTAAGAATACAAACCCATCATCGTAAGTGATAATGCCGCTCTCTTGGTATAGGGCAATAGCTCCATTTTGAGTTAGGGTATTTGGATTTTCGTCCATAGTTTTAGATTGGACGACATACAGCGAAGAGAGGTCGGGGATATCTTCTAGTGTCAAGAATCTAAATGTTGGAGTAGCTGGGCTACAGCCTGCTGTTTCACATCCGCTTGCAGGGCCAGAGAAAATAGTACCCTTCTCTTGTGGAAGGAAACATATGCTTTCATTTACAATGCCACTCAGGTAGAATACGGCGTCTGTGCCAGTTGTTCCGTCTAGCTTATTTCTAAAGAACGGCTCTAGCTGCCTTCCGCCTGAAGCTGTTTTGGTGGCATCTTGAGGTAAAGCTTGACCTCCAGAGAAATAAATACCAGAACCTCCACCAAAGAAGCCAGAAGCTCTAATCTGAGAATAAGCTCTATCGCCCCCAATGTCAATAGCAAACTGTGGATTTGTCTGAGATATACCAAGGTTAGCTCGTGCATCAGACCATAACATGTCGCTATCGTAGTTTAAGAGTTGTTCGCTACCCCAGAAGGCAACACCGCTCATCTTTGGTTCTCTATATCCACTTATGCCATAGCCAGTAAATACAGAATACTTGCCGGGATAAGTTACATATACTTCTTTTATGCCAGCATCTGGGAAGTTAACAGGGAGTCCGGAGGCGGCATAATCAACACCAGTTGCACTTGCTGCCGACCCTTGTGCGTGGGCAGCGTGATTGTTGGGCATATAAAAAGTAACACCGGGATACCCAGAAAAGGCATGGGTGTGAGCACTGGTAGCACCAGCAACTGCTAAAGCTGATGATTTAGTGAGAAATAGGGGATAAAAATAACCCTCTTGTCCACGAGTTGCTCCATCAGCGCTCTTGCCGTTCAGGTAGTAAGGGCCAGAATTTAGATTGGAACTTCTTAAGGGAAATCTTGTTAGCTCGTTATTGGAGCCGTTTTGTCTGTATTCCCCAGAGCCTACCTCGTATCTAGTACCATCAGTTGCCGCATAATATACGACATCCCCATACTCATAAAAGTCGCTAAAAGGGCTAAAGCCAGCCAACTCACCATCGAGGGTCAAAGCTCCCTGTCCCGCAGTGTGAGAAAGTTCTTTAATTCTGTCTGATAGTATGACTATATCGGAGTGCATTTTAAGCCCTTATTTTTAGAATTATTCGTTTTCACTATAAGAAGCGGATACTGTCATTGTGGGGACAACGCCGGAAACTTCTCCGGGTTCATATCCATAGACTACAAGGTCGCATATTTCAGCATCTACATATTGTCCAGCCATGTTCCTAATGACATAAGTACAGGTTCTTGGGTTGTCTACATCGTCAGCTCCATCATTTCCTTCTCTAAGAACTGTGCCGACAGTGTTAACCGCCATATCTTCTTTGCTACCAGAGGCTACTGTTCCATTTGCATGACCAATCGCAACATAGTCATTATCAGAGAAAAGACCCGAGGGGAAAGTAATCTTTAGCTTTCCGGGAGCGAGCCTTTCTATACCGCTAATATTGTGCCAAGACCTTATGTATGGCAAATTAAGGTTACCGTCTAGATTACCGCTGGCGTTGAAATTACACCAAGCTTTTGCTCCAACCTTGCCGTTTGGTATACTAGAGCCGTCTCCAAACCTTAGAGTTCCAGATGTATAGATTTCTTGTTCGTGACCCATTACTGGGACAAACCTAAATCCAATAGAAGCATAGCCAGAGGCATTTATCCAGTTAGCGTGACCAACGGGAACATGCCCATTGAGTACATTATTGGCCTGATCCACACCATTTATATGATAGTATTGAGTGTGGGGGTGTCCATTGGGAAGATTGTCTAACTGATTATGGTCGATAGCCCAAGGTCCGGGATATGGTACGAGTTGTAACATTGTCGTATCGCCGTTTGGAGCATTTGGAAATCTAATTCCAGACTCTATAATTAGCTTACCATCAATGTCGTTTGTCGTCCTGCCGGTCGCGGCAATCTTGACATTATGAAAGAACGGAAACTCTACCTCTGTGTCGCCACTGGCGACTATTCTGTTTATAGAAAAAGCCGTGTCCGCCATGTTGTGACGAACATCTTCTGCTGAAATTAATCCAGCATTGTTATCTGCCATATCTAAATTGATGCTGGCTATTAGGTCGCCAGAGCTTTTCATCGTAGCCATTTAAAAATCTCCTTTAATGGTCAAAATATCCACCTGATCTGTGATCCGCGTAGTTCCTAGCTATTCCATGTGAACCGGGACTGTAAGGACCAAGTATTGACTGTCCGACAACACCATTGCCAGCTCTATATTCTAATAATGATTTCTCATATTTTTCACATAAATCTTTGTATAAGACAGTTAAGGTCTGAGTAACACCTCTAAGATCAATCGCAGATGGGCCATCCTTAATTGATATAGCATTTCCAGACTCTTTTCTTATCTCACTACCCAATATTATACACGCAGCTCGCAAGCAAGCCAAAGTTATAAAAGCGTCATCTTTTGTTGATGTATCTGTTGGATCTGGAGATAAGGTGATCGCTTCCACGTTTATGGTATAGTCGTTGTTAAAATCGACATTCATAACCAACAACTGGGCTGCGACCAAAATAGTTGTTTCTATTCTAGACGGCGTAAAAGTATAAGCCGTTGCATCAACGTCGTTCACCAAGTGGCGTACGACTGTAGACATTGTACCTTGCCAAGACATAAATCACCTATATATTGCTATTAACCTTAAAAGTGTAAATATCTGTATAGTATGTACCACTCGGGACAACAACCTTAGCTTGAAGTTTGTATACCCCGGCTTCATCTAAATCTCCATCCACTGTATCGTAATACATAACACCTGAAATACCGTAGTCTTGAAGTGTAGCATTTCTCTCTATAACAGTGTCGCTTGGCTTTCTAAAACTTATCTGGTGTACAGATGCTCCTGAGACCCCAGATATGTTAACGAGACTACCATCGTCCTTGACGGTTATCAAGAATCTTGTGCCAACGTCGTCCTTATGAATTTCACTAGCCATTTTGTTACCTTATTAGAGTAATTGGTAAACTTAGTTGAATATTTAGTCCCACTTCAAAAAGCGCACCTTCAATATTTAGGGTGGCCGCCGTGGATCGCTGTATGTTTAAGTTTACTTCTACCGTCATTTTTGTATGCTCAAGCTAACGTTTACAACGTTCTGCACCGATAGCGTTAAGGATATAATTTCCCCATTACTTTTAAATAGCATCTCGTCAGAAGATGCGATTGGTAAATAAGAAAAGGGGTACATTCCAAACATTATACTGCCGGATCGCTAATTGTTACTGAGGTGTTAAGAGCTTCAACAGCGGCTTTTCTAGCTACATCAGCCTCGTATGAAGCGACGTGTTCAGCCAAAAACTGTCTTACTATTCTATTGGCAAATTGCGGTACTGTCTCTGGGTTATCAACAAACTCTGGATTAGTAGCCTCGTCAACGGGCTGAGTAGCATCAAAATCCGGATTTACTACCTGTGCTGGTCTCTTGTAGTTAGCCGCAATAGCAGACAGAACTCTTGAAACATCCTCGTCCGCTATTTCTACTGAAAAAACTGCCATGTGTCGTCTCTCCTGATTAATAAAAAAAACTAAGGTTTACATATTATACACGGTTTTAGCAAATATATAGTGTTTTACTCATTGGTGTTAAGGTGTGGTAACTCGCATCTTGGTATCTGGCATTTGTCGCATATTTCGTACCATCTGTCTTTTAACTCTTCAAATTTATAAACTTCTACCCCAAGATCTTCACCATAATCCCCTTCTGTAAAAAACTGGGTGGTGTAGGGGGTCCAAGTCTCTATTATATTCTCTACATAATCATCTCGCCCAATAAATTTCTTCATTTCTTCTGCCGTATTAGGATCTTTATGAAAATCTGTACTTCTTAGGTGCTCTACCCATTTTATAACGCTCGCAATTCTATCTTCCACAGGTCTGTGAATAGTGAATCTATAAATGTCTTTCCATTCTCTTATGTAGCCTTTAAGATTAACCCCTCTTTGATGTATCTCAACTCTATCGTATTGTTTTATCCAGCCGGGAATAGTGCTGGCGACAACCGGTATATTGTGTCTCAGGCAAACATTACTAATGGCGGATTTTACTGAGTGACCACCAGTTCTTGGTATGTGAATAAAGGCGGCTCTCTTGGGTAGGTATAACATGTCTAAAAACTTTCGCACAATTTAGGTAGGGTGCATCTTGGGATTTGGCACTTATCACATATCATGTCCCATTGGATATTTAATTCATCAAAGTTGTATAGCTCAACCCCAAGATCCTCGCCGTGCTTTCCTTTTGTAAAAAATTCCGTTGTGTGGTCATTCCAGTTTTCTAAAATCCACTCTCTGTAGTCATCTCTGCACACCACTTCTTTAATTTCTTCATGAATATTTGGATGTGTACAGCTCCCCTTGTCTCTAACGTTTTCTATGAGTCTAAACATGCTTTCAAATCTATCTTTTTGTGGTCTGTGAACTGCAAATCGGTAAATATCGTCCCATTCTTTTATGTATGGTTTTAAATTATAAGCCGTCTGATGACCTTGGATCATTTCAAATTCTTTTATAAAGTTAGGAGTTGTGCTAATTAGGCACGCTATCCCATGTCCTACGCAACTACTCGCTATAGCATTTTTGATCGAATTGCCGCCAGTTCTTGGTATGTGTATAAACACCGCCCGTTTTGGCAGATATATCATAAGACCTCGCACATGTAGCTTGGGAACTTTTCTATCGTAATACCTACCATCTTCATGTCGCCACTTTGAATTCTTTCATTAACAGCTCTGATAACTCCAGCTCTCCAAACTTGACAGTTAGTTACATAGTCATGTCCCATTATTAGACCGCCCTTTTTGACTTTCAGTAACGCTTGGTCGATCTCCATCGCTACTGGTTTATAGTCGTGGCAAGCATCTATGTAAACCCAGTCTAAAGAATCGCACTCTAGATCTGATAAGAAGGTAGCCCCCCATTTTCTAACAAGCTCTACTTTTCCAGCATTTATTTCTCTTGAAAAAAGAGCGTTGACAAGTTCTTCGTGGTTGTCTTCCCACAGTCTAGGTTCTTCAATTAGGCCTAAGTTAGGGTGACGTTCCTTCCAAGTGTCGCAAAGGTACAACTTTATAGGCTTTGTTATATGCCATAGGCTTATTGCGTTCATCCCCTTGCAGACACCAACCTCTACCCCTACACCGTTTTTGGGGACATCTAGATACATCTCTTGTATCGTCTCGTACTCTTTAATTAGTTCCATTATGCAAACTTTCCTTCCTGTGGACAAATAACTGTTGTGAGAGCCTTTTCTCTTATAATTCTAGCCTCCGGTATCTCGCTCTCAATATAATAGCAGGGAGGATATCGACTAATGACCTGAGCCTTGAAGGTTGCAGCTTCAACAACATGATTGGCGTCTCTCTCTTTTTCCCTCTCTGTGGGAAACATTATTAATTCGCCATATTTTATATTGTGTTTTTCCAGCCATTGTTCAGTTATGTCTCTATATTTTTCAAGTCTGGCCGTTATAATTCCCTTGCACTTATATGTAGAGGGCTTTCTGTAATAAAGTGGCTCTGCGTTTGTGATATAGTCAATATAACTTTCCTCGTCTAACGAACACTCGTAGGGAACATTGGGACATAGGATTCCATCGAGGTCTAAGAAAGAATTTTTTACATATGCACTATTAAAGAAGTTCCACTCTAAGAGGTGTGGCGGATCTAGTGTTTCCGCAAATACATCTACATCGTTAGGGCGTTGGGAATGCACATAAACCACGCCATATAAAACATCGTCCCTATCCCCTATTGTTTCTTTCACGTTTCTTATAGCGATGCCGCCATAGAGCGTATCGTCGAGGATGAGTATATTGCCGTCCCCGTCTTTATGATTCTGCATCCTGAATCCACCAAAGTCATGCAATGCGGAGAGGGGGAAAAGATCGCCTTCTTTGTTAAAAGCATATATGGGGATACCTAGCCACATGGCGATTAAGCTGGCGGGGAAAACTCCAGATCTAGGAACTCCCGCAATCCCCTTTAGGTTGAGGGTTGCCAATTTAGGTAGTAGTTTAGTCTTGATCGCATGGATCATATTACTGATGGTTATAAATTTTCCACTCAACTTATAAGAGTATCTATCGTGTTTTTTATCTACCTGTTCTTTATACCACATTCTTTCCTCCGGAGTGGCATTTTGGCACCACTGCCAGTTTGGTGGTTGATACGTCATTTCCTGTCCAAAGAAAGCACAGAACCCTGACCTAGGGCATTGGCACTCTTTGATAATTTGTTCTGGGTTGAATTTTAATTCCGACATATTACATAAACATTGAAAATGCTGGTCCTAGTATCATCACCACTTTGTGATTGGCTGGATTGGGGCTACCGGAGCTACCATCCCCTCTGGGTAAATCGCAGGGGGAATCGTCACCAGTTCCAGCGGTGTCGTAAAGGTATTTCATTGTTAAAGTTAGGCCGCCACCCTCCAGCCCTCCCGCTTGAACGGCGGTAATAACGTAAACGTAAGTGGAGAGGACAGTGCTGCTGGCTCCATCTCCAGCCCCTCTTTTTTCAACATAAACATAGTGCCCAACTTTTGCGTTATCCGGTTCGTCGGACGCATCATATTCCACGTCGTAGCTGGGACCAGACCCAGTACAATTCGCGTTCTCGGTGTCTAAGTCGTGAATTTCTATGTGATTTCTTAAATTAGCCATTACGCCTTAATGTCCTGCCCAATGATGAATCCGTAAGCTGTAGTTACCGTGCTAGTAAACACAATACCATACATATCCTTGCCGCTAGCGGTTAGGGTGGGTTCAATCCCTCCCGCCCATAATATATCTGCACCACTATTCGTATTAATTGTTATGGTGTCCCAACCGTTGGAATCACTAAGGTGAGCAGAGCTTGTGCTATTGGTAATAAGTAAGATTATTCTTTGTCCAGCAGTAGCGTCAGTGAATGTTATGCTATTTACTTGAGCGTTAACTGTTGCTTCAAAATAATTAGACTTTGAACAATCAAAAGATAGAACATTACTAGACAATGATCCTGCTTCATGGGCTTGATTTATTGACTGAGCAAACGTGACAGCTCCACCATCGGCAATAGTTATAGCATCATCACCATCTGTGTAGGAAACCTTAGCTGTGTTGACTTCGCCTCCGCAGGTAACATCGCCAGTAGTAGTTAAGCTGTCAACATAAGCATCTTTCCATCTTTTTGCACTAGTACCAAGATCTACATCGCTATCAGCTTCTGGACCAAACACGTTGTCAATTAAGCTAACTTGGTCAACGTTGTTCGCCCTTAATATAATTTTATTGTCTGTCGTGGCAAAGTCAACTAGGTTTTGAGAGTCTCTACCTATTTTTAAGTCTGTCGCAAAGGTATCGCCCGAAACGCCACCACCGCCACTCCCGTTAGAGGCGGCTGTAATTCTTCCCTGTGCGTCAACAGTAATATCTGCACTCGTGTACGATCCGGCAGTAACAGAAGTATTTGCTAGCTTGTCAGCAGTAACTTGATCATCACCGATGTGTGCAGTATCAATAGATCCGTCTACGTAGTGTTCGCTATTAATAGAATCGTCGGCTATATTGTCTCCGTCAATAGCATCATTGCCAATATAAGCATGTGCTATAGC